CGACGGCGACCGTTTTCGCTTCAACCACTATGCATTCTATCCGGCCGGCGACAATTCTTTCTATTGCGGCGCGCAAGGCGGCAATGTGTGGGCCGCTGTCTACTCATACAACTTCGTCACTCAAAGCGACCTCAGGCACAAGACCGACATTGAAGACCTGCCCGACTGCCTCGCCGTCCTGCATGTCCTCAAGCCGAAACGCTTCCGCTTCAACAACGCGCGGCCCGAAGACGATGTCACGCACTGGGGTTTTGTCGCGCAGGATGTCGGCGCCGCGCTGGCCGGGCACGATTTCGGCGGACACCGCGTCGACAACAGCGGCGAGGAATCCATCAGTTACAACGAATTGACCGCGGTGCTCTGGAAAGCCTGCCAGGAAATGAGCGCGCAGAACGCCGCGCTCGAAGCCCGTGTCGCGGCACTGGAGATGAGGGTACAGTAAATGACCAATCGCAGCGACCTCGACCAGATCGTGCGGCTCGAACAAGAGGCGCGGACCATCGCCCAAGGCCTCGACAACCTCGACGCCGGCTGCGTGATCACGTCGGTGGCGATCGGCGCGTCACCATACTCGCCGACGCCAAGTTTGACGTTGCCCGGAACGATGGCGCCAGCACCGCCGATGCCGTCGACGCCGTCAATGACGGTAAGCGTGCCGGGGCCGATCACCGACAAGAAGCTGCTCAAAGATCTGCACACCGCATTGACCGAGCGCCAGGACGAAATCACCCAACAACTCGCCGACCTAGGAGTGACCTGATGCAATACCAGCCGAACGACCCGATCACAATCACCTTGACCGCGCAGGAGTGGACGATTGCGCTCGGCGTACTCGAAACCGGGCCGTACCGCACCGTCGCCCCGCTGATCACCAGGATCAACGAGCAGGCGCAGGGCGGAAATACCGCGCCGGGCAGTGCGCTTGACGGCCAAGGCGGCAAAGCGCTCCCTCACCCGAACTCGCTGAATGGGTGTTAGGTCATCCATTTCCGCGGTGCTGTTGCTGCTGCTGGCCGGCTGCAAGGGCATCGAGGGAGGGGCCTCTACGGGCGGCTGTATAGCCGGCGAAGCGGCGGCCTCGAACGCCCCGACGACAGGCACCCTGGCCGCCCCCAAAGGACTGACGACGTTCAATTTTTCAGCGCCGCCAGGGACCAATTTCGCGCTGTGCGTCTGGTAATGTTAACCATTCAAAATTGGATGACGATGCCGAGGCACGGCAGCGGCAGCACATAGAGCCGCCGCCGCTCGCGATCCCAGAACAGACCGACCCACAAGTCGTACCACGCGATCACGACAGACCAGCGGCGGCGTGGAGGCGACGCGGTGACCGCGCCGCCCCACCCCACCACTTCCCACCGCAAAGGCTTAAGGTCGTGCATTCGGGTTCCGGCTCGTGTAATGATTTTGTTGGGCATGGCTGACCCTTTCCCTACGGTCGGCGATGTCAAGGGCGGCGCGGTGCTTCAACATCACGTCGTCCAGCTCGGGAAAGTGTAGCATAACATTTCTATGCTGCGAGTGGGGGACGCAGCCTAGCTCTTCTGGGTTCCCCCATCCCTCAGAACGGAGCAGTGCAAATGCCGGTTTATGATGCAGTCATCGTTGGCAAGGTGTATCTTCCCGAGGTCGGCGGCGGGCCGATCTATCCGCCGGAACAACCGCCGGGTGTCCCCGTATACCCCGCTCATCCAATCGTACTACCACCGGGTGAGCCGGCTCACCCGATCGTCATTCCACCCGATGCGATTGCGCCAGGGGTGCCGGCTCACCCGATCTACCTTCCGGTGCACCCCATGCACCCGATCGTCATCCCGCCGGGCTCGCTGGCTCCGGGAGTGCCGACGCATCCGATTGTACTACCGCCTCCAGGAGTACCGGAACACCCGATTGTCATCCCACCGGATGCGGTTGGGCCGGGTGTGCCTTCCCATCCGATCGTATTGCCACCGGTACCGCCGCTGGGCATTTGGGGACCCACCGATCCGCGCCCGACACCGCCGATCTTCATTCCACCCGATGCGGTTTCACCGGGTGTACCCTCCCATCCGATCTACCTGCCGCCACCGGGGTCGCCAGCCCACCCGATTGTCATCCCGCCGGATGCGGTTGCCCCGGGTGTACCGACCCATCCAATCGTGCTTCCGCCTGTGCCTGGTTATCCGGCCCATCCGATCGTCATTCCACCCGATGCGATTGCCCCTGGGGTGCCAACCCATCCAATCGTCCTGCCGCCTCCCGGTGGCGGAGAGGGAGGCGAGGGAGAAGACCAGGGGTTGGTGGAATGGAAGATTGTCTGGACCTTGCGAACCGGCTGGACTGTCGTAGGGGTGCCAAACGTACCGCATCCGGCACCAAGCCGGTCGGCTCCAGCAAGCCCCCCAGCAGAAGGCCGCCGCGGTTAGAGGAACCGCGGCTTTCGGCTCGTGAGCGACGCCGATTGCGGCGTCGCCTGCGTCGCGAAACGCGCCGAAAGTAGAAGTTCCTCCCAAACTCGAAACTGGCTCCGGGGAGTTTCTCGGAGCCAGTTTTTTTTTTGGCTCGACTGAGCCCCCGTGGAGCCCCGCTGAGCGCCGGGAGCCGCAACGGCTACTTAGCCACGGCCGAGCCCGCGACAGCGGCTGTAGAGCCAGCAGATGCGGCCGGATCGCGTTGGTGCACGTGTTTGGCATGGGTGGCGCACCACGCCGTGCCGGTCGTGCACGGCGCGCCGCAGTAAGTCCAGCCCGGCTGCGTCGGATCACCGTCGATCCACCGGCAGCCGGTCTGTTGCACCTGCGACCAGTTGAGCCGCGCCCCGAGCTGGTCCACGGACGCCGGCAGGCGACGGTGCATGAGCCCGGCGATCGCGCTCCTTGTCGTGTCGAGTGCGTCGGCGATCTGGGTATAGCTCTGTCCCTGACGACGCAGCTCCAGCGCCTGCGTGATGCGTTCCGGGGGCCATTGGGGGCTAAAGAAGGGTCTGTCCCAGTCCGGTTGTCGCGCGCGGTACAGCATATTGCGAATCGCGCCGATACCCAGGCCGAGTTCGCGGGCGATCAGCACCGGTCCCTTGCCCGCCGCCCGCAGTTCGAGCACGTAGGCGGCGCGCTCGGGCGTCCACCAATGGGGCCGGCGCAGGGTCATGGTGCTTGCCTTACCTATTTTGGCTCGCTCTCAGCGCCTTTGGGGAAATTGAGGTAGGCGAACTCGCCGTAAAACTCAACTGCTTTCTCGTCGTAAGCGCGAGCGGCTTCTTCAGCGCTGGCGAAGGTGCCGATACAGCGGTGGTTGATTTGCGCATACCAAGGCTTTTTTAGTCGGTATGTGGTATTGGAATAATATACGCCTTTATAATTGCTGCTTGTTTTATTGTAATCCTTCGGGCGGTTCATCCCGTTTTGTGAGACAGTGGCAAGGCGTAAATTCGTCCATATGTTGTCGAGACTGTTGAGGTTGTGGTGGTCAACTTGATGCGGCGGCCATTCTCCCGTCATCAGGAGCCATGCGATGTGGGTAGCCGGATATGATCGGCCTAGTATTCGAATTGCGAGATAGAACTTACCGGGGCTGTGTTCTTTGATGTTGCCAGCCAAAGCTCCGGCGCCGCATCTACCGTGTGGTTTTATCCAGTGGAATTCACCGGTCCCGGGGTCGTAATCGAGATATTCGGCAACCGGTTCGCGTCCCGGTCTATCTTTTAACATTGATCACCCGATGAAGAGTTTCACCTTTTCCCCGAACATACGGCGTTACTACCCAATGACGGTCGCCGCGCCGGCCGAGGTAGCTGCTCACGCAATGCACTCTGGGCGACTTACGCGTGTAGCCGAGCGGCTGGTTGGCGACGAGTCGTTCGATGCGCTTGTCGTCGAGGTGCATTGTCACCCGCGTGTGATCCAGCAATAGCGTCCTGCCCTTCTGGCGGCGGGTCCTGTTGAGCTTGGCGAGGCTGACTGGTGTGTAGTCGATGATCGGACGGCTGGCGGTCAGCAATAGCAGTGTCGCCCACACCATGATGTACTCGCCCACCACATCGGCATAGCAGAACGCCTCGTGCGCCGCATCGTTTAGGACAGCGAGAAAGTCACGGCCCCAGTTGCTGGGCCGGTGCTCGGCGGTGCGCCAGATCGCCAGCAACGCCTCCAGCTGGGGCGGGTTGTCCTGCCACAGCGTCCCGAGGTTCCCGTTCAGCAGGCCGTGCAGCTGGTGCTTCGACATCGGGTGGTCGCGGTCGAGGTCGAAAAAACAGCCGATCGGCGCGATGTTGGCGGGATCGCCGCTCCTGTGCCACGCCCAGGTCACGGTGCCGCGCCGCCCGCTCGCCTCGCATTCGAGCAGAAAGCCGGTGTGGCTGGGCACCGGGCGGGTGATGTCGTTGGTGGTCGTGTCCATCCAGCCAAACACCTTGCGCAGTTTCTCGCGCCCGCTTTCCGGCCATTCGACCCACAGTCGTCGATACGGCACCCGGATGTGGCGGATCGCCTCCAACAGCACCTTGGGGCGACCGAGGGTCAGCTCCACTGCGGTGGCGATCGACGCCTCGTCGAACAGGTAGCGCGGCGTACCGGCGAAACGCTGGACGAGATCGGGGTAGATCGTCATCACCGGGTCGGCGGTCGCGGTCGGGCTGGCCGCGAGAAGGTCTGTGGTGGCGGCAATCGAGTCCATGAGGTAGGTCATTTCTTGGTTGTCTTCCTCACGGCTTTGGCGGCGAGGCGGCGCTGGTTGCGCGCGGAGGGCTGGGCTCCAGCCTGTCGGCTTGGTGCTGAGGGCAGCCCTTTCTCCAGGTGGCGGGCGGTTCCTTTCATTGGGGTTCCTTTCATTGTCCCTAGCCGGTCAAAAAGGTATCTCTGCGTCGTCGCGCAGGGACCGGTCATCGGTCGCGGCGGGACGCCCAGCAGCGTCGAGCAGCGCCTGCTCGTCCTCGGACAACGCGACTTGCTGGGTCGGATTGTCGAGTGTCGCATCGATCACCGCCTGCTTCTCGACGATCAGCGTCGCCATCCGCGCGTCGACCGAACTGTCAAACACCAGATGCTGGACCAGGACGCTGTCGCGCTGACCGATACGATGGCAGCGGTCTTCCGCTTGGCTGACATTGCCGGGGGTCCAGTCCAGCTCGCCGAACACGACATGGCTTGCCGCGGTCAAGGTGATCCCGACGCCGGCAGCGGTGATGCTGCCGATAAACAGCAAGCAGTTCGGGTCGTTCTGGAAGCGGTCGACTTCGCCCTGGCGCTTGGCCATCGCCGTCTCGCCGGTCACTACCGCGGCGCCGGGGAACGCTTCGCGGAGCGCCTTCACGACATCATGATGATGCACAAAGCAGACGACCTTGTCACCGGTTTCGAGGCAGTCGCGCAGATGCTCGATCAGGTGCGGGATCTTGGCGACCGCAGTGTCGTGGCGGCGGCGGCTCATCTCTTCAAAAGCCACGCCTTGCGCCTGCCGCAGCTTGCGGACGGCGGCTTCGTACTCGGCTTTGTCGCCCCGCATCTTGGCAGCGGCGAGCATGTGACGGGCATCGCGCAGCGCGACTTCGTGGCGCGTGTGCGCTTCGTTCTCGGCCCGCACGACGCTGGCCGCGCCGTTTGCCGAGAGATTGATGATCATCCGCCGCTTCGCCGGCAGCTCGGTCAATACATCGGCTTTCTTGCGGCGCACCATGAACTTGGCGCGCATCCGGGTCTGCAGTTCTTCGAGGTTGGCAGCGCCGTTGAAATCCCAGCCGTAGCCACTGTTCGTCGCATTGGTGTAGCGGAACATGAACTTGGTGAACGACGCTCCGAGATCGTGCGGGTCGAGCGAGCGCACCAGCGGCCACAACTCGTTTGGGCGATTGACGACCGGTGTCCCGGTCATGAAGATCCGCCGACGTGCGGCGATCGGCTTGTCAAAGCCCTTTTCGCGGTCGGCATTGGTGGCGCGGTCGGTGCCGAGCAGCGCCCGGGTCCGCTGCGCCTTCTGATTTTTTGCATAATGCGCTTCGTCGGCGACCAGCAGATCCCAGCGCCGCGCGTCGATCAGCCGCCGAATCTTGGTTATCGTCTCCCATGACGCGATGACGATCGCCGTGTCGGGGAGGTTGTCGCCCGTCGCGATCGCGATCGACATCGGGCGGACCAGCCATTTGGTCAACTCGCGCTGCCAGTTGGTGCGCAACGTGGCGGGGCAGACGATCAAGATTGTCGCGATCGTCGGGTCGGCGTTGACGACCCCGATCGCCTCGATGGTCTTGCCCAGCCCCATCTCGTCGGCGATCAGGACGTTGGCGCGGCTCATCGCATAGGCGATGCCGGCCTTCTGATAGCCGAGATAAGCGAGACCCTGGGGCACTGGAACAGCGATGTCGGCGTCTTCGGCCCGGCTCTGCGCGATCGAGCGGTTGACTGCCGCCACTGCAGCGGCGGCGGTCTTGGGGTCGAGACGCGCCGCGATGCTCGCGTCAAGGGTGTACCAGACTTTTGCCTGTCCGTCGAAGCGGAACCCGGCATTCTTCACGATATCCTTCGTCTCGTACGAGAACGCAAACCGGGCGATCCAGCGGTCGCCTTTCTTGACAACGGTGATGGGTGACAGCGGCATTTGACGCTCCTGAGTGCTCGATTGCCCTCGCCCTCTTATATAACGTGATAAACGAAAAAGTCAAGCAGTTTTCTCGTTGAAACCTTGAAGCGCTTTTCCGGGGTTTATCGGTCAAGTTCGGCGCAGAAGGCCCATGCGCACGGTCCCTCCTTCATGGAGACCTCGATTTGGCGAATTATCTCGTCGACCTTATCGGGCGTCAATCGCTCGCCGCAGTGCGCGGTCAAGATATTCCTAATTTCAAAGTTGCGCGTTGCCTCTGCGTCGTTAAACTTTTCAGACATATTTGCTTCCCTTTGACACTGCCTCCGCATCCGCCCCTCGTGCAGCGGCGGCGATCGCGCGATCATCGTCGCACGCCGCCGAAGGCCGAGCATGCCCGCTGCGCCTGCCGTAGAGCAAGCTCGTCGCAGTAGCCCCGTACACAGGCCAGCGCGATGCGGTCGGCCTCCAGGCAGGCGTCCTCGCGGGCGTGGACGCGATCCCAGTCGAACGCCTCGCTCGCGCGCGCCGGGGCAGCGGTGGCGAGCGCTCCGATGACCCAAAGAAGGGCGAGGAGTACCGGCTTCATCCCCGTGTCTCGTTTTCCCAGTGATCCAGGAGTTCGTTGGTGCCGTTGTCGACTAGAGCGATAGCGGACGCCTTCCGGTGGGTCTGCGCGAGTGCGCAGTATTCCGCAAAGACCGCCCTCGCCTCGGCGATGTTGGTGCGTTCGTCGCGGTGCTCCTGACCGTCGTAGTCGATCAGGATCGTGTAGTTGCAGGTCGTGTCGGTCATTGTCGATTTACTCCTCTTGTTCCCAGGATGGCGCGCCCCACCAGTGCGGCGTGTGCCAGACGTGGCCGCTTGGGGTGACTCGGTAACATTCCTCGGTCGCGATCTTCGACGATCACGCTGTGCTTGCGCTCGCGGGCGAGGTAACGGGCGGTGTTGATTGTCGCGTCGCACATCGCCTGCGACTGGACCCCGTCCGTCAGGACGTGGGCCGTTCGCATGTCGTAAATTGTGCTGTAGCTCATCACAAAGACCTTTCGGCTTCATACTTGGCTTCCGCTTCGGCAGCTTCGCGCCACTGGCGCTGCCGATCGGCGAGTTGCGCAATCTGCTCGGGCGAGCGGACCAGCCCGTGCGACTCGACAATGGCGAAGGTCCGCCGACTTGCCGCGACATAGCCGCCGTTGCAGGTCAAGCACGTCGCCCGGCTCGCCGCTGGCTTGACGCCGCACCACGCGCAGCGGATCGCGCCGCCGTAGCACGCCGGGTCGCCCCAGGCCCCGCATTCGGGGCATTCGGGGCAGATGCAGTCGACCTCGGGTAAGCCGCCGCACACCTCGCACGGCGTGTCGAGACCAAGCGCCTCGTCGATCATCCGGCTGGTGCAGCCGGGCGGCAGATTGAAACCGGTCATTGGGCAGTCTCCCATTTCTTGTCGTGTATGGCGAAGCGGGAACGGTCGCCGAAGTTCTCGGCAATCTCCAATCGGTAGGAATCCAGGTGCGCAGTGGAAGACAGCCGCGCTTTCTCAGCCCATCTGCGCGCCTCGGTGAAAGTGACGAAAGCGCGAACGACGCTCTCCCGTCCGTTGACTATGGCGATTACCGAAAAAGGCGGTTTCATTTGTAGCTCCTTTTGAGGATGTCGCGTGCGGCGTTGATCGCCGCCATCAGCTCGGCTCCGCGCGGGTTGCGGTCCGGGTGGTAGCGTCTGGCGAGCGCGAAATAGGCGGTTTTGAACTCGCGGACAGCGAGCGCATGCGCGTCGACCCCGAGCCGCCGGAACAGCATGATCGCATCGGTCTCAGTCATCGAGCCCCTCCTGGGATCTCCCTCACCGGGCATTCGTCGATGTCGCGTTGAGCAACAGCGTAGGCGTCGTCCTCGGTCTTGTAGGGACCGTCAAACCGGCCAAACTGATCGCATACCCACCAGCCGTGCTCGTCGTCCTCGACGTGGAGTTCCTTCGGGACATAGACGCTCATTTCGTCGGTCTCCTGAGAACCGGACGCCTATGCAGCCGAGCCATCCGGCCATCAAGAATCATGTGACAGGATCGACATACCCCCATGATGTTGTCGTCGGAGTTGTTAAGGGGGTTGTCGTCGAGGTGATGTCGATCGATCGCGGGCTTTATGCCGCATCGCTCGCAAAGACCGAGCTGCTTGCGGCGTCTGGCTCGGTCGTTACCTTGACTTGGTCTAGTAGAGGTAAGGTGGTTCCAGAAGGGGTTTTTTTCCCCTACCATGGATTTGGTGTAGCATTCTTTGCATTGGCGTACTGAGGCGTGCCAAGTCGATTTCCCGCACTGCTCGCAGACGCCTTTTCTAGTTCGGCCACCGCGCCAGTTTGGATTTTTCGATCCTGCATGATCGTGTTTGATATTTCGCGAGGTTTCGACGACGAGGCAACCACAGCTTCGTGTTCTTCCACTATGTAGAGCATCAATAGAGACTTGTTTGGTTCCGCCACAGTCACACTGACAAATCCAAAGACGTGGACCGAGATCGTCGAGATTGCGGGGGCCTCCGCCCCCGCCCCTTGACAAAAGACGGCGCCTGGGTGCTAATTCGAGCACTACTAAGCGCCCAAATCGTTGTCCGGTTAGATCGATCGGACTTGGCATTTTACAGTCCCATTAGGGCGCGACATTCTGGTCCAAGTCCAGTATCCACCGACGAAGGAACTGTTAGCTTGCGGCCACAGCGCCCGCATGACCCTTCGTGGCGGATCTCCATCTCCGGGGGCATCCGGTCCTGCGCGATGTGCTTCCAGAAAAACTGGAACGCCCGCACCGGGATGCTGTCGGCGCTGTACTTCGACTTGGCGGTGAGCCGGAAGCCCGCCGTGTCGTTCAGCATCCCCATGTACTGGTAGTCGACATAGTTGTCAGGGCCGGTCAGCAGCCCGACGAACCACACGTCTTTAGGGTTGCCCGCGTCATCCTCGGCGCGCCTGATCTTGTAGGTGTAGCGGGCGCCGGTGCGCTCGCTGCTGAGCGTGATCGTGGCGTTGCCCGCCAGCGTGTAGGTTTTGACATCGGCTGTGTCGTGGAACATCGTGAGACTCCGGTGAGCGAGGGCTCGATTGCCCGCACTCTTAAAATAGTGATTTCTGCTAAAAAAGTCAACCTATTTTCTAAGGAAAAATTTCGGATACGGTGCAACTCGCCTTGTCGCTCTTTGTGTCATGGCTTGCTCGCTCAGCCCCGCAGAAGCCTGCTGGAGCGTTTTTCCCTTGGGGAGCTACCTCAGCACCCGCCGACCCGCTTCCCATGCCCCAGCGGGCGGCGCATGCGGTCTGTCGGGCGCGCTCCGCGGTCACGTCCACGTCTTGCCTGCGTTCAGCCACTTCACGATTCCCCGGGCCGTGCCATAGCTCGTGATGGCTGCCTCTAGTGATTCTGTCTCGGCGTCTTCCTTTTCCTGTTCGGCGCGGCGGGTTTGAGCCTCGGCGGCTTCCTCGGCGAGCAGTTCGTCGAGGGTCTTTTTCCTTTTGGTCATTGGCTTTTAATCTTGATGTCGGGTCCGAGCAGCTCGTTATCGATGAAGAACTGCGTTATTTCTTCCTCGGTCCGCCCAGAGAAGATCATGATGTCGATTGGCACACCCGTATCATTACCGTCGATCCGGATAAACGTGTCGCCTGGCTCGGCGCGGAATCTATCGAGGTTGCGAAACGACAGCCCGATGGCCAGCATGGTGCGACCATCAGGCCGTTTCAGTATTGCTTTGATCATTCACGACTCCGACTGGGCTTAGCTCGGTCTCGGCCCCATTATGGGGTGGTGCAGGAGCTGGATGGCCATCGCGACCCAGCTTCCGGGCGCAACGTCGTCCCTGAGTTTGGCCTCCCGAACCTGGGCGGCTTCCCCCTCGGTGAAAGGACCGAAGAATTCGAAGCCGCCCCCGTCGGTGCTGTCCACCGGCTGCCCGGTCATGACAATCCAATTCTTTGGTCCGTTTTCCTTGCTCATTTTGGTGTGGCTTTCCTTGTCGTTATCTCTGTCTCGACTCAAGCTGCCGGTCGGACCAGCACTTTGCGGGGGAAATGAAAGCCTCGCCCGACCCAATAGCGGATCATTCTAAAGTCGCCTTTCATCTCCATGATCGACGTGGTGATAGTCGACACGCCGAGATCGCTCGCGACCTCCTTGACGCTCATGCCGGAACGCTTGCGCGCCAGAAAGCAAAGCTCGGCGTCGTTTGCGTCGCTATCGTTCAGCGCGTCATCGAGCCACCACCGGATCCGCGCCAGATCGTTGATCGAGAGCAAAGTCGTCTCGCCGTTTTCGAGCTTGATGTATTGGCTCAGGCTGACGCCGAGACCGTTCGCCGCCTCGCTCTGCGACATTGTTCCCTGCCGCCGACCGCGTGCTGTGCCCTCTACCGACGGCTGGCGATGTCGCCATAGCCACGCATTCTCCGCGAGGTCGCGACGCCCGAGGTCGAAGTTGATGCCGTTCATTCGTTGCTTTTTAGCCATCTAAAGTACCTCCATTGGTTGTTGATATATGCGAGGTTTCACGCGAAAATCAAGATCCAGGCACCGCAGATCGGGCACGTTCCCTGGTTCATGGTTCGACTCATTACCGATGGCTCGCTCGACTATCATGGCGCGCTCACGTGGCGTGGTCCGCTCGTCATCTGTGGCTCGCTCGCCCTTTATGGTGCTCGCAGAAGGTTTGGCTCGCTCTCACATCGTGGTACTCTCTAAATCTTTGGCTCGCTCAACCTTGGTGGTACTCTCGCCTACGATGGCTCGCTCACCTTCCTTGGTACTCTCTAAATCCTTGGCTCGCTCGCATACTTTGGTTCGACTCGATGACGCTGGCTGACGTGGGCTCTTCGTCTATCCCTTTTGCGCCCTAAGCGAATTTATCTTATATTCGAGATCTCTGGCGGGCTCCCACCTGTTTTTTCCTTTGGGGTGGGAGCCCCGCCGGGGCACGCCGCCCGGATGTTCCAGCATCGCGGGCGGCACCCTTACCTCAGCACGCGTAGTAATTCTGGGCGTAGGAGTTCCAGCAGCTTCGTGCCTGTGGATAATATGGTGGATAATACGGCGCAGGCGCAGGCGGATAGTAGGCCGGCGCCGGTGGATAATAGTATCCGTAGGGGTACGGGTTGTAGGCGTAGGGGGCGGCGAGCGCGGAGCCGAGCGCGAGACCGCCGAGCACTCCGAGCCCGATCCCCCAGCCGCCGCCGTGTCCGCCCCAGCCATGGGCGTCTGCGGGTGCTGTCATCGTCAGTGCGACCGTGATAGCGGCAGTAGCTAGTAGGGTTTTTATCATTGATAAGTTTCCTTTTGTTGGCCGACGTTTCGTTCCAGTGTCGGGATTTGGGGTGCGCCGGGAACCGCCCGGCGCGCGGTGTTACGCAGAAGTGTCGCGATAGATCTGGAGCCGGGTGGTGCGCAGTCCGGGTCGACCATGCGCCGCGAAGGCGCGTTGCCATTCCGCCAGCTCTTCGATTGTGAGTTGGTAGCGGTCCAGCGCCTCGTCGATCGACAAGGTACCGGCCGCGATCATCGCCAGAATCTCGGCTTTGCGGCGAGGAACCCAGCGCAGCGTCTTTACTGTAGTCAGTCCCATTTCAGTCCCTCCTGTACTAGTGCTGGTGGGCAGTTGAAGCGAATGCAGCGGCAAGTCCAAGACACTGACGCCGATCGGTCAGAAACATATGAATCCCGTGCTTCCCGCCGAAATCGACAATCCGTAGTACCTTGGGATCGATATCGGTATGAGCTTCTGCGGCGAACTTGGCGGTAACATCTTGGATTCCACCAACAAAGCCCATATCGCGGATGACATCGTCTGGGGTGTGTGCTGCGGGCAGTGACGGTTCCCAGGCCTTGTAGATGTCTTCGATTGTCTGGCAGTTGTCGGAAGCATCGTACCATGAGGCGTGAGCGGGCGACGCTGCTACACTAGCGGTGGCGAGGGCGACCGCCGTCGCGACGGATTTGAACGACATTGTGGTATTCCTTTGTTTGCGACGCTTCCAGGCGTCGGCGGGACTTCCGCGACCACTCCTATTGGGTGGTTTCGGTCCGTGTCACTGGACCATGGTCTGCCGCGTCTTCGGTCATGGCTGCCCCCTCAACTTTTCTGCCAGCCGCTTCTCCAGTTCACGGCGTTCAATCTGGGTTGCTGCGAGATCGGGATGAACGCGGCGCTGGTGTTGCTCTGGGGTTTCGTCGAACCACGGTGGCGGCTCGTCGTTCAGCAGGGCGCGCATCGAGCATTGGATGCAGACGGTCGGCATGTCTCCTCCTGCTGAAGTGAGCGACTCGATTGCCCTCACGAATGCTTATATATCGCACTTTACTAATAAGTCAAGTGTGATCCGGGGAAAAACGACCGGGCGGGTTCAGCCTCGTAAGCTCTCCCCGAGCTTTGGGTCCCTGAGCAATGCGTCGCGCAGGCTGTCGCCTTCCAGGATGAAGTCGAGCAGCTTCTGCTCGATCGGTGCGCACACCAGATCGTCGATGACCAGCGGCCGGCTGCCGCGCGCCAGCGGGCGAGCCTCGGCCTGCTTGCGCGCGATGACCGAAGCCGGCGATTCGAAAAACAGAATGTAGTCCGCCGCGCTCAGATCGATCGACATCCCGCCGGTCGCCGCGTTGGCGACCAGCACCGTCGAATCGCCTGCGCGAAACCGCTGGAGCAGTGCTGGGCGGTCGGTCGACCCGCCGTACAACCACTCGTGCGCGATCTTGCGCTTGGTCAGGAGCTGGCACAGCAGCTCGCCGGTATGCGTGTACTCGTGGAAGATGATGAATTTGAAATCCGGCTCCTGACCGAGAAAGTCGTCGAGCCAGACCAGCTTGGCGGCCCCGGGAAAGTCGACGATGCGCCGCCGGCCGTGGTCGTCGGTGAACGGCAGATAGCCGCTGGCGATCTGCCGCAGCCGGACAAAGATGTTGTCGATCTCGACCGTGTCGCCTTTGCGCAGCGCGACCAGGGTATCGACGGCGGCGCCGTAGGCCTCGCGCTGCTCCGCTGTCATCGACAGGCGGACCATGCCGTTCAGGACATCGATGTCCTGCACGTCGCGCAATGCGCAGTGCAGGGTCATCGCCGACATCTTGTCGCGCAGCAGCGGCATCTTCTTGTGGTCGAAGACATAGTCGGTCTTCGACCATTTGAAGTGGTTGTACTTCTTCGTCGAGAACGCTTCCTCGAAAAAATGATAGACGCTCGACAACGCTTCGCCGCGGTCGATCAGAAAGGCTTGCGCCCACAGGAGCAGTGGATCGCGGCCGAACGGCGTCCCGGTCAATCCCAAACGCCACGTGCAGTGCGCCGTCAGCTCTTTGGCGATGCCGAACCGCAAGGTGTCGTAATGCCCAGCCATATGGATCTCGTCGATGACGACGGCGTCAAAGGCCGGGGCCACCGAGCGCACCAGCGGCAAGTTGGTATAAAGTTTTTCTTTCCCCGCGCGCCGCCCCTGGGTCGCCAGCCGCTTGACGCTGAAGATCTGCTGGAGGGTGCTCCAAGCGATGACGATCCCGTCGACACCGGGGGCGCGGGCTGCTTCGAGAAAGCGGTCCGCGGCGCCCGCGCCGCTGGTGATGGCGGTGATGTCGAGGTGCGAATGGAAGGGGATCTGGCTCATCCACTCGTCCGCGCCGATCGGCGCGTGCGCGATGATCAGTGATTTTCGGGTGAGTATCCCGCTGTAAATCAAATGCGACAGCCAATCGAGGGCAATTTTGGTTTTTCCGGTGCGCATTTCATAAAACAACAGCGCCCGGCGCGCCCACAGGGCAAACGCCACGGCTTCGAGCTGGTGGCGGCGCGGTGTCGTCCTGGTCAGAAATTCATGCTCGCCGATCGAGAAGATAAATGCTTCGAGACGGGATTGCTGAGCGCCGCGGAACTCGAACGGCGGCGGATCTGGTCGGTAGAGGAGAAAGCGGGAAATTGCTTGCTGTGAAGTCGGCATTTAGACGGTGCGCGGCACCGGCGGTGTTTCACCTGTCCTATAATTTCGCGGTGACCCAGGCGAATCAGGCCCTAACACGGGCCTCGTCGGTCTCGGCTCGATCGGCTCGCTCGGCGGTGCGCTGTTCAGCCGACTCTTGGCAAATTGGATGGTGGGTTGACCGCGTCTGATCGTCGGCTTGCGCCGGGTCCATACCTCAGCTCGCATTACATCGGCTAGATACCCGATGGTCGTCAGATCTTTCTTGTCCCACTGCGCGTAGTTCCGGTCCTCATCGGTGATCGCGCCCGCGGTGAACGCTTCGACGGCGGCGTGGTGGATGCCCGGCACGCCGATTGTGATGTCGCAATCGTTCCACCTGAAGAAACGCTCGCCTCGCAGATGCTCGCGCACGACGATCTCCCGGCCATTGGCGAGCCGCCGCAGATGCGGGCGTCGCAGGTGCAGGATCTGCCCGCGCCGCCCGCTGTCCGCGTCGGGCTCGCGGTCACCAAAGAAGGCGCGCATGTTGGTGATCGGTAGACCGATCCTGACCGAGTTCCCACGGCGGCGCAACGTCACCTGGACCCCGCTGAGCGCGCTGGTCGTCATCGCCAGTACGAGATTGAACATGACCCTGACAAAGAAGTCCGGCCCCTTCTTCGTCTCCTGCAATCCCGGCGGCACCATCATGCCGGAATGGTGGACGACATCGCCGTTCGGCAGTTTCTGCTGTAACGACATCTGGCACGGCAACGCCTTGACCGAGCCGTCGGGCAGGACGCCGACGAGCCACGAGGCACCCCAGCAACCGCGCGCACACGGGTATTTCTTCAACTCCTGGCGGCTGAAGGCCTCGCGGCCCAGGCTGATCACGTTGTGGCGGAAGATCGTGGTTCCCGGCGGTGCGGCGGTCGCGTAGTTCTTGGTAAGTTTCTCGAAAAACTCAAAGTCGAAAAACGCCGGTCTGTCATGGATGATGTCCTCGCGATAGTCTGCTTTGGTGCGCGGGACAAACGTGCCCACCTTGCTGGGCAGCCGGTCGGCGTTGGGAATCTTGAGGCGGACGATCTCGCGCTCGTAAACCGCGATGTTCCGCAGCGCGATCGGGGTGCCGACCCCGGAGAAATAACGATAGATGTCGCCGTCTTTGCGCCGCAGCTTGTCGAACAGTTCGAAATAATCATCGATCCCTTCGAGCAGGTCCTCGACCGTGGTGTGCTGGTTGCGCTCATTGGCCAGCAACTCCTTGGCCCAGTCCGCCATCTCAGGGGTCTGCCAGTTCTCCTGTGACGGCGCTGCCTCGGCAACCGGCTCGCGATGCTCAACCGTCCGCGCCCGCCGCACCTTTGACGTGGCCCGACGCACGACGTGGGCATTCTGACGGCGCTGCTTGCGATTGGCCGCCGGTTCGAGCACCTCGGGTTCCGGTTCGAGCACCTCGGGTTCCGGTTCGAGCACCTCGGGTTCCGGTTCGAGCGCCTCGGGTTCCGCCTCGTCGAGCGCCTCGGGTCCTGGCCACCACTCGGGCAGTGGCGCAAGCGGCAACAGACTGGTGCCGCCTACCGCAGCCATGTGGCCAGCCCACCAATGATGCCACAAATTGGTGATCTCGGCTGCGCTGAGTTGGCGGGCATCGAGCCGCATTGACGCACTCCCCTGTGCAGTGCCCCTGCCGCGGAAAGGGTGCGCGTGGCAGCCTGAGCAGGATCAGGCGTTCGGTGTACGGCCTAGCCACGCCGTCCCAGTCTGTCATTAGGCAAGCAGCGAATGCAAGGATTGCGATCCGCCGCATCATCTCGGTCCCTCTTCCGCGGCGATCTCATTCTCCAGCTGCTCCTTCAACGTCGCATTGAAATACTCCGAATCCAAGTGAAACTGCCCGCGGTCGTAGGACTGCGTGATAAATGCGATCCACTTGTCCTGCGCGTTGCGCGCCTTGTCGACCAAGATGCGTGCGATACCCTGCTTGTGCTCGTGCGGGGTCTGTGAGTACGTCAGGAAGGTGTCGGCGGTGTGCACGATCGACCAGTCCTCGGCGACCGCGCCGGCAGTCACCAGCCCGGCGGTCAGCGCCCGGCGATGCGCCTGGACGACAGTCATAAAGGCGAACCGCCGGATCTCGGCGAGCCCGCGCAGGTCGCGCGCCAGCTTGCCCATCGCGACCCGTAGATCGCGAGTGTCGATGTTCATCAGCGCGAGGTAGTCGAGCAGCACGATGTCGGGTTTGAACTCATGCAGCTTGTCGAGCGAGTCGAGATACGCGACGAGCATCCCGAGCGACAATGTGCCGGTTGGGAAGTGCTTGACGAGCAATTGCCCGCGCCGTTGGAATGGCGCAAGACGGTGCGCCAGCTCGTGGTAGCCGAGTGATCCGAGCGACTCGGCTGTCGGGTTGTCGGGCCGCCGCCGCAATCGCGCTTCGCTGCCGCCGTCCCCGCGGTCGAACAAGCGCACCTCGACCGTCTTGGTCTGGTCGCGGGTCAGCGACAGCAGGCATTGAGTATAGCGCCCCAAGGTCACGTCGAGCGAATTTTCCAGCGTGATGTGCAATACGTTTTTGTGCTCGTCGATTGCGTTGTGCTTCCCGGCGTTGATCAGAAACCAGGATTTCCCGGTGCCGCTGCAGCCGAGCAGGGCAAAGAACTCGCCGCGCGCCGGCCGCACGCCACGCTCGTCGAGCGTGTCGATGCCGCAGGCGAAGCGGTCGTGGTCTTCTTCGTCGTCGCGCAGAAACGCCAGCCACCGCTCAGTGTCGCGGAGAAAGACCCCCGGCTTGTCGAGCGTCACGACATCGGGGGTGGCGAGAGTTTCGCGCGCCTCTTCGAGGCTGCCGGCATGCAGCAGATCGGAAGCTCGGTTGACGGTATTGATCAATCGCTGGGTGGCCAAAAATCTGTCGAGTTCGCCGAGGACGTAGGCTTCCTGCAGCTCGGGTCCGAGCCGCTCCATCTCGCGCAGGATCTCGGTCATGAACCGGCCCTCGGGACCGCGGCGGATCTCGTCTTCGAGGATGTCGCCGATGTGCGCGCGGGCCGGGCGGTTGTGCCGTTCGAGAAAGTCGAGCGCGGCGGCAGCAATGGTCCGGTAGGTCTGTGTACTGAAATCGGTTATTTTGATCTTCAGCGCGATCTGCGGCGCGAGCCGGTCGTGCCAGCACAACGCTGTGATTATATTATCTTCGAGCGAGCCACCTAACATTTTAGTTATTCTCGCTCAGGCAGACTTTCATCTTTTTTTGCAGGCATCGTACCTCCCCCCCCCCCTCACAACCACGTCTCGACAATGACCGGATCGTCGCCGGCTTCGCGGATGAAGCGGGTCAGGCCGAGCGGCAGTTTGGCACGCAACTCGGACAATGAGGATGCGGTCAATGTATCCCTGGTCGGCACCGGTTCACTGGCGCCGCCGCCAATCTCAAAGCGCCGGGCGATAAAGCCATTGCAATAATCGGCTGGGTGGTCATAGATCGTCCACATCGATAGTTTGCGCGGCATGAATTCACAGCCCGCGCCGCGCCAGTCTTTCCTCGACGATGCGGTCCAGTACCGCTGCCTGCTTTTCGGTCAAGCGCCTCCACTGCTGGATCGATTCGGCGATCGAGTCGATGAAGTCGCGCTCCCAAGCACTGAGCAAGGTAGCATGCTGCCGGCAGCGCTCGATCTGCTCCATACGGGAATCATACGTGTCTTCTTCGGCAAATAGATCACGCTGTTTTGGGCGTTGGCGAAAACCGCCGATTTGGACGATCAAGTCGTTCCATTCGAGCTGGCGGTTGCGCACCAGCTTGTGGATCAGCCGCGCGGCGTTGACGACCTCGCCGTCGAAGTGCGAGCCGAGCATGCCCAGCAGTTTGATCAGCCGGTCACGATCGTTCTCGACCATGAATCACTCTGCTCTGAACCACCCATAAGTCTGGCCTAGCCATTTGGTGAAGCGCTCCCAGCTCGATCCGTGCTTGACCAGTAGGTTGGGTACCATGGCTCTTCCGGCGCCGAGGTGTCTTTCTCTCTCCAGCTCCCGCTCCAGAGCATTGATCGAGCCCCCCAGAAACCGTTTCAAATACCATGCGATGTGCCGCTCCTTGCGGGCGTGCAGGCTCACCACGTGTCCGTTTACCTGATACGCTACCATCGACGGCTGTCCCGGAGGCAGTATCGGCGACGACGCCTGTGCCGGTGTCGATACGACAATGGGCACGACAATGGGCACGACAACAGGCGCGGCAACGGGCGCGACAGGCGGTGGAAGCGGCGCCGTGTGCTCGATGAGCGTTTCGGTGAGATCCGTGACGATTTGCACGGGCGTAGCGGCGTGGTCTCGCACGTGGCGGCGGGAGCCCCGCCGTCGACCGCGCCGTCCCGCTCGGTGTCGGTCTGGCGGTTGCGCAAGGGCAGGAGCCGGCTCGCCGTCGATGATAGGGTCTGGTGAGGATGTGACGGGCTCACCAGACCCCTTCGCTGGCCCGTCGCCGTCACACGATGCGGGTTCGCGAAACTCGGAGACAGCGGCTTGCATCTCGGATTGCAAGCGTGGTACCGACTCGACAACCGGCGCGACCGCCGATCCGACCGGCTCGCCAGCCGCGCACGCCAGACATACCACACCCTTGCGCGCCGTCCAACCCGATTTGATCACCGGTCCGTCGCACACCTCGCATACCCGCCCAGCGACATAGCGCAACCGTATCCTGGTGCCCCACTGATACCCTTTGCCCGAGATCGGCGGCTCTGAATCGACTCCGATCAGCGAGATCTTCGTGCGGAACAGCCGCCAGCGAGCTTCGAAATTGGACGGCAGCCCGCCGCCGTCGGACGGCAGCCCGCCGCCACGGCGCTGAAGCTGCAGGGTCGCACGCATGGCGTGGTGCAGCGGGATGTCCTTCTCCACCGCCTCGAACAGATCGCCGACATTGTGCCACTGCATGTCGCGCAGCTGTGCGTACACCCGGTTCTGCCACCCCGTACCGCCGTCGCACTGGGACATTCAGTGGACCGCGGCAGCGCCTGTGCCGATCATCGCCGACTGCGCCACCCGCAGCCGCCGCTGCCGCTCCAACTCGGCGATCACCTTCTTCAGATGCTCGACCGCGCTCTCGCAGACCGTGATGGCCTGATCCAGATCGCCGACCGCGCTCAGATGCAGATGGTCGATGGTGTTGCCCTCGATATCCTTCAGCAGAGCCTTGCATTTGCCCAGCATGCGCTGCGCCGGGGCCGATGGAATCCGGCCATGCCGACGCATCGCCTCCTGCATGCGCTTCACTGCCAGATCGACATACCTGTCGACCACCGCCAGACCCGCCGTCTCCTCGCGCGGGGCTTTCTTGATCTCGCGGATCATCGAATCGATCTCGACCGGCAAGACCCCAGTCATCTGGGCGAATTGCGCCGCTTTTTGAAAGACCACGTCGGAGTGGATCGCATTGAGCTGGATCTGCGCGGCCTTGGACAATTTGGCGCGGTTGAAGTCGTACCCGAAGCGCTGACCCCGGCGCAGCGCCTGATCGGCGGTCCATGCGGCTCGGACAGTCTTCTCTCTGAGGCGCCATTCCTTGCACAGCAGGGGCAGCGACCGGTCCGGGTGCTTTTCGTGCAACAGCAGGACTTGAGCGATGCGGTCCTGGATCGTGACGCCCTGCCCCTCGATCGTGTTGAGTTGTCGGATCAGCACCTCTTCGCGGTATTTGTCCGGCTCGATCACGACATAGGCGTCGAAGTCCTTGCGGTCGATCGCTTCGGCCCCTTTGACGCGGTGCACTCCGGTGGCGATCAGGTACTTTTTCCCGGGGGCGGCGGTGGCTGATTGCAGGTCGAGCTGCAACAGCACGATCGCCGGAAACTCGTCGCCGGCCTCCATCGCGATCCCGTACGAGATCGCCAAGTCCTCGTTGAGCCGCCGGATTATCCGCGACGGATTGTCCTCCGACGCCTTGATGTCGATCTCGCTCAGCGGCACCTTTGGCAGATACCGCCATTTGAAGCCGCCGTTGTTGAGAAACTGTTCAGTCTTTAAATCCTTCATCACGTTCTTCCATTCCCGGCATTGCACCGGCATGTCCCAGTTCAGTTCTTATTATACTCTTATTATATTCCGAACGTCAACCAGTTAGTCGAGTCGCTCACCTGCCGGGATCTGGTTCCGTCAAATCAGAAAGGTGAATTGCGCAGCCACGGTCCGCGAAAGGTACGCGGGACGTTCCCTTTGTCGTCGACCCACCAATAGTCGTGTCCATCGCTACTCGTCAGCCGTGGCGCTTTCGCCAAGCGGATCTGCATCTCGTCGAGCATGGCGCAATGATGGATGACGGGCGACTCATCGTCAAAGTTTTCCACCAGGACGACATAAACCCGAGCGGCTTTTTCGCGGTTCAGCTGGCGGTTCAGCCAGCGCAATGTATCAGAGTCGACGGCAAACCGGCCAACCCACCCGCTGCGCGGCGGGATCGACCGCTTGATCACATAATACAGCGTCGCCGCGGTCTCGTCCCATCGAAGATGCCGACGCGGGTCAACCCCCGCCCGCCGCATGTCCGTCGCAGTGATCCAGGGATAAGTCCACAAATTGTCCGCGAGTTGCGTTGTCCGTTCATCGGTGAACGGCCCCCGTTGCCGGGGGCCTGATCGTAAATCTTCCGGGTCAGGTTCCAATCGGCATCACCTCCCTTCATAAAAAGCGTGGCTCGCGCGTGATTTTGGTGCTCTCTGCCCCAATGGCTCGCTCCTTCGCCATGGTTCTCTCGTCAGCTCCGGCTCGCTCGCCTACATTGGTTCTCTCAGATGGCACGGCTCGCTCTTCGTTGTTGGTTCTCTCCATTGGTTCGGCTTCTTTAAATATACCAGTCGCTTCTCAATTTGCCAACCGTGACCCGCGATCGTCCTTGATTATACGCAAGATTTTCGAAAATCCGGTATGTTGGAGACTCCGGTGGTCGCAAATGTAGATCGCCCGGTTCTTGGCAAGCGCGCGAGCATGGAGACATTCCAAGAGATCCTCGACGCCTTGCTCCGACAGCCAGGCGGTCGGCTCGTCAAAGACTTCCAGGTTGAACACGACCCCGGCATGGCGCTGCACCAGATTGGCAAAGCCGAGCGAGGTCGCGAGCCGGGCGCGCTGCCCCTCGCCGCCGCTGATCATGTCGAATTTGCAGTCTGCATTCGGACCAGTCATCTCGGTTTGGACACCGAGGCGCACGACACCGCTCTTGCTCTCGGTCGTCGCAGTGAAGGTGATCTCCCAGTCCCGCAGACCGAGTTCCAAAAGCGAATTCCTGGTCTCGATCGTCAATTCGCCGAGGACCCGCTCAAGGCAGAACAGGCGCACCCGGCGAAAGCCCTGCCGCCAGAAGTCGAGCGCCGCGACCTCGGAAACCAGCATCGCTTCCGCAGTCTGCGCGGTGTGCCGCGCCGCATCCAGCCGTGCCCGTTCGGCAGCGACGCGACACCGCTCGGCGGCATGCGGGTTTTCTTCGGCATCGATGGCGACCGCCTGGCGTTCCAGGTCAGCCAGGAGTTCGGTGAGATGGCGCGCCTCGCGCTGCTGCGCCGCGCGCTCGCTCTTTTTTCGCTCGTTGCTGGCGACTGCCTGGCGCAGCGTGATCTCGGCGCCCGATATCTCGGCTTCGGTGGTGGCGATGTCGAGCTTGCTGATCTCGCAGGTGTGCGCCAATTCGGCGAGCCGGGGGCGGACCGCGTGCGCGTAAGCCGTCGAATGCTCGGCCGTGATGGCTTGCCCGCAGGTCGGGCATGTCGTGTGGCGCGCAAGAAACTGTATCGTGTCGTAAATCATCTTGTGCTCGGCGCTGGCCGTAGCCAGCCACTCGCGCGCGGTGTGGTGGCTGGCGCTGAAGGTGCGGGACCGGTCGCGCACCGCTGTTTCGTCGGTCAGCTCGATGTCCTGGGCGAGGTCGTCGGTCAGCGCCGCCAGCCGCGTTTCGTGCTCGGCAAATCTGGTCAGCACCGCCTCGATGCGCCGCTCTTTGTCGTCTTTGAATGCGGCTTCGAGAGCGTCGAACCGGGTAATGTCGCCCAAGCCTTCGATCTGCCCCTCGATCCGCGCGATTCGACTGCGCAACGCGGTCAATTCAGTCGTCTTGGCGCGGCTCTGCACGGCAGCCCGGTCAGCCGCTCGCATCCACAATTCAAGCTCAAGGACCTCGTCGAGCAGATCGCCACGCGCCGGCACCGGCAGGTCGATAAACAGCGGCGTCGACTGGCCAAAGACGACCGAATTGAGAAACCGCGCTTTGCCGAGCCCGATCAGGCGCTCGACATCGGCTTGCTCGACCAGTTCGCCGTCGAGATGGATGCGCTGCGGCGGCGCGGTGCGGCGGATCAGGTGCTCGTCGTCGTCGACAGCGAGCGTGAGCGACACTTCGAGACCGGCGTGCCCGTACGAGATCAGATCGGCGGCGCGCAATCCTCTGACCGAGCTGCCGTAGAGCGCGAAGGTCACGGCGTCCCACAGCGACGACTTGCCTGCTCCGTTGCCGCCCAGCCGCGGTTCAGCCAGGTTGTCGCCGGTGACGAGCGACAGCCCCGCACGGGTGGCGAAGTCGATTCGCGTGGGCTGGACAAACGAGCGAAAAGCGGTGAGCCCGAGGCCGGTCAGCGTGATCCGTCGCATCTTCCATGCTTCCCTGCGGCGCCATGCCGTCGCGCAGCGCGCGACCCTGCATCTACCATTTCCGATTCAGCATGCGCAGTGCTTGTCGGTTGGCTGGTTGCTCATGCCCTTTTTGTTCGGCGGTACGCAGATACCCTTCCCAAAATCGGCGCTCGGCTTCGAGCTTTTGCCTTTCGTTCGATTCTCCTTGTTTCCAAATCCCGTACAGCGCTGTCGCCTGCGCCCGAATCTTCTCATGGAGTTCAGGGGGTAATTCACGGCGGGCGACCGCCTCAAAGCAGTCTGCAAACGTACGCCGATTGTGGAGGATCGAGACGTAGTCCTTCAACTGCCGATTCACCTCACCGAGTTCGGTCGCGAGCTTCTGATCAGACTGGCCGCGGTTCCGCAGTTCGGCAACCTTCTTGGCATATTGGTTGGCGTCACTGTAACGCCGGGTGATGGCGGCACTGGCACGGGTTTGCATAAGCCAATGCCGCACCTCGTTGATCTTATCGAGATTGTCCTGCTTTTCCCGCATCAGATCATCGCGTTGCGCGATCAGGTCATCTTGAGAAATCATCCTTGTGCCCGTCCCGGCCGCCCTTGCCCCCGCTTATCTGCATTATACACGCACGACCGCATCGATCTCGAACTCGACCATAATTTCGCGATTAAACACTTCGAGGATCAAACGCACGCGGTCGTGGCGCGACATCTCGACCAGTGCCACGCGCTCGGCAAAGGGGCCGCGCCGGATCTTCACGCGGGTATTGACCGGCAGGAGATCCGGCTCAGCGCTATTATCGCGGATCCGCATGCGGTGCAGCGCCTCGGCGAACTCGATGCGGCACGGGTGTATCTCGTCGCCGCCCGCGCGGGTCAGCAGACGGGTGACCCCGAGTGTCGAGTTGATCGGCGACCAGTTCTGCCCAGTCTCGTCGTTCAGCTCGATAAAGACATAGCTCGGGAATACCGGGACAATGGCTTGTCGGCCGCGCTTGTCCCGCGCCAGAAACAGCGGGTAGAAGGCGTGAAAGTTCTGTCGTTTGAGATTGCGTAATGCTAGAGGTTCACGGCGCGGTCCCGTCTGCGCGCAAGACCAGTACGACCCCATCCAAAAGACCTCCGTCGAATGGATGAGGATGAGGGTGTGGGCAGCCTATTGGAGAGCGGCCGGTTGTGCAAGCCGGCGCCGGTCGGTGGAACATAGCACCGAGCGAGCCATGGAATGTGAGTCGAACCAAGGGTGACGAGCGAGCCAGGATCAACGAGTTGTACCAAAGCGATTGAGCGAGCCATGACGGGGGAGTTGAACCAGTTTCCAGGAGCGAGCCACTCGAACTGAGTCGAACCATGAAGCAGGAGCGAGCCACAGAGCGGGAGTTGAACCACACCATGTGAGCGAGCCATGTAGTCGGAGTTGAACCATACCATGTGAGCGAGCCAAAAGGAGAGAGTTGAACCAACGGACATGAGCGAGCCATGGCGCAGGAGCGCCGCGACCCTCGGGGAGAGCGGAAATCGCGCCAGAACCACCGCTGCTGGCGCAGCATGCGCCCTTTCGGGTTTGGCTGTGCTTGGGTAGCCCGCCCCGGAAAACAGCGCTCAGCGGGCTCTGGCGGGGCTCAGGCGGGATTTTGGTTGGAGCCGCTTGACAGGGAGGAAATCCGGGGGTTAGGCTGCCCCCTCGAATGACGAAAGCCGACTGGTGGGATCATCACCAGCCGGCTTTCTAGGAAGTGTCGATCGATGCGGGCGATCGCTTTCCTGCCCGCCATTCTACTGGCGGCCCCTGGAAAAGCAAGCTCAAAATCGATCGGTGCCGAAAGCCACTGTAGCGAACGCAGCCAAGCTGCCCCGATACAGGAGGGGCGATGCGTTCCCCCGGCTTTTCGCCGGGTGGCAGACCCAAGAACAAGACTTCAGCAAGCGGTAACTGCGCCCTGACGGACTCCGCGGTCACCTGCTGTCGTAGACACGCACCTTTCAAAAAGGGCAAGCAACTTGCCCACCGATGTCCCCCAAGCGATGCCTGGCGCGCTTGGCTGGACCAGTGCCCGCATGCTGGCTTGAGCGTCGAAAACGGAGTACAGGGGTAACCGGCCCGTCCCCAAAAAGGGGTTGCTCAAAGCGCCAAGGAGTCGGTCGACTAAAATCAGATCGATCTATCATCAGCCACTCCCCTCGCCGCGTATCCCGAGTTCCACGGACTGATTCGGTCTTTGGCAAAAATTCGGAATTTCGAACCTTTCTCGAAATTTCGCGGCGGGGGGAGTGGACTCTGCCGTTGGACTAAGGAGCCGGTGCTGCATGAGATACCTTATGCACCGAGCCGAGATAGTTGCTCTGGCTATGGCATGAGCCGAGATAGTTGCTCTGGCTATGGCATGAGCCGAGATAGTTGCTCTGGCTATGGCATGAGCCGAGATAGGGATAATGACTATCTATGTCTGCGGTTTGGACTGCTTCTGTAACCGGTCGACATGCGACTGTTTACGTCGTTCCTCGCGTCGTTCCTCGTACTTGGCGCGAACTGCAGCGAGGCGTGGTAGACGTTTGAGGATCTGACGGTTTGCCAAAGCATCGCAGCGCTCGTTCTCGGGATGACCGGAATGCCCGCGCACCCAGATCCAGGTAATTTGATGTTGCGTAGCGAAAGCATCGAGCCGTTGCCAGAGGTCGACGTTCTTCACCGGCTTCTGGTTGGCGGTCAGCCATCCTTTGCGCTTCCACCCGTTGATCCATTTGGTCATGCCATCGCGCAGGTATTGGCTGTCGCTGTGCAGGCGGACGCGACACGGCCGGGTTAACGCCGCCAAACCGGCGATCGCCGCCATCAGCTCCATGCGGTTGTTGGTCGTGTCGGGGGCAAAACCGCTCAATTCCCTCTCGGTCGTGCGATAGCGCAGGATCGCCGCCCAGCCGCCGGCACCGGGGTTTGGCAGGCAGGCGCCGTCGGTGAAGATGTCGACTTCTGCCGGTGTCTCCGTCATATTTCGGTCAATTCCGTCGTGTCGGGGGAGCGGCATGGTTCGCTCACCACCAAACCCAATTAAGTGGGTTTGCTCAAGCCTGCCGCGGTGCGGTCGAGGGTCCGCTTCAGAAGCCATCAACGCTACTCATCAGATCGCCAGCTCTAGCTCTTGAGCATAATCCTCCATCTCCTCGGTAAATCGGGTCATATCCTGTTCGAGATGTTGACTCCAGCGCTGCAGATGCGCGAACATGCGCGGAGAAAATACTCCTAAATTATGACACTGCTCGATAATGATCCGGTTCCCGGCAAATCTCGACTTGTCGGCAGATCGATCCGCTTTAGCACTGGAAACCAGAGCGTCTCGATTATGAGACGCACGCACCGCAATCTCTGCGGGGCGGTATAGTCGCGGTTGACGCGTGTTGATATGCACTCGACCGGGCGGTACCTCAGGTCCCGGTTGCCATCGTGCTCTGCTCCCCGGCATCCAATCGATATCGCCCGACTTGAACTGATCGTGTAGGCAGGCTTCGAGGTAGTGTATCTCTGGGGCACTGATCGGCCCCAATTCGGGGTTCAGCAACAGAAGCAAATGCGCGAGATCGGCAGCAGTCTGCAAGGGATTGTCATAAGGCACGTGCTTCCAGTCCAGCCCGAGGACCCGCCAGCCGCGCCACCAGGTTTCAACCGTCTCGTAGTAGTACGGTATCAATAGCTGTCTCGTGCGGAGGCGTAGCCTAGACATGCTCTCCTCCCTGCACAACAGTAAGAAATTCGCGCCGATCTTCGACGCGTTCACGGCGTAAAGCAGCCAGCAGCTGCGCCACTTGGGCTTGCAGGAGCAGGGTTTCGTCGATGTAGACTTCAAACAAGCTGTTATCGACACGCCTGATTCGCTCTTGGTGGCTGTCGGCCAGCTCGATCGCCTGGAGAACCGGGACTCGCGCATTCATTATTTGATTGAGTATAGTATGGAAACTTGAGCTTTGATCACGGACGTAGTGACTCCAAACCGCTGACCGCAGAACATCGCGGGTCTGATCCTGTAACCGATCTGAAGGATCGACGATCCGCGACGCTGCGCTCAGCTGTTGCTCCAACTCGGCTCGGGGCAGCGTGATGTCGATCGGCTGCACAAGACGCAGGACATTATTGATGTCGGTCGCAGCTGCGACCAGTCGCGCCATCACATCGACCGGGGGCGGTGGGGCCGACAGCGCTTCTTCGAGCGCGCGAGCCTGCTCTTCTGCTTCGTCCAAGGTCAGCTCGCCATTGCGAAAGCGCTCGACCAGCTCCGGGTTTTGCATGAGGAGAACGCGTTCGCGCTCTTGATTGGCCGCAATCGCGCTGGCCTGCTCTTCTGCTTCTGCCAGTGACAGCTCGCCGCTGCTCACGCGATCGGCCAACAGGGGATTTTGCGTACGCAGCGCCAGTGCTCGTTGGCGTTCCTCTTCGATAGCTCGAACCAGCGCTTCCGCTTCTGCCAGCGTCAATTCGTCATTGTCGAGCTGCTCGGTGAGTTCGGGATAGGCCGCTCGAATTTCACGCAGTCGTCGGATATCTTGTTGCTCGTTGGACCACAAATTGGATAAGGCTTTGTATGCCGTGCGCAGAGGTATTTGGCCATTCTTGACTTGGTCGGGATATGATTTCAAAGGTGAGTCGTCCGGCAGAGCTTCACAAAAGCTTAGAATCTTCCGGGCTATGTGCAGTGATTGGTAAGCGGCATTGCGATTTTCGCTATTTTGTGCAAAAGACCGCTCAAGCACAGGATCTCTGCGCCCATCCCCTGGACCGACGCCATCAGGCTCCATCATTGCGTCGACCATGGCCTTTTGACCATTCGTCATGTTGCGACGCCTTAGTGCGCATGATCTGATGTAGGCCGGGATGTCTACATTTGCGGGCAAGTCTTCGTAGATCGGTTCGACACCCGCAATTTGACAAGCTTGCTGACGACCGCGACCATCAGCGACAACTTTTTGTATTCCCTCGCCGTTATTCCAATCACACAGCACAATGGGATGATGTTGACCATATTCCTGTATATCATCGGCCATCGCCTGCAATTCCTCATCGGAAAGCCTTGGCGGAATTTCGGCGAGGGGATGGATAGGATAAGGCTGAAACTGTCGTCGTCTTCGACTGCGGGCCATTTCTAATGCCTCGTTGAGAATCGCTCTGATCAGGTACGTGCAGGGCTAGCAGACCTCATGGGTTGAGCGCAAGCCGACCTTTCGAAGCTGGATCTCGGATCCCTCAAATTCCGTCGTGTCGGGGAGCGGCACGACGCGCTCGCCATCCATCATGCTCTCTACGCGGCGGGCAACGCGACACGCTCGATTTCGTTACACTTCCGCTACACGACTCGTTTGCCGTTGCCGATCGGCGACTCGCCGACTATATACCGCGCGTGCGACACCGGAAAGAGGCTGGCGGATGCTCGATTTGTCCGCACTGAAAAAGCAGATCCTCGGCTTGTCGGTGGCCGACCGCGACCAGTTGAAGAACCTGCTCGACTACGAGGAGGCGCGGGCGCCGGTCAGGACGACACGCGACGAGGAGGAGGTCTGGCGGATCCTGACGCGGCTGACGCCGCGCGGCGTGCTGATGCCGCGCTATGGGCTCGGCGATTTTCTGCGCGACCGGCGCCACGGCGTCGGCCGCGTCGAGTTTGCCGAGGGGGTGCGCCAGCTCGCCGCGTTCGCCGCCGAAGCCGCGCCGGTGCGTCATCAGGCGCAGGACCGCGTCGCCTTGCTGGAGATCGGGCTCGATTGTCTGGCGGGGGATCTCGCCGCGCGCGGTGTCGAGATCAACCCGAAGACCTTGTTGCTCGCGCTGCCGCGATTGCGTGTCGCGGTCGATCACTGCTACCCGGGGTATGTCGAGGCCGGGATGCTGCACAAATTGATCCGGGTTGCCGCGACCGAATAAAACAGGGCTTACTGTCGCGTTGTACCCGCAAAAAACTATCCGCCATTAGGATATCTGCGAGACGCTTCATACATCTTAACCGGGCTGAACGACATTGACCGGCTGAACGACATTGACCGCCTTGCCATGACCCTGCAGTTCCTCTAGCCAGATTCGGCAGGCGGCAAGCCCGCCGACAAAGCCCAGCTCCTCGGCGACCGCCCACACGGCGTGCCGGTTCGGGACGCGGCCCTCACGCTCGACCGACAGGCTCATGTGGCGACAGACGCCGGCCGGGTGGCCGATCTCGATCGAGAACGTCACCGCGTAGGCCGCTGGCAGATAGACCGTCTGCCGGCTCATCTGCCGCATGTGGACGCGCTTGCCGTTGCGCGTCTGCAGCCGCGCCATCAAGTTCGACATGTCGACCGGATGCCGGGCGGCGAGGTGGCGCAGGCCATCGAGGGCGGCATGCTCGGTCGGGCCAATCAGCAACGGAGTGCCGCTCATGAGGCGCAACTCCCTAATTTTGGCTCGCTCGCGCAATATGGTGCTCTCATGTATCGTGGCTCGCTCACCTCTTCTGGCCTTCGCTCAGATTTTATGGCTCTCTCAGCTTACGTTGGCTCGCTCGAACCTTATGGTACTCTCAGGAGGATTGGCTCGCTCGTCTGGTTCAGCTCGGCTCCATGGCCCGCTTCGATGATATGGTTCAACTCCCGCCGCTTGGCTCGCTCAGGCCGCCTGGTCCAACTCCCGGTCTTTGGCTCGCTCGGCAGCTTTGATACAACTCTCCCGCGGTGGCTCCAAGTACCCGGAGAATCCGAGCGACCGTCCTCAACGTAAGATTCTTGGCATCATCAGAGAACATCTGAGATACGCGCGCCTGCGACACGTCAAGCTCACGCGCGAGATCGGCGCGGCTCAGGCCACGATCCAGCATCAAGGTGTGGATCGCCACCTGAACGTCCACGATCAACGCTTCCTCAGCAGAGATCATTTCGTCCTGAGTGAGTTTGTGCGCCATTTGATATCCTCTGCGCGGTTGAGCGGGGCTATTCCCAGAACGGCCGACTGTTACTCAGCAGCGGTGGGCGGTGCCCGATAGTGGGCATGTCCCAGTATCGCGATCGGGTAGGGGGCGGGCGGCTCTTTGCCGAATTCGCGTCGGTACCATTCATTATGTAGATTCGCCAGGAACAGCTTCACAACCCACCGCCGCGCCATCGCATCGATATGGCCGGGCGACAGCACGCCAGTGCTGTAGTGCTTGAACGCCTCGGTGTCCCGGCCGACCTTGGTCGCCAGCCCCAATGCCCGCTCGCGGTAGTCGCCGCGGAGATTGTTCGCGACATATTTCGCCTTCTGCTCGCGGTACAACCGCCCGTAATAGCATTCGGGTTGGTTGCTGAACTTCATGAACGATTGTCCGACCTTCCATTGGATAACCTTCAGCCGCGCGTTGAACGGGCGCTTCGTGCCTTTTTCCCACGGCTTCTGCCCGTCGCCCGCCAAGCCGGCGAACTGCCAGATGTGACCGACAGTCGGGCAGGACTCCACCGGGGTATAGACGTGGCTGTGGAGCTTCCGCTTCTTGTCGGCCTGCCGCTTGGCGCAGTTCGCTGCGGAGCGGCCATGGCACACGCTGCACCACAGACCCATGTAGATGTGCGCCAACAACCCGGCGCTGAGCACAGGGCCGATGCCGTAAATCGACCGCATGAAACTACCCATGCGGTGCGCTCGGGTGTACTGGTCGAGCGCGGATTTGATGCCCTCTTCGAGGGTCTCGAACGATCCGCCGAGCCAGTCGAGCACGGCATTGGGCGGCTCGCCCTCGGCGACCTGGCGGATCTGCGCCGCCGCACGAATGCGGTCGTGCTGCATGTCGTAGTACGTGTCGACCAAGTAGCGCGCCGCGTCATCTCCCAGCACTGCGGCGGCGCTCCGCAGTTCCCGGGTCAGCCGCCGCACCGCGGTGGAAAAATCATCAAACGCGTCGTCTTGGTCGTCGATTGGGGTGCTCTCGTTTTTCATGGTTCCTCACTCATCGGTATTGGTTCTCTCTACTGATGATGGCTCGCTCATCATCCCTGGTACCCTCTAGGTTTGTGGCTCGCTCGGTCTCAATGGTTCAACTCCCGCTTCACGGCTCGCTCATATTCTTTGGTGCTCTCAATGGCAATGGCTCGCACTGGCTCGCACTCGCCGTATGGTTCATCTCGCTCAACATTCATGGTGCCCTCTATATTCGTGGCTCGCTCAGCCTCAATGGTTCAACTTGGGCCGAGTGGCTCGCTCAGACTGTTTGGTGCTCTCAGCTGACATGGCTCGCTTCGCTCTTGTGGCACTCTCCCTTACTTTGGCTCGCTCCTCGCGCATGGTGCTCTCATGTACCGTGGCTCGCTCCCTCATCCTGGTTCATACTCCCCAATCATGGCTCGCTCTCACCATATGGTGCTCTCGTCGCGGGTGGCTCGCTCCCTCATCCTGGTTCATACTCTCCAATCATGGCTCGCTCGACTTCCTTGGTTCGTACTCCGGCGTGACGGCTCGCTCTCGTTCCTTGGTTCAACTCATGCACGCATGGCTCGCTCATTACGTCTGGTTCGACTCCGGTCTCTTGGCTCGCTCGCCTGGTGTGGTCCTACTCGTGATGTCTGGCTCGCTCTCGCAAATTTGGTACTCTCGGTCGCTCGTTCCATCCAGTTATACGCGTGCCTCGACGCCTACCAGCTGAGCTTGCAGCTCGGCAATCGTCGCTTCGAGCTGGGCGATCTTAGCTCGCAGCTCGTCGATCGTCTGCCGCAGATCGGCAATCGTCGCCTCTTGGCTGTCGAGCAGGCGCTGCGTGGCATTGGGTCCGGTGCGCGCTCGATTTGGTCGCCGGAACGGCGGTAGTGTCGCGCCCGGCGTGGGACCGATATCGTCGCTTTCCGGCCACTCGACAGGGAGCGATTCCTGCCAGCGTTTAAAGACGGTCGCGGGGTGATTGAAGCGCAGTCTGTCGCGGTCGTCCAGAGTCGCGCGCCACGCTGTGATCGCTTCCAGATTTTCGATGCATTGCTTGAGCATCGAACGGTCGCGCGGCGGGATCTCGTCCAGTTCGGTTGCTCTCAGGATCTGGCCCCAGGCTGCGTTGTACTCGGCGCTGATGGTGGAGTTGAAGCGCTGCTGCCGCATCATTGTCATGCGCGCCGACTCGATGCACTCGCCGACGATCACCCAGCCTTCCCATGTCTTCGTATTGCGAATCTTGTCCCACGCTTTGGCGGCGACCAACAATGTTCTAATCAACCCTGGACGACATTCGAGCTTGCGCAGCTCTTCCCGCATTTCATTTATGCTTATCATGGTGGTGCTCGATCCTTTCCGTAACGATTGCACTGGTGCAATCGTTGGCCCGTCATTCGCAGTGGCGGCTCTAATATCTAACAAAACTTTTTAAAAAGTCAACTAAGAAAATTGAAAAATAAGATAAAAGCATGTTATTGCTTAATTCGGGAAAAAAACGCTTGCATATCGAGATCGCGGGGTGTATGGTGCGTTTGCGAGCAGATTATCTCGTGGAAAGGAGATAAAAAAATGCCCTCAAAGCGGGGACGAGAGGAGGTCTCGTTCTGTCGTGAACTGGCTCGGCAACATAACACTACAACCGATCTGGTTCTGGACTTGTACGACGCTTTCTATGACCACTTTTTTCCTGAAGTGGTGAGAGTCGTCGAAAGCGTTCTCAAAGACGCTTTCGTGTCGATCCAAGACCGCATCGCACAGATGGAAATTGGTGAACAACTTCCCGATGTGGATGCGCTGATGATCGATGCGGGTCTTGACCCTACGGTCCGGTCCGCCAAGATACGCACACGTACCTTTCTCAAGGAGTGCGGGTTATTGGAGTACCACTCGCCGTCGGGGGAGCGTTGGATCAAGCGGCTTACTGATCAGTCGTCCAAGACAGAGAGCGAGCCGGAAGCAGAAAAGACAGAGGGCGAGACCGAAGACGAGATCGCCTGAGTCTAATCTGGTATAACTTCAAGAGGGATCGATGGTCTAATGTCGATCCCTCTTTTTTTGGAGTCTGAGGTATGCCGAGAAACATCGACGAATTGGACGATCTCGCCAACAAGCTGCGCGTGGACTATCGGAAAGCGTTTAATTATGGCGCTTGTGTAGCACGAGATTATTTCGAAGCTAAGAGCAGGATCGAATCTGGCGAATATGGATCACGTACGGCTCCCAATGGAAGGGTCGTACCGTGGGACATGAACAGCTGGATGATCGATAAGGTTCGTCTTTTCGACTCGCAGATCGTAAAGTTCATATTGCTCTTCCAACGCGTACTGGCTGATGGTGATCGTGCTGCGCTGCAAGCTCAACAGCAGCGCGTTAAGCAGGAACGCCGGGAGACACGTGACGCCGCTGCTCAAGCGGCTCGGGCCGTCCGAGAGGCCGCTGCTCGCGAGCGTGATGCCGTTAGACAACAGAAGGCTGCCGAGAAGGCGGTCGAGGAAGCTGAGAAGGCGGCTAAAGCAGCTGAGAAACAACACAAGGACGCTGCCGAGAAAGCGGCCAAAAAGAAAGCCGCTCAAAAAGCCGCGCGCGATCCCGACCGCAACGAACGGGGTCGGCGCAAAGTCATCGAGAACAAGGGCATTACGATGCTGAAGGAGATGCTCGCCAGTGAGCGACTACCGTTGTCGACTTGCGAGCGCATCGCTCGCATGCCGGCAGAAGCGCAACCACAGGGGATCGACGAGGCGCTCGCTAACCCTCGGGTTCGCTCATTTCCAGCGCGCCACCGTCCGTCAGCCGATGAGAAGGTCGCGGGCGTGACCGCCGCGCTAAACGCAGAGCGCTCACGTGCTACGAGCCAGACCGCGTCGACTGCGCCGGCTGAGCCAGCAGACCAGCGGTTGGCTTCACTGCTCGCCGAGTGTAGGCAGATCGAGAGCACCTCACGTATCGAGCTAGGCAAGCGCTACGCGGCGATGAAGGAAATTGTCCAGACTCAGCAGGCAGGACTCGACCCCAGCGGAAAACATTGGACATGGGGTGCCTGGGCGAAAGCTTACATCCAGCGCTCGCGTCAGGATATCAACAGATGCATCGCGGAGTTTGGAACATCATGTTCCAAAACACAGGACGACAATGTAATTATTTTGCGCAAAAATATTAATTAGATCAAGAGCTTAAAAGGAGAGGTGACATGAATGCCAAAATTCTGGCCGAGGTGATCGAGAAGCGCACGAGGCATAGGGTCAGTGAGATGCTACTTATCGACCAGTCACTCGAAAAGATCCGAGATTACATGCGAACCCATAATCTGAAGTACCACACGATGGCGACGATGGCCGGGATTCAGAATACCAGTCTTCGCGGTCTTATGACCAATCCCGATTACAGTGCGACGGTCCGAACGATTCGTAAATTGGAGAGTGTGGTCGATCAGTACCCTGATCCACGGGAGCACCCTTCTGTTGGCGCGCGTTATTCCTGAGTGTCCGCCTGTTAAAAAAGCGCTTGACCTTATCATCAACCGCGTCTACAGCACCTGTGCCGCACTGAAAGGCGGCATTAATCGACACGCAACGATTTCACGAATCCTCCGTGTTCAGTCGTTGCGGTCAAATATCGCAACCCCCGAGCGTGTCCGGGTCTTTCAGGGCTGGACACGGAGGTACTTTGTTGTGTCCAATGACCTCAAATCATTAAGCTTGTGTATCAGCACTGAGGCGGCAAAGGCGCTCTTTCCGTACCTCACAAGCTCTTCCAAGATGACCGCGGAAGCCACTGAGGCAGCGATCGACCAGGCGATTGCCGACGGCAAGGTGCGCAAGGTCGCGGTGCAATATGGTGAAGAGTACTTACTCGCTGTCGACGAAAGCGACGACGTTGCAAAACAGCTGGATCAGCAGGTGATCAGAGAACTCTTTGATCGGTGTGCCGTTGAGCTGGCATGCGAAGACGAGGAACTTATGCATCGGGTGTTGATGCGAGTTGCCGTTAAGCGCGGTCTACTTGAACAAACCGGGCCGGACACCTTCCGCAAACCGTTCAAGCAGTGACCTTCCCCGCCTGCATAAGAAAGAGCTTGACCTTATCGGCAATCGGTACTAAATAAATGGTGCGGGCAATCGAGCCCGCCGAACCCAAGGAGGAGGTGGCTAAATGCCATCGCGTGCCCGTCAGATCATGGACGAATGGAACGCACTCGTCCCGCAAGCTTCGCATCTCCCCGGCGTCCGCCGGTGGACCGGGATCCCGTCCACCATCGCGCAGGGGGAAGAACGCCTCGCGTGGCTGCGCGCGCGGCTCAACGGCGGCGCAGCGACACCGGCTCCCGCACCGCTGCGGATGGCGGATCGCGATACGCCGCAGGCGGCGCGCTTGCGCGCGGTCTACGAGGAATGGAATTCGCTGGTCCCGCAAGCCGCGGGTCTGTCACGGGTCCGCGTGTGGACGCAAGTCCCGGCCGACATCGCGCGCGGCGAGGCGCGGCTCAACTGGCTCAAGACCCAGCTACGCTACCGCTCCTCGACATTGGGGCTGGACTTCGGGGTCGAGATGGAGTCGCTCTTGCCGAGCGGCACGTATCGCGAAAACCTGCGCGACCGCCTGCGCGAAGCCGGGCTGGCTGCCGAAGTCGAGATGCTGAACCACACGACCAGAACATGGTGGAAACTGACGACCGATGGGTCGCTCGGCGATTACGTGCGCGGGGTCGAAACCGTCAGCCCGATCCTGAACGGCGACGACGGCTTTGCCGCGCTGCGCACCACCTGCCGGACCTTGACCGCGATGCGCGCCACGGTCACAAAGATATGCGGGCTCCACGTCCACGTCGGGGTGCGTGATCGCGATGTCGAGTTCTTCAAGCGGCTGATCAAGCTCTACGCCACCTTCGAGCCGGTGATCGACCGGTTCATGGCAAAGTCGCGGCGCGCCAACAACAGCCGCTGGGCGCGCTCGATCCGTCAGTTTCACGACAGCCAGACGCTCGCCGCCGCGACCACGCTCGATGAGCTTGGTCAGGTTTACGGGCGCGACACGCATCACCGCTCGCATCACCGCCAGTACAAGTACCGCAAGCTCAATCTGGACAATGTGTGGGAGCGCGGCACCGTCGAGTTCCGCCAACATCAAGGATCGGTCGACGCGTTAAAAGTCGAGATGTGGACCCGGCTGTGCCTGAAGATGGTGATCGCCGCGGCGAAGCCCGATCTCGTACTCGGCCCCGTCACCCTCGACGGTTTTATGACGACGATCGACGCCAGCGATGCCGAGCGCGTCTATTACGCGGCGCGCACTGCCGCATTCGCCATGCGCGCGCTCGACCAGACCAACCGATAGGAGGCAATTATGCGTACCCGTGACGGGATCGAACTCAGCGGCAACAGCCCCGAGGAAATCGTCAGCGATCTTCGCCGACGCTCGTTCGAGCAGGCGGGCGACAACCGCGCCTTCATGCACGAGACGCAGGGCCGGGTGACCTTGCAGATCGGCAAGCGGATTCGCTGCGACACGGCGGAGCACTTTGTCGACGATCTGATCAAAGTCGGGCTCTTGCTCGACGAGCCGAGCAAGATTGTCGAGCCGGCGAAGAAAGCGGACTGCGTCGAAGAAAGTAGCTGATCGTGATGATACCTACTCCCTCTACGCTAGAAGTCATGTTGTTCGGGTTTCTCTGCCAAAAGTATGTGCAAAGGGCCGACGATCGACAGAAGGCTATGGGATTACTGTATACCGAAGCCGAGACACATGACCTAGCCCGAGAGTTAAGTCTGTGGTTCCAGATGCTGACAGAGAAGGGGCTGTCCCCTTGATTTTGGGAGCTAATTCAGTATCTTTGACTACTAAGCGGGGAGGGCAATCAAGCCCTCGCCTGGAAAGGAACGAAAGCCATGCACACAATCTCCGCGATCGAGTATCTGCGCGACACCCAAGGCCGCTTCGTCGATCAGCCGCCGCTCCCCAAGGACCGCAAGGTCCGCAGAGCGGTCATGCCGGCGCCGATGCGGCGCAAGGGCGGCACCTTGCTCTACGCGGCTTATGGGAGCAACCTGAACATCGCCGCGATGGCGCAGCGCTGCCCGCGCGCCGAACCGCTCTACCCGCTGATCCTCGACAATGCGGCGCTGGTGTTCCGCGGCGTCGCCGACATGGTCCATCGCAAGGGTTCGCGGTGCCCGCTCGGCATTTGGTCGATCACCCGCGAATGCGAGAAGGCGCTCGACCGCTACGAGGGTGTCAAAGGCCAAAATGGGATGTATGTGCGCCGCTGGTTCACATTGCAAATGCACAACGGATTGAACCGCCCGGTGCTGTTCTACCAGATGCGCGAGCGCGGGGTATGCCCGCCCTCGGTGCATTATCTACAGGTCATCGAGCAAGGCTATCGCGATTTTGGTCTCGATCCCGCTGTCCTCGAAGTGGCAGTCGAGGAGGCTTGGAAGGAGCGGCAAGTCACGCCCCGAATCGCCACGCGCTACTATCAAAAAGGTCGTCCCGAGTTTGGCCATACCTGGGATCTCGATCTGGAAGGGGGCTGACATGATCCCGATGATGTGCGCGTGGCGGGGCTGCCGCGCCGCTTTCCTAGGCGACATGCCCGTCGGCTGGTGTTGGCTGACCACGTACTGGTCGCCGCAGCCGAAGACGATCGATTTCCTGGTCGACCCGGTCGAGCGCGATGCGGTGCTGTGCCCCGAGCATCGGAGCGTCTTCGAGCAAGCATTGAAGGACCTCTGAGAGGGTGCCATGGATGAGGAAGCAGAAGCACAGGCGGCGCTGGCGCACAGGCTCTATGCCACGCAGTGGCACGGCGAGATCCTGCACGAGTGCCGGGCGCTGCTCGGGCTCAAATACCGCGGTGCGGTCGAGGGTCCGCTAAAGGGGATCTTGACGGCGCGGCGGCTGCGGCGCTGCGAGAAGGGGCAAGAGGATGTGCCGCCGCGCGCCTGGAATGTGCTGGCTGACATGCTGGAGTACCAGGGGCAGCACATTACCAGCACTGTGTGGCAAGAGCGCTGGCGGGCGCTGCGTCCAACCATTGTCGAGATCATCGAGCGCAGGTAAGGAAAGAGCGCCGCAGCGTGGCTCACTTCGATTGAGGCTAGGCACGCTCTCCTTTTTTGGTTCTCTCCATTATCATGGCTCGCTCATCGGTCGTGGTTCTCTTCTGCGTAATGGCTCGCTCTCTTGACTTGGTCCGACTCCCTAGTGCTGGCTCGCTCGCCATCGTGGTTCTCTCATTCCTCTCGGCTCGCTCCGTTTCGGTGGTTCAACTCGCGGTATATGGCTCGCTCTCAGCCAGTGGTACTCTCTGATGCTATGGCTCGCTCAGCGGTAATGGCCCTACTCACCGATTGGGGCTCGCTCTCGGTCGTTGGTACTCTCTCACTATTTGGCTCGCTTAGTGCGGCTCGCATGCAATGTACATTGCTGGACCAAGCGCGCACAAGCGCCATATTTTTCTTGATCTTTTAAATATGATCGCTTATATATATATACGCTCCAGACATGGGGTTTAAAACCATGGATACACCCCCCATCACTGCCGAAGCGCGCGGCAAACTTCGCACCTGGGTGCGCGCGGCGCACAAGCGGCAAGAACGCTTCGAGACCGTCATCACCGACGGCGACACTGGTCTGATCGCCTCCAACCTCGCGCGCCGCTCGTCGCTCCAGGGCCGTCAGCGCGCCTTCCACCAATTGCGCCGACGCTTCGCGCCATTCGCTGCGCTGCAAGGAGTGCGGCTCGACCACGACCCGATGGCGGTATGGACGATGCTCAAAGCCCGCAGCTCGGTGACAGTCGACAGCGCCAGCGACGATCCCGGTCTCTACCAGGACTGCATCACCGTCAACTATATCATGGCCGGACGCTTGCCGCGCGACGCCAATCACAGCGCCTATGCGCTCGCCGACGGGCTGTGGTCGCTGGAAGTCTCCAAGCATGCGCTGCTCCGCTTGCTGCAGCGCCATCGCAGCGCCGACATCGCGAACGTACTGATGTCGGCGCATCACACGCTGCTGCGCGCAAAAATGACCAGTATCCGTCCATTCCTACGCGACAAGACCGCACGGTTTTATCTCGACACCGGCGACGGCGTGTTCGGCTGCACTCTACGGGTCATCAAGGACTGCGCGCTCGGTGAGATGACAATGCACGTGCGAGCGCGCACTTGGTTGCACCGCGACCAGCTCAGCGCACGTCAGGAAAACGCAGTGCTGCACGACGAAGGCTCGCCCGGAGAGCGGCTCGGCGACTGCTGGCTGCTGCCGGCGCCGCTGGTCCGCTTTGTGCGCCGCGAGGACGGCAAGATCGATGCGCTGTACTGGTCGAGCGGCCTACCCGACAATCTCAGTCAGCCGCGCGGCAACGCGTAAAGGAGACAGCAATGCGGACCTGGAAGACATCGTCTACGCCAATGACCACAGTGAACAATTATGCCTTTGGTCGCTATGACGATGGCGAAGTCTGGATACAGACCGAGCCTCGCCAATTAGTGGCGAACAATGGGAAGGTCTATTTGACCATAAAGGAGCTTCGCGAGCTTCTGGCTTGCGCTGACGGGCAGTGCGGCGGCTGGCGACACCCGCAGAATGAGGCGAAGGGTGAAGAGATAAACCACATCGGATTTACCGGGACCCGCAGCAAGATCACCAATGAGCAGCAGATGGCTCTGCGGCAAATCTTGCGTGATTGGTGCCTAGGAGAACCATCGGTGACTGAAAAACCAATGTATCAGAGCTTCGAATCCTATCAACGCTCGTTACTAGAACTCAAACGGCGGGTAGACAAAGGCATACCGTTAAAGTTCTACGATATCGCGAACAAGCCGCCTTACGGATCACCACAATAGTTGACAGGCTTGATCTGTCGAGTGAGAAAAAATGAACCACATCGGATTTACCGGGACCCGCAGCAAGATAACCAATGAGCAGCAGACGGCTCTGCGGCAAATCTTCTACGAGATCGACCAGTTGACGCAGCGTTTTGTGCCTGTGCTCCACCACGGCGACTGCATCGGCGCTGATGCCTGGGCACATGAGCTGGCCAGAGAGAAGGATTGGGAAATCACCATCCACCCACCCACGGACAACAAAGCCCGAGCGTTCTGCCAAGGTTATACCAGAATCAATCCACCGGCTTCGTACATGGAACGGAACCAGGCGATCGTCGATGCAGCTGATCAGCTGATCGCTGTGCTCGACGGCCCCGAGAGACCGCGGTCGGGGACTTGGGCGACGGTACGCCGCGCACAGCAGCGCGGCATTCCAATCACCATGGTCTGGCCAAGCGGCCAGACCACTGAGGAGAGGTAGAAATGATCTGGCTAAGGCGCCACCCCGACATGACCCCTGAGATGTTGGGGGTCCTCCCAATGTTCTTTGACGACAACGACCCGCGCCCGGCTGCCGAGCAGATCAACGAGAAGTATGCTCACGGAGGCGGCTGGAACCCGATACCGCGCTTCACGATGGAGGCTGACGGCACGCTGCGCTACCCCGGCGTCCCGCCGCTGCCGGTGCTTGCCGAGGCGATATTCCGCAACGAGCTAATTCGTTTTTACGACCATGCCTGGGTGGCGATCATGCAGCCCGGCGGAGCGTTCGAGGTCAGCCGGATGGACTAGCTGAGCTTCAACGATGATCACGATCCCCAAGCGAATGCGCCACCTGCCGCGCGACCGGCGCGGCTACCCGATCCCCAAGAGCGTGCTGATCGACCGCAACGGCCGACCACATTTCACGATCAACGACGATGTGGTGCGGCTGAAGCAGCTCGTCGAGAAGCGCTGCCCGATCTGTGGTGCCAAGCTCACCGGCAAGCAATGGTTTGTCGGCGGCCCCCAATCCGCCTTTAACGAGCACGGCGCTTACATCGATTTGCCGATGCATTACGAGTGCGCGCATTACGCGCTCCAGGCTTGTCCCTATCTCGCCGCACCGAACTACAGCGGTCGGATCAACGCCGCAACACTCAGCGACGACGACGACACAATGCGGGTACTGCTCGATCAAACGATGATCCCCGATCGACCACCACTGTTTGTCGCCGTGCAATGCCGCACGCACCAGATCACCTTGAACGGCTATCTGCAGCCGATGCGGCCCTACCTGCGGGTCGAATACTGGCAGCACGGCAAGCGGCTCGACGACGCCGAGGGCGAGGCGCAAACCAAGGACTACATGACCGTGCCGCTACCCGCGCGCCAACCAATGCGGATCATCGTGAGGTAAGGAAAAATGCAAAGTGTAACTGGACGCGACACCGATATTATCGCCGATGCATTGGCGTATGCGATCATTACGATCGAACGACTGCCGATCGAATGGCGAGAACAAAGCAATGCCGATGACATGAAGCGTCTGCTCAGCGCAGTCGCGCCGGGACGAGAACAATTCTATCTGACCAAGGCACGCTCCCACATAGAGCGACGTGGACTTGCGGTCGATAATGCAGGAAAGCTCAAACTGGCCGAGCGTGACGACACCGATGGCGTCGTTAAACTCTGATGGTCCACTAGCCGAATAAAACGAGGCTTATCGACTATGGAAAATTACGATATCAGCGGCAAGATCGGCAACTTGTTCAATACCAATCCCGAGCCAGAATGGCCGATGTATTCCTATGATCGGCCCGCCTCTATCCTGTGGAGCGCCATCGCGGGCAAACTCCATGAGGCGGGGTGGACGGACGAGCAGATCAAAGAATGGTTGCAGTCCAAAGAGACGCGATGGGCACTCGACGGCTCGCTCGGCGACGCTCTCAGAGCACTCGGCGAAAGGTTTGCGATAGAGGCCGCGCATCTGAATGAGTAGGAGTGAGACCCATGACATCAGTGATGGCGCGAACATGTTCGTCGTGTACCCTGTGCTGTTGTCTCGTGCCGGTCAAAGAGATCGGGCTGCCGGCCTTCACACAATGTCCGCAGCTGCAGCCGATGCCCGCCGCGAAGCCGGGCTGCGGGATCTACGCGCAGCGCCCGCGCTCGTGCCGCAACTGGTCGTGCTTGTGGCTCAAAAATGTTGATTGGGATGACGAGCTGCGCCCCGACCGCTGCGGCGTCGTGTTCGACGAGGTGCCCGACATCATCCGCATCCAGGACAAGGAACATCCCTGCATGCAGGGCTGGGTGCGCCCCGGTATGCCTGAGGATTTCTGGCAGCGCCAGCCGGTCCTCGCGGTCGTGCTGGCAGCCCTCGATCAGAAGCTCGCAATACTGTTCCGGCGCGGTCCGCACAGCGCCTTCGCGGTGTGGCGCGGTGCAACGGGCGAGCTGTGCTTCAGCCCCTCGGGTGAGCCGCGATCGATGGAGCCGGACGAGAGCCGGCTGCGACGGGCCAGCAAGATGATCGCAACCGCTGGAGGGGACTGATGATCCGCTGGCGCGCGCTCCTCGACCATTGCAACGTCGCGTGGCTCGACCGCGGGCGCAATCTGTCGCGCGGTTGGCTCGCGATCAAGTGTCCGTGGTGCGGACCCGCCGATCCCAGCGCCCATCTCGGGATCAACGAAGAGAGCGGAATCTACCACTGTCTGCGCAACAACGCGCATCGCGGCAAGTCGCCATATTACCTGCTCGCCGCGCTTGGGGTGCCGCGGCGCACGATCGACGATGTCCTCGTGGCCTATTCATCGGGTCTGCCGGTTCGTCCAGCTCCGCCGGTGGAGATCCCGCGATCGCGGTTTGCTCAGCGCTGGGCATCGTTCGCGCCTGCGGCGCACGACGCGCGGGCGCTCGAATACCTTCGAGCCCGTCATTTCTGGCATCCGCGGCGCACGGCCGAGACGTTTGATCTGCGGGTCGGCAGAGGCAATTACGCTGCGCGGCTGTGGTTCCCGCTGCTGGCGGGCGAGGATGAGGTCGTTGGGTTCACCGGGCGCGCGATGACCGACATCCAGCCGCGGTATTACACCGAGACCGCCACTCATGTGCTCTACATTCCGCGCGCTCCGCGCCCTAACGATCGGATAATCATCCTGGTCGAAGGGCCATTCGACGCGTTGCGGCTTGCCGATGCGACGATTGATCGTTATGATGTTTTTGTTGCCGCACTCTGTGGGGCAGCGCTGACAGAAACCAAGAAACGCCAAGTCCGTTGGCTGTCCGATACCATTCCCCGCTTGTTTCTCGTTCTCGACCGCATCTTGAGCGACGCGACAAAAACGCCGACTGAAATCAATGATGCTCAGATTACCGCCGTAGATGCCAATCGCTTGGTAAAAGAGCTGCACATCTCTACGGGTCAGCGCACTGAGCTGCCCGAGGGGATCAAGGATCCGGGGGAAATGACCAACCATGACATTTACCAATGGTTGAACCGCCTCCTCGCCTGACGCGTCCGCAGTATCAGCCGTTGTGGCAGGGACCTTTCGAGGCGTGGTCGCGGCAGTTTGTCGCCAAGAACCATTGGCGGGTCGCGGCGCTGTGTGAATTCGACGACGCAGTGCAGGAGTGCGCCGTGGTATTTGCGCGTTGCGCCAAATTGTACTACGGCAAGGTCGACAATGCGGCGTGGTTCATGGCGCTCTACAAGGCCGCGGTCGTCAACTATTTCAATACCTTGGCGAAGAAAAATAAAAAGGCTGCAGAGAGCAGCAAGACCGCGCCGCCGCGCTATGCTGACGGCGAGGCTGTCGACTGGTCGAGCGGGCCGCTATTGGCGCTGCTCAACCAAGCTTCCGTCGAGCTGCGGGAAGTGCTGATCGTCATCGCTGCCGCGCCGAGCGAATTGCTGACCCTGATGCTGGCGGGCTCGAAAAGCGACGCGGCGGCATGGTCGCGCGCCTTGTGCCGCTTGGCGCGGACCAGGCGGGTGCGCAACGACCTGCTCTTTGAGTTGCGCAACCTGCTCGAATGATTCAGTATATCCATGAAAGGGAGAAATCGGCGTGCCTACCGCATTCGAAGCTCTGCTAGCCACTGCGCGCAAAGCCAAAGCTCGGTTTTTGCCGCTCGGCAAAGACGAAGACGACGCGGCATACTTCAGCCGCCTGGCGCAGGCTGTGTCGGCGTCGACCAAAGAGGCGTTCGACGCGATGCCGGCTGCTGCGCAGACTTGGTTTGACGAGACTGCCGATGCGCTGTCGGAGGGGCGGCAGCTCATGCCGCCCGAGGGCTACAATCGTGATTTTTTTGCCCCCGTGAAAGAGCACAAGCCGGTAATGATGCGGCCGGTCGCCAACCGGCCGTCAGCTGCTGCGGCAGAAGCCGCGGAAACGGCAGCGGTGGAAACCGAGGCCGAAGCCGATGAGCCTGCGGTTGATGAAGATGAGCCCGAGACGGTAGTAGACGAACCGCCGAAGGCGGCGCGAAAAAGGGTGGCGCGCGGCGTCGCGGCGGCGCCTGTCCCGACACGCGGACGCGTGCGCAAGGCGGCGAGCCCGCCGGTTGTGGACGGGCCGGTTTCGATCGCGACTCGGACCCGCCAGCTCGTCATCGCCAATGAGAAGGCGTCGCCGGACGAGATCCTCAAAATGCTGCGCGACGAGGGCATCGACATGACCGAGCGGCGTCAGACGGTCACGGCGGTTCGCTATGTCACGCTGCTGACCCTAAGACTCGCGCGGGAAGCGGGCAAGATGCGTTAGGGCGATGATTTTATGTACGTCTGACTTGCATTTAACAGATCGCGCCGAAGATGACTACCGGTGGGCGGTCTTCGACGCGATCGCCGCGAGCCTCGATCGCTATCCAAGCATCACGGCGATCTACATCCTCGGCGACGCCTGGGACCGCCGCGACCGCCACAGCGCGGTGCTGGTCAACCGCACGGTGACGGAATTCACCAGGATTGCCGAGCGCGTGCCGCTGACCGTGCTGCGCGGCAACCACGACACGCCATTGCGCGACCCGGCATTCTGGCAATTCCTCAACGAGTTCAGAGACCTCGATTATGTCACTGAGCCGACCGTTCGCCAACGCCTGCTGCTCGCGCCGTTCACCGCGACCCCGAAGCAGACGTGGCACGGCATCCGCTTTCGCGACCATGCGGCGCTGTTCATGCATGCGACAGTCTCGGGGGCGGTGTTTGAGAACGGCACGGTCATGGAGCACGCCGATTTTCCGCTCCTCCCGCGCAGCCTCAAGGTTTACAGCGGCGATGTCCACGTCCCGCAGCAAATCGGCGGCATCACCTATGTCGGCGCGCCGCATCCGATCCGCTTTGGCGACCGGTATAAGTGTCGTATGTTGGTGCTCGACGACCATTTCGATATCGCGCACGAGATCATCCTGCATCCACAGCAGAAGATCATGGCCGACATCACCAGCCTCGCCGACTTGATTTATTTGGGAGCTGCACCCGGGGATCAAGTGAAGATCCGGTTTGCCGCCTCGCCTGCCGATGTCGAGAACTGGGGACAGATCGAGGCCGCGCTGGCGAGCTGGGCCGTCGACAATCGAGTCACCATTACCGGCACTGAGGTTGCGTTGACTGCTCCCCGACCCGGCGGCGCATTGGAGGTCCTGGGGACACCCGAACAGATTTTGCGCGATTTTGCGGCGCACGAGCGGCTCACCGAAGAGCTGTTGACCACGGGATTGAGCTTGCTCACAGAGGTTCAAGGGTGACAGTCGAATGACTGTACAAATTCTCGTTGGGCACGTTCTTTCGCGTCTCAGAGAATTGCCTGACGAGAGCGTGCACTGCGTCGTCACCTCGCCGCCATACTACGGCCTTAGATCCTACGGCGTAGAGCCGCAGGTATGGGGCGGCGGTAAGGATTGTCGACACGATTTTCAAATGGAGGAGATCGGCACCGAGATCGGAAAAGGCAACTGGACACAAGCGACGGGCGGTTCTGACTGGGCCGCCGGTGTGCGTAACAAGGTGACGGCCGAGCATCGCGAACCGATTCGCGAGGTCAAAGAGCGTGGCTTCTGCCGCCGCTGTGGCGCCTGGCGCGGCGACCTGGGGCTGGAGCCGACAGTCGAGTTGTACATCGCCCATCTGGTCGAGGTGTTTCGCGAGGTCCGCCGGGTGCTGTGCAAGGACGGCACGCTGTGGGTGAATCTGGGCGATTCTTACGCTGGCGGCGGTGGGTTTTCGGCTGGAGCGCCATCATCGGAGCATAGCAAATCCGGGAAGTACGGCACGCTTGGCGCATTGAAGAGCGGCGGCATTAAACCAAGCGGTACGATCAAGCCGAAGGATCTGTTGCTAATGCCGGCGCAGCTGGCGCTGGCGCTGCGGGCCGATGGGTGGGTGCTGAGATCGGAGATTGTGTGGGCGAAGGCTGCGCCTATGCCAGAAAGCGTGACCGATCGGGCCACGTGCGCGCATGAGAAAATCTTTATGCTCGCGAAATCGAATCAAACGACATTCTGGACGCACCGCGACCACGCAGGATCGAGGACGAAGCCGGCGCCGGATTATCGTTGGGTCGACCACGACAACGATGATACGGAGACGGACATCGAGCCACCAAACTGGCGCACGGAGCCTGCCGCAGTCAAAGTGCCGGCACACCCAAAGAATTCGTTCAGCTCGGATACTGACGACTCCAATAGAGCGCCAGGCATGTCGTGGGCTGGGCATTTCCGCAAGCGCTGGTCACGCATCAACCTCTGGGCCGCGCACGATTATTTCTTCGACAACGAGGCGGTGAAGGAAGAGGCGGAATATCCGAATGGGCCGAATGCACCCGACGCCATCAAGTCGCCCTATGGGCAGGGGTTTATGCGCCGGGCGCCGCTGATCAGCGAGAACCGCAAGGATCTGAGATCGGATATTGAGAGCCGTCACCGATCGTCAATCGATGGCGGCCAATCGCTACAGGTCAAACCGGACGGCAAGCGCAACATGCGCAACGTCTGGCACCTCGGCCCCGAGCCCTTCCCCGAGGCGCACTTCGCAACATACCCGACCGAGATCCCGCGCCGCGCGATCCTCGCCGGCACCAGCGCTAAGGGTGTCTGCCCGAAATGCGGGGCGCCTTGGGTGAGGGTGGTTGAGAAGAAATCATTCGCTCGCGCGATGGATCGGCTTTACGGCGGAACGCTCGGTCACAATCCGAGCGGTACGGTTCCCGGCAGTAATACGCGCGGCTGCCCAGATCCGGAGACGCAGACCATTGGCTGGCGCCCCTCCTGCTCCTGCGATGCGGGCGATCCGCAACCGGCCACAGTGCTCGACCCGTTTCTCGGCAGCGGCACTACTGCGATGGTCGCCAATTGGTTTGGTCGTGATTGCATCGGCATCGAATTGAACGAGGAGTATGCGGTAATGGCTGAATACCGCTCCCGTGGAGAGCCGCCGCCGCCGTCCGAATTGGCTGTTCCGACCGCGTTCGGCGCGCTGCTGCATTGGTGAAACTGTGAAAGCGCGCGACCTACATCGCGACCTCGATCTGTTTCGCCTGCTGGTCAGCCGCAACGCGATGTCACCGGCGTACCGCGCGCTGGTCCTGGCCAAGGACCATGTCCGCGGCTGCGCGCCGTTCGGCGCGATGCGCTGCGCCGCGGCGCTGGGGTTTGCCGACGAAGTCTGGGTCGACGGCGACGACTTTCTCAAGGTTATCGCGTCCTTGCCGGACAAAGAGTTCACCGCCGAGATCCGCGACCACGCGCTGCACTGGGAATGCCTCGAAGATGCGCATGAAGGTCGAGCGCAGCGCGTGCTGATCCGCGGGCATCTGGCTTTGATGACCGAGCAGCTCGACGTGCCGCCGCCGGTTTACGACCATGACTTGTCGAGCGATCCGGTCTCCGAGCATTTTGGTGCCGGGCTCGAATTAGGATCATTGTCGTGCGGGCCGATAGCGATGCGCACGCTCGGGCTCTATGGCGTGCAGATCAAGAATGTCGGCGACCGGGCTTATGCCTATGCCAGCGACGACACGACAATGTCGGGATGCTCGCTCGGCGGCCCGCTGTTCACCAGCGATGGAGCGCCCGGCATCATCACGTTGTCGCTCAACGCCACGGCGCTGCTGGCAGCGGTGGTCAAGCGCGACAAGACCGCTTATCTGGCGGCTGACAACGCGTCGCTCTACTGCCTGACCGAGAACGGTGGCGTGCTGGCGACCGAGCTGCTGCTCAACCAAGCCGATTCGCTGCGCGGCGACATCGGTGCGCTGCTCGCCCGGTTTGCCGGTTCGCAGCACGCGCTGCGCCTGCATCGCGACGCGGTGGCGGCGTTTCTCCGCCGGGCCGAGGCATTGGCCGAGCAGCAGCGCGACGCGGTTGTCGAATTCTCCGTGGTCGATGGTGAAACCCGTTTGGCATTTAACGAGCTGACCGGGTCGACCGAAGAATACCATGTGGTCCCCGACAGCGACCCCGATCTCAACATCCCCCCGGTACGGGTGGATGCCGACCGCATCGCCAAGGCGCTCGGTCACGCCGACCGGATGGTGTTTGATTATGCCGTCAGCGACAAGATTCTGATCCTCCGCGGGGACCACGATTTTGCTTTTGCCATCTTTGGCAGGCGCGATCGTGAATAGCCGTAGAAATCGCCGCCCGCGCCCGCTGAGCCGCCTCTCTGACGGGAGCGCGGCATACATGGCTCAGCCCGCCTCGTGCCTCCCAGCGTCAGGAGAACGGCTTGTAGAGCATTTTGTCGGTAATTTTTACAGGGTGGAAACAGCCGGCTTGCGCGAATGGTGTGCCGGCGCAACGGCTCGGTGTTCAAGCACCCGATTCGTGCCCGATTCGTTCTGTAAAAAGATTTTACACTCGCGTTTAACGAGTGCCCGGCACAACCCGGAAAATCCCAGCAAATCGGTCATTTTTCGCAAATGGCATAGAGCTTGCTCTAAAGGCTTGCAGGGGTTGTTCCGTGCTCTATTGTGGGGCGCGTGAGACAATGAAACAGAGGATGTCATGAAAAATCTGTTGCTCGCGGGTGCGGTTGTTACCAGCGTTTGCGCCGCCGGGTCATCCGCTCGCGCTAGTGAGATCTTTTTCGGCTCGTTTCCAACGCCGGGCGGGTGCGGCGCGATCGTTGCCGGCGACCAAGGCGCGGTTTGCCCCTCGGGATTGCAATTTGCCGGCGGCACCGCGGGCACCTTGACAGTCAGCGGGACTCTTGGCAATCCCAACACCAGCGCTGTGGCTTTCACGACGTTCAAGGGTACGCAGAATGCGCTCGACGAGCAGGGCATCGGCGAGAACAACCTAGGTCCCCCGGCCCCGTGCAACACCACCGACTGCGAGATCGGCGGCGGCGCTTCGGTGGTGGTCGCTGCGGGCATGCCGCTCAGTCAGGTCGATGTTATCGTCAGTTCGGTGCAGGGCTTCGAGTCGTTCAACGTCTGGGCGGGCAATTCTCGGGGCTCTTTGGTCGAAATCGCAAGCGGGCTGAACGCCAGCAATTGCGTTTTGTTCCCTGGTCAGACCGACGTGTGTGTAGTCGATCTGACGACACCGGCCACGACGATCGCGATCGAGTCGAACAATTCGCTCGTGGCCGCAGCTGACGTGCTGTTGGCGGCGGTCTCGACCGCGGCACCGACCGGCGTCTCCGAGCCCGGCTCGCTGGCGATCCTTGGCGGCGCGTTACTGTCTCTCGGCTGGATGATTCGACGGCGCTGGCAGTCGTAGGCTGCGGCAGCGCTTCTTTATGTGCTACGCCTCGATTGGGGCGCGGATTGAAACCACTAAGCCACGAGCGGTGAGAGAACCATAGTAGGCGAGCGAGCCAACAAGGCGGAGGGCACCACTGAGCCAGAGCGAGCCACGAGGGGGGCTTTTAACATGCGTTGGACGATGCGCCGCAAAGCCAACGTGATCGAGGCGATCGAGGAAGGCCGGATCGACGAGGCAACGGCGCTGCGGCAGTATGAGCTTTCTCGGGAAGAACTGGCCGAGTGGCGGAGGTATTACGACCCGCATGGTGTGACGGGACTAAGGGCGACGTGGACGCAGCGCTACCGCCTGGCAGACACCAAGCGGCGCAATGGCGAATCCTAAGCCGCGCGTGGTCGTTGACGAGACCGCTTTTCGCGACCTTGTCGACGGCCGCGCGGTCGCCCTGACCCTCAGCGACGGAACCAAGTTCGACATGATCCTGTCCGACATCGGCTGGGCGCGCATGCTGCTGACGATCGATGATGCTCGCGGTCTTCCCCGCAATATCGTGAGCCTTGATCCAGAAGACGACGATGACTGAAGCGCATTGCCGATGGTACTGCTACCCCAGTCATGGTCCTCCTGTACAAAAGCGGGCAATGCCCAGGTAGCTCAGCTGGTAGAGCACCGGATCTGTAATCCGCGAGGCGTCGGTTCAAATCCGGCCCTGGGCGCCAAGCTGTCTTTTAGGCCACCTGTTTTACGTCAAGCGCTGACGCATCATGTCCGCGAAGTCGAGGTAATGCCTGCTCATCTCCAAGAACAGATCGCAGAGTTCATCGGGCTGCTCGTTGTTCTTGGACATTCTCGCCAAGCCCGCCATGTCGCGGGCGGCCTCCTGACAGTGCTCTATCCAACTCAGCACCTCGGGGGAAGTGCTGACTTTTCTTAATTCGATGGCAGTGCAAATGAGCAGCTTGATCATCGCATCGATACTGTCGATCAACTGATCTTCCGCCGCTCTGTCTGATTTCCTGCTCATTTGCACGCGGGGCTCCTAAACTTTTGAACGAGGCAGATCTTCGAGCTTGACTGGGTTTACGCACGACCCGGTCGCATGCGCACCTCGGCGGTCGGGGCCAGCCGGTTGATTTCATCCACGCGTAACGGCTTTCTCCAATGCATGGCCACTGCGGCCATAGCAAGCACGGCAGTCAGCTGCTCTTCAATCCATGGGTCTGCGGTGCCGAGACCGTAAGCTATCCGGTCACGTGCCGCTTCAGCCTTGCGCAGTGCGGCCCGGCTCCAACGGAGCACGGGAATCGGCGGCTGACCCCGATGACCCCACAGCGCGATGCTGAGATGGTATAGCGGCCGACCGCCGGCATAAACACTTCATTCTTGTCCTATATTGCAGGTCAGCACAAAGCTCAGCCGGTCTTCCCGCCAACCGTGGTCGCGAGTGATGTCACGGTCTGGGTCGTAGACCGGGTGCGCCAGAGCGTAGGCTACGTGACTGTTCATCTGGCAAATCCTTTTCGATTTCGTCTGCCATCCTGCGGAGCAACGCCGGCAAACTTAGTGTCGTGGCCTTGTCTGCCTGGACACTGAAACCGCTGCCGTGTCTCCCGTTGAAAACGATAACGATCACCCCTTCTGCGTTTGTGTTTTCGCGAACGGTCGTGGCGAAATCGTCGTACTTCCCTGGTCCTTGGGCCAATGTTTGTCAACTCCTCCTCGTGGCCGGGGGGGTAAGGAACGGCAGCTGCCGCCATCGTAAATCGATTCAGTAGGTTCTGTACAGAGGTGCAGTTTGAAACGTGTATAAGTAGGTGGTTGGGAGGGGACCGATGGGATTCTTTTTTCCTGAGGGGATTGCGGTTCCGCAGCGCGTCGAGCGGCGTGAGCGCATGGTCAAGTTCAGAAGCAACGAGCCCTCTGCCCGGGGCTGCGACGCCTGCACATTGCAGAAGACTTGGGTGCAGCTGACCACGCCGCAGATGCCGATCGACGGGGCAGAGCGCAGCGATATTCTGGTCGTCGGCGAGGGTCCCGGCGAAGAGGAAGACTTCCGGGGCCGACCGTTTGTCGGTCGAGCCGGTGCGCTGCTTCGCAGAGTCATGCCGATGCGCCAGAGCGAGCGGATCGCGATGACCAACGCCGTGCGCTGCCGCCCGATGACCGCCAGCCGCGACAACCGCGTTCCGACTGCCCGCGAAGTCGAGGCCTGCTCGATCCATCTCGAAAACGACATTGCCGCCGGTAATTACACCGCGATTTTGGGGCTGGGCGGCGCCCCGCTGGCGCGGTTTTTCACTGAAGCGACGATCACCCAGTCGCATGGGCTCAAGTTTCCGGTCGCGATCGGCGGCAAGGTATTGTGGTATTATCCAACCTTGCATCCCTCCTTTGTCAATCGCACCGGCGGCGACAAGTCGCCGATGCTCCCGGTGTTCGAGAACGACATCAAGACGTTTTTTCGCGATGTCGACCATTGGCCGAAGCCGGTCATCGAGAACGTCACTGCCAAATCCGTGACGTGCGCCTATGACGAGGACGAGGCCGCCGCGCTCTGTCGGCGGATGCTCGCCGCTGGAAAGCCGATCGGGTTCGACATCGAGACCAACGATCTGCGCCCCAACGTCAAGGGCGCGGCGATCATGACCGCGGCGGTTTCCGATGGCGCGGCCACGGTGGCTTGGCCGGTCAGCCACCCCGAACTGCCCAATGATTGGGGACTTCCGCTCGCGCTCAACATGACGCAGCGCTTGCGCTGGGTGGCGCATCATGCCGGGTTCGAGCTGGCGTGGCTGACCGAGCACGCCCGCCGCCAGTCGATCCCCTGGGAGCCGGCAGCCGGGTTTGACGATTCGATGGTCGCGGCGCGCCTGTATCAGCGCCGCGCGTCGTGCCTCAATCTCGGGGTCTTGACCCGATTGTACTGCGGTGTCAACGTCAAGCGCCTCTCCGACATCAACCCGAACAAGATCGCCGAGACCCCGCTGTCGGAAGTGCTGCCGTACAACGGACTGGATGCGTGGGGCTCGTGGCAGATCCTCGACCGGCTCGGCGACCGCGTCGACCCCGACAATTACCGATCGATCATCGAGACGATCCAATCGGTCACCGAGATGCAATTGCTCGGTCTCGATGTCGACCGCGCCGCGGCGACGGAATTGCTCGGCGAGTGGCAGGGACGGGCGCAAGCCGCAGCGTTGCGTGCGATGACGGTGTACGAGGTCAAGCGCTATACCAAGGATCGCGAGTTCAACATCGGGTCCAACGAGCAGGTCGGCGAAGCCCTGGTGACCTATGGCCGGGTGACCTTGCCCAAGACGCCGGGCGGGCAATACTCGACCGACGACAAAACATTGACCGATGCCGCGCCCGACAACCCGCTGGTCAAGGACGTGCTGGAATACCGCCATGCCAAGAAGATGGAGTCGACTTATGTCCTCCCGGTCCTCGCCGCCGCCGAGCGGTTTGTCGACGGGCGGCTGCACCCGGTCTACAGCACCAGCTTGACCCATACCCTTCGGTTATCGTCCGAGGACGTGAACATTCAGAATTTTCCAAAGCGCAAAGACCACGAGCTGCGCCGCCCGGTCGTCCCGCCGAAGGGCTGTCTGTGGGCATCGGCGGATTGGGGGCAGTTGGAAGCCCGAGTCTATGGGATGGCGTCGAAAGACCCCGCGCTGTGCGATTCGATCATCGCCGACGAGGACATTCACAGCTACTGGCTCAATGTTATCCTCGAAGCCTATCCGCCCTACTTCGACCGGCTCGCCAGCAAGGTCACGCCCAACGACACCGAAGCCCAGATCCGCAAGGGCGGTCGCGACATCATCAAAAGCGACTTTGTCTTCGCCACGTTTTTTGGGACTACGGCGCGCAACGTCAGCGAACGCACCGGCATCCCCCCAGACATCGCCACCGAGGTCCTGGGATTGTTTTGGCGACGCTATGCCGCCGCTCATCGGTGGCTCAAAGGCCAGCGTTCAGGCTATCGCGACAACGCGGCGGTGCGCAATCTGTGTGGGGTCGAGCGCTACGGGATCATGCTCGGAAACGAGCCGATCAATCACCCGATCCAGTCGACTGCGGCGCGCCTCGTCCTCGAAGCACAGAACGAGGTGTTCGGTCTGGCGAAGCGGCACGGCGATCTTCACTTCATGCCGCGGATCAATATTCACGATGATCTCGTCTTTGCGTTGCCCGACGACAGCGACCTGATGATCACCTACATCAAAGAGATCTCCAAGGTGTTGACCAAGGTCCGGTTCGACTGGCAGATCGTACCGCTGAAGGTTGAGTGGAAGGTCGGGGCGAATTGGGCCGATCTCGAAGCGGTCCACGAGTTCACCGGCGACTACCGCCGCAAAGCGCGATAAAGCGATGTATAATTAAAATGCCAAGCGGAGCCATGGAATGGGATTTGGATCACCGACTTTGAGCGAAGCCGGGCCTGGCGGTGCCCCACTTGGCGCGCGGATCCCGCGCCTTGTGGGGCACTCACGTGAGCAGCGGAAATAAACCATGCAGACCGACGGCGCCGCGCAACCGCTCATCGTGCGTCACCGCCCTGCCACGTTTGACGGGGTGTGGGGCCACAAAGCCATCGTCGACGCGCTGCAGCGGCGGATTACCGGTGATGGGCGTCCACACGCCTACCTGTTCACCGGGAAGTCCGGGGTCGGCAAGACCACCCTGGCGCGGATCATCGCCCATACCCTGAACTCCGAGATCCTCGAAATCGACGCGGCGTCGAACAACGGGGTCGATGCGATGCGCGCGCTGGTCGACATCGGGTACTACATGTCGCCCGGTGCCGGCTCGCGGATGATCATCCTCGACGAATGTCACATGTTGTCGCGCTCGGCCTGGAATGCGGCGCTCAAGGTCTTGGAGGAGCCGCCCAGCCATCTCTATCTGGCGTTGTGCACGACCGAACTGTATCGTGTCCCGGAGACCGTCGTCACGCGCTCGTACCATGTCAAGCTCGACCGGCTCAGTGATCTCGACATCGAGGACTACCTGATCGACATCCTCATCAAAGAAGAGTGGGATGTCGACAAGGACGTTTTCCGCCTCGTCGTCAAAGAGGCCGAAGGCAGCCCGCGATTGGCGCTCGCGCTCCTGCAGGAATGCTACGACGCGCCGAACGAAGCCGAGGCCAAGCGGATCATCGCGACCGCCGGATCGAGCGCCCCGTTGCTGCAGATCATCGATCTGGTGATGCGGGGCGACGGGAATTGGAAGGAGCACATTCAGCCGCTGCTCGGGCAAATCCCGGACGACGATTTTTCCGAGGCGGGGATCACCGGGGCGTGTCGCCGGATCATCGGCTGGATCAGAAATGCCGAGACCGAGAACCAGGCGCGGCGCTATTGGAGTTTTCTGGCCTATCTGACTTATCCGGCGCACTCCTACGATCCCAAAAGTTTGTTTTATACCGCGCTTGGGCGGATGCTGTGGAGTAATGAATGATTATCGGAGTGCTCGGCGGCATGGGATGCGTGACATGACCGAACCGCGCGACTCATCGCTCAGCGCATGCATGCAAAAATATTACGAGTTGCGGCGCCACCTCGGGATCGATCTCCTCGAACTCGACCATGCCTTTATGGTCACGCCGACAATTTTGCAGAGCGCCGGGGAGCTGGCGGCGGAGGCGGACCGCGACGAAGCCGTGGCCAAGCACAACTTCGACATCGCCAAGGGCGAAGCCGGCGAGCGGCTGCGCGCGGTGCGCGCCGGGATTTCGGAAGCCCGGCTGGCGACCTTGGTGCCGCTCGACAACGAGGTCAAAAGCGCCCGCAAAGCCGTCGAACTCGCGACTTTCGAGTCGTCGATCTGCACGTCGCTGTATAAAGCGTTTGACGCACAATGGCGGATGGTGAATAAAGCAGTCGACATGATCGCGGCCGGATATGTCAACCCCGAGCAAGCCCATCTGCAGCGGCGGGCCGAGATCAATCGTGCGCGACGAGCGGCGCAGACCGACGCTCCGATGAAACCACTTGTCCGGCCTAGCTGATGCATAGCCCGATTGACGATACAGTTGTTCGTGCGCTGACCGACACCAGCCGGGTGCTGCAGCAGGTCAGTCTCGCGATCGACGGCGGCATGGAACGGTTGGATCTCGTGTTGGACACGGCACCGGCGCTGTCTCGCCCAATTCTCGAAACGCTTATGCGCGCGCTCGGCGACTGCAACGACGGAGTGGGTCAAGCCGCCAAGACGTTCCGCAGTGCTCTGGAGCAGGTGCAGCTGCTTGCGTTTCCGCCCGACGGCCATGCTTGACATCGCGCGCTACGCAGTCGCCGCAGTCGTCGCGCTGCTGGTGTTTTACGTTCTGCTCAGAGTCGGTACTCTGGCGATCCTCCGCTCGATCGCCGAGTTTCGCGCCGCGGAAAATGCGCAAAAATCTTCCCCGATCAAACGCAAAGTCGAAGAAAAACCGGTATAATCTATTAGACTGTTCCGAACCGGAGGAGTTCCGATGCCTGCATTCAAATACCGGGTACGCTCGCGCGAGGATATGGATAAACGCGCCAATCAAAGCGGCAGTGATTTCGAGGGTTGGCTGAAGGACGAATATCGGATGTATACCCCGACCAAAGGGGAGAACTGCATTCGGATACTGCCGCCTTCGCCGGCTTGGGATGAGACGCATTACAGCATGGACGTTTGGGTGCACTTTAGCGTCGGTCCCGAACGCGCATCGGTCATTTGTCTGTGGAAGATGAATGGTCAGCCTTGTCCGGTCTGCGAAGAGCGCGCACGCGCCGAACGGGCGCGCGACGAGGAGACCGCCAAGCCGCTCAAACCCTCGCGACGGGTGTTGATGTTTCTGATCAACCGCAAGGACGAGGCACAGGGTGTGCTGGCCTGGGGCATGCCGTTTACCCTGGACCGTGACATTGTCAAAGCGTCGAAGGATCGCTCGACCGGTGAATACTTTTTTATCGACGAGCCCGAGCAGGGATACGACATTTATTTTGACAAAGAGGGCGAGCAGCTGATGACCAAATATACCGGTGTCGCACGCGCGCAGCGCGCCAGCTCGATCAATCCCAAGCATCTCGATTGGCTGGCCGACAATCCGCTTCCCGAGGCCTTGCGATGGCGTGATTACGACGAGGTCAAGCGTCTGTACGAGGGGGCCGGGCGCGGTGAGGCGCGTCCGCAAGAGTCGGCGCGCCCGCAAGAGTCGGGGCGTTCACAAGAGCGCCCGCAAGAGTCGGGGCGTCCGCAGTCGGGACGTTCGCAGTCGGAGCGTCCGCAAGCATCGGCGCGTCCGCAAGCGCGTCCGCAAGCTCGGGACGAAGACGACGAGGACATCGACGACAGCATAGACGACAACGATTACCGCGGCGCTGCCGGGCACTCTGGTACGGTAGCCGAGCCGCCGCCGCGCGACGAGCCGTTCGCGCGGACCGCGCCTCTCCGGCGCCCCAGCGCAGCCAAGCCGCAAGCCGAGGATGCTCCGCCATTCGAACCGGGGCCAAAGCCGCGCGACAATGGCGCTGGGAAGTCGACATCCGGGGTCTCGCGCGCGGATGAGTTGCGCGCCAAATTCCGTTCCGGGTAGGAGGCGACCAAATGAGCGACATCACACGCCGGTATCACCGTGATAATCCGCAGAGCGCGGCGGCCAACAAGCGCGCCAACAAGTACAAGTATCAAGCCCTCATCGTGTGGTTTCTCAAATCACGAGGTTGGCGCGGCGCGACTTGTGACGAGGCGATAATGGCGATCGACCCGCAAAAGCATCAGAGCATCTCGCCGCGCTTTACCGAGCTGAAGCAGGACGAGGTGATCGTTCCGAAAATCATTTGGGGTGAAGGCCGCGACGCAGTCCCGGAAACGCGCCCGACGCGGACCGGAAGTGACGCGGTGGTGTATGTTCTGGCGCCCGGGCTCGAACCGCCGGACCACTGGACGGTAGAGGACATCCAGAAATGGCTGATGTCGTGCCCGCGGCGTCGACACAGTGCGTGACATGGCACTGAAACCTGATCGCCACGACCGGCCCAGGAAACGGCACGGGATGACAGTCATTCCGCTGTCGATGGTCGAGCGCAATCTGCAGACCATCAATCAGGCGATCGACGAGCTTGGCGGCTATCCAGATCCGTTCCGTAGCTCAGACGATGAGTATCGCGCGTATCACGATCGAGTGAAGCAGATCGTCGATTGGCAGTCGGCTGGAATGCATGAGGCGCTGGAACGCCGGTCTACCGATCTACTGGCTGATACGCGAGCCCTGATGTGCGAGCTGGTGTTGTATCTGGTCCTGGAATCAAAATTTCACCAGTCACAAGCAGCTGAACATGCGGCCGAGCTTGATTTCCGTGATGGTAATTTGTAAACCCTAATGCCCGTCACCCGCATGACCCGCCCCGCGGCGCCGCCGCCGCGCGTGTTCCCGACCGGCTCGACTTTGCTCGATCTGCAGAACGGCGGTGGCTGGGCGCTGGGCCGTGTGGTCAACGTGGTCGGCGATTCGTCGTCCGGCAAAACTCTGCTGGCGATCGAGGCGTGCGCCAATTTCGATCGGCTCTACGGGGTCGAGGCGATCCGCTATGTCGAGAGCGAGTCGGCGTTCGACCAGGATTATGCGCTGACCCTGGGATTGCCGCCCGGCATCGCGGTGATCAGCGACCAGATCCATACCGTCGAGGATTTCGGCGACGATCTCAGTGATTTTCTCAAGCGGGTCGATGGCCCCGCCGCGCTCTACTGCCTCGATTCGGCGGATGCATTGTCGAGCAACGCCGAGGTCGAGCGAAAGATCGGCACCGCGACTTACGGAGCCGACAAAGCCAAGGCCTTCTCGGAGATCTTCCGCCGCCACATCGCCGAGGTTGGCAAGAAGAATTGTTGTTTGTTCATCATCAGCCAGACCCGCGACAACATCGGCAACATGTTTGTCCCGAAGACCCGCTCGGGGGGAAAAGCCCTGCGGTTCTACGCCAGTCAGGAAGTCTGGCTGCACGAAGTGCAGAAGGAGCGGCGGCAGGCATTGGGCGGGGTCGAACGCGTGGTCGGCATCCATGTCCGGGCGCAGAACAAGAAGAACAAGATCAGCCTGCCGTTCTACGAAATCGACTTCCTGCTGCTATTCGGCTATGGCGTCGACGACGAATTGTCGATGGTCAGCTGGTTGAAAAAGAACAAGGCCGACTCCCGCGATCTCTCCGAGCCGTTGGAGCGCTATGGTCTGGCGATCCGCAAAGCCCGCGACCGGCGGGATCTGGCGGTGTTGTCCGAGTATGCCGGGGAATTGCGTGCGGCGACGCGCGCCCGCTGGCTGGAAATCGAGGAGGCGTTCAAACCGCCGATCGCCAAGTATGCCAGATGACCCGCGTCTGGCTAAGGGGATACCGATGCAAATCCGCCGATTTGGGACCATTACCACGGGGTTGGGTGTTTCTTACGATCGGGCGTTGGACGCTCTCATTGTACTGGGTGCGAGAAAAAGGTGCTCGGCGCGAACCAACCCCCGACTACGATTCAATTCCGTGAGGACGGCCCGAATACCACGGTGACACATGATCCTACCGGCGCAAACCATCCGTACCCTCGGCATCCTCACCCCGTGTTGTGAACGGACTCGCCTACACGGGGTCACCTACGGCCTGGGACCGGCGGGTTACGACCTGCGCACCGCCGAGGACATCACCCTGTGGCCGAGCAGCTCCGCCCGCGTCGACGCCATCGAGCGCTTCGACATGCCAAACGATGTCATGGGGTTACTCTACTCGAAGTCGACCTGGGCACGCCTCCACATCGAGCACGCGGCCACCGTCATCGAACCGGGCTGGCGCGGAACCCTGCGGCTGGAGGTCAACATGCACTATGGCGACAAACCGATCACGATCCGCCGGGGGACGGGGATCGTGCAGGCCGTCTTTTTTCGTCTGGAGAGCGCGACCGAACAACCCTACGAAGGCAAGTTCCAGGCCCAGGGACCGGGACAAGACGCCATCTTCGACCCGCCATGACGACGCTGTACTGCAACTTTTGCGGCAAGTCGCAGCACGAGGTCGCCCCGATGGTGTACATCTGCGACGCGTGCGTCGACCTGTGCCACGCCATTGCGCATCCGCCGGATGCGGCAACGACCGACAAGCAGCCGATACCGCCGCCGCTCGACGAGGGGCTGCGGCTGGCCAAGATAGCGATAGAAACGCTGTGCGATCTCTGTGACTGGATGCGCGAGCATCAGAAGCATTGGACGACACCGGAGGACGAGGATTGAACCGTTGAAGCTGTGCAAGGATTGTAAATGGGCACTGAACCGGGGAGCGGAGCTGGGCACCCCTCGCCCCTACGACTGGAGTTGTCGGCACCCGGCTGCGCTGCAGCCCCCGCTCGCCGATTATGTCACCGGAACCCCGCAGCAGCCGCACCCGCGCGACTGCCTCGGGATGCGCGACGATCCCGACCTGTGCGGTCCCGAGGGGCGCTACTGGGAAGCGGCGATTTCGGAGGTCGAGGAATTGGACGCGCGGCGATGAGACAGCTTACCCCGGCAGCCAGGCTGACCCTCGCGTTGCGTGAAGCCGGTGCGCCGCAGGACATGATCGACCGCGCCGCCACCGGGTATTACGGCGATTTCACGTCACCGCTGCCGTTCCCGATCAGTCGATTGGTCAAGGATGCCAGAGCCGCCGGGCTCGACGCGATCGCGCGCCGCGCGATGGATGGCGAGTTCGACGGCTGACCGGAGAGCAAATGATGCTCACGACTGACAATATCCTCGATTTGCTGCGTAAGATGCCTGACAGCCTGAAGCCGCTCATGGATGGGCTCGGCTGCGGCATAGCGCCGATTGCTCGCATAACTTTGCGCGACACAGACCTGCACGGCAACAAGCTGCGCCTTGTTTGCGGCGTCGAGTTCATTGAGGACGATGAAGCCGTCGAGGACGATGAAAACGGCGACATGCCTGATAGCGATTGGGAAACCCAGAATGCCGACGATCAAGCAGAAAGCCGATCATGTCCGTGCCGCGCAGCAGACGCGGACCCATGAATGTCACTGGCCGGGATGCGACCGGCAGGTACCCCCGGCGAAATGGGGATGTCTGCGTCATTGGCGGATGCTGCCGCGGTCTCTGCAGCAGCGGATCTGGCGGGCGTACCAGCCGGGGCAGGAAACGACGCTGACCCCGAGCCGGGAATATGTCGAAGCGGCCCGCGCGGTGCAGGAGTGGATTCGCGATGGGCGCCGTGTATAGTGAGCAAAACCGCCATTTTTGGAGGATTTTATGATCGTCGACCGCCTGCCCTTTGGTCCCGTTCCGATCGAGCCGATGGCCGAGATCACCACCCGCTTCGAGGTCGCGACCGACGGCAAGATCACCCTCGGCGAGCGCGACGCCGACCACCCGCTGATCGAGGCCGAAACCGACGAGATCGCGCTGAGCGTGAGCTACAGCGAGATCGCCGAGCATGTCGGCGGCGACCGCGTCGACTGGTGCTGGCTGCGGCTGACGACGCAGGGCGCCAGCGCCGACACCGGGCGAGCCTTCGAGGCGTGCCTGGAAGCCTGTCTGCCGTGGACCCAGCTGCGCCAGCTGCACGCCTATCTCGGGTTCCTGCTCGCTCAGGTCGAAAAAGGCGACCGGCGCGAAGCGAAGCCGCGCGAGGACATGCCGTGACCAATCGTTGACCCGGTTGGGCAATCTTGGTGTGCAACCTTGGATTGCGTTATCCATCCGGTGTGCATTCTCCGGTCGATGCTCGATTCCGCCATTCGGACACCACATCTATGTCGTGATGAAGGGCCATCTCAAAGGCAGCGCCTTCGAGCGTCTGTTGTGCCGTAAATTGTCGTTGTGGCTGTCGCACGGCGAGCGTTCCGATCTGCTGTGGCGATCCTCGATGTCGGGCGGCCGAGCCACGTTGCAGCTCGCCAAGGACGAGGTCAATCGGGCGCAGAGCGGCGATCTCACCGCGATTGCCCGCGACGCCTACCGGTTCTGCGACCGGACGTTTATCGAGGCCAAGCACTACCGTGATCTGGCCATTGCGCGGGGTCTGCTGTGCGACACCGGCCGGCTGGCGGGGTTCTGGAAAAACACCGTGGCCGCCGCCGCCAAGTACGACAAGACACCGCTGCTGATCGCCCGGCAGAACCGCTATCCGATCATCGCGATCACCGGCGCCACGGTGTTCGCCTGCCCGCCGGTGCTGACACTGCACGGCTGGAGTGCGCAGCTGTACCTGCTCGACGATGCGCTCAACGAGCCGGCGGTGACCATGCTGCGCCGCCCGCGCCACTGACACCGCCAAAAAAGCCGGATAAAAAACGCTTGGCAAGCCCGCCATCTGCTGCTAATGGGAAAACCGCTGCCGGGGGAACGACGCTCAGCCTTGGTGCGGTAGCCGTGAAGCGCTGACGACACGACAGATGCCGCAGTCCCGCTCGATCAACAACTACAAGCCGGCCATACCCTACGACTACATCGGTCTGCAGCCGTCGCACAAGCGGCTGGTCGACGAGTATCTGGTCGATTTGAACATTGCGCAGGCGGCGCAGCGCTGCAACATCAACCTGACGACCGCCGAGCACATCATCCGGCGTGACGACGTGCAGCGCGCGGTCAAGGAGCGCCGCACCTTTCTCGACAGTGGGCGTGCCCTCAAAGGCGCCAAGTTTGTGCTCGACAAGCTGTGGGAGGTGGCCACCGCCGACCCGCGCGATCTGGTGCAGATCTGGAAATTGCCGTGCCGCTTCTGCTGGGGATTGAACGGGCGCTACCAATTCACCAAAGCGGAGTTCGACCGGTTGTTGAAGGCGCATGAATACGGCTTGAGCGACCGCCCGTTCGACGCGTTGTGGCCGCGCTCCGACGCCGACCGCGCCGCCTGGGTGTGCGGCAAGAACCGGCTTGGTCTGGACACGCTCGGCGGCGACGGCTACACGACGCGCCGCGACCCCAACCCGAATTGCACCGAGTGCGCCGGTCAGGGGGTGACAATCAACGTGACCGCGGACACCCGCAAACTGTCCAAGGGCGCCCAGGCGCTGTATCGCGGCGTCAAGCTCGACAAGCAGGGCCGGATCGAGGTCCTGATGGCCAACGCCGATATCGCCAACGGTTTGTTGGCCAAGCACTATGGGATCATCGACAAGCACAAGGCCGGGTCCGGGGAGAGCATGACGATCGATCCGTCGACCTTGTCCGAGGAAGAACTGGCGCAGGCGATCACTCATCTGGAGCAGATGGTCGACGGCGAGTTCACGGTGATCGAGTCGGGTGCGCCGGTCGAGCAGATCGCACCACGCAAGCTCACTCGGCCGGTCGGATGACCGACAGCAAGCTCGTCGAGCTTGACGGCAATCTCGATGTCGAGCGCCCGACCGCGCTGGCTTACCGGTTCTACGACGGGCGGGTGCACGTCTGGCTGCCGAAGTCGCTGTGCACATGGACGCCGGATCACGGGGCGGTCGACGAACTTGAAGGCGAATGCGGTACGATGGAAGTGCCGGAGTGGCTCGCCCTCAGGGCGGGGCTTTTGTGATGCCTGACGATCCCGTCTCAGAGCCGCTGCTGCAATTCTTCCGCTACGAGCACCTGCGCCCGGAATTGCAGTCGATCAGCAAGGTGTTCGGCGATCTGGCGCACGACCTCGTCGTCGCGTTGCCGCGCAACCCCGAGCGCACGGTCTGCTTGCGCAAGCTATTAGAGGCAAAGGACTGCGCGGTGCGCGCCTTGCTGTTCAAGTAAGTCGAGTCGATCTGCCCCCGCATGCTCAGCGCCAGTGAGTGACTCGCATGCCTGTTCCCCCCGACGGTTCGAAGAACCACCCGCTCTACGTGGTCACCACCACGGCTCCGGGCACCGCTCCGACAGTCCCGCCCGACGGGACAGCAGGCAACCCGCTGTATGTCGTGACCGTGGCCGCCCCGGCGGTTGCCGCCACGGCGCCTCCCGACGGCACCGCGGGCAACCCGCTGAATGTGACGCCGGGCTGATGTCGGCACCGCGCATTGATACATAACAATCCAGAGACGCGCGTGGGGAGTTAGCCTGGGACAAGCCGCGGGGCGCGGTCGTAGTTGCCCGCGCGGCCCGAGGCCCCGCAGGTCTCCCTGCGCGCTGCGGCGAAGGCCGCCCGATGGCCCTTTCGGCTTTGGCCGGGGTTATCTAGCCCTCGGGGCTCCACGCGTGCCTACGGGCTTCTACGGGGTTTTTGACGGCACAACAATAGATCGGGAGGGGCCGATGCCGATGCCGCTGCGGGCGCTGTTGGGGCTGTGCATGCTGGCGGGGGTGACATTGACCTACTGCAGCGCGCAGGCGGTTCCCCACCAGCCGCCGTGCGGCCATGGGCACCAACCACCCTGCCCACAACCACCACCCCCGCCACCCCCGCCACCCCCGCCGCCGCCGACGCCGACGCTGACCCTGACCTTTGCGCCACAGATGCCGGCGATCCCGGCGGACACGCCGCTGGGCACCACCGTCGCCACGGTCACCGCGGCGTGGAGCGACGGCTCGGCGTTTACCGGAACCCTGATGTTCGCCGCACCTTATGCCGATGACGGCGGCACCTTCGCGCTCAGCTGCATGCAGTGCGCGACCGCCAATATCATCGTCAGCCCGCTGGGGTTGGGGCTGAGCGGGGACGGCGGCACGGTGCAGTACCTCACCGTGTCCGCCACGCCGTGAGAGGGATCAGGGAGGGCCGAGCCATGACGGACGGGGACGAGGCGGTTTTCGCCAATGGCGGACGCCGCCTATTGGGCGAAACCGGTTGCCCCTGTGCCGGTGGCTGGGGAGCGGCTTTCGCGCATCAGCGGGCTCCGTAGAGGATGCCCATGGAACGCCCCGCCGCCGAGCGTTATCTGCTGACCCTGCAGGACCGTGTCTATCGCGACGCGCTCGGCGCGCGCCGAGCGCAGCCGCGCGCCGAGGATTGGGCGTACGACTACAGCGGTCGACCGACCGCGTTTCTCGGCGAGCTGATCGGGCCGCAGTGGCACGACGACGACTGGCTGGCGTGGCGGACCTTTATCAAGGCGGTGTTTGTCGAGCCGCTGACCACAGCCGGCGAGCATCGCATCTTCCAGCGCTGCACAAACCTGTCGACCCCGCCGACGACCAGACCGCCTTCGGTGTGGATGCCGATCGGTCGACGCGGCGGCAAGAGCCGCATCCTCGCCGCGATCGCGGTCTATCTGGCGATGTGCTTCGACTGGTCGCATTACCTCGACCCCGGCGAGATCGGCGTCATCCCGGTACTGGCGATGGACCGCCGCCAGGCGCGTACGATCATGAGCTATGTCAAGGCGTTTGTGGCGCACGACAAATTGAAGGCGCGAGTGGTCGCCGAGTCGGCCGAGAGCATCGTGCTCAAAGGCAATCTGCTGATCGAGGTCGTCACGGCGTCGTTCCGCGCCGTGCGGTCGCGCACCGTGCTCGCCGCCTTGTGCGACGAGCTGGCGTTCTGGCGGAGCGAAGAGAGCAGCCTCAACCCGGATCGCGAGATCATCGCGGCGCTCGAACCGGCGATGGCGACAATCCCCAACGCTCTCCTGCTCGGCGCGTCGTCGCCTTATGCCCGGCGCGGCGTGTTGTGGGAGAATTACGACCGGTACTATGGCAGGACCGGCGGCCCGCTGATCTGGAAGGCCGCGACACGGGTCATGAACCCGACCGTGCCGCAAGCCTTCATCGACGCGAAATACGCCGAGGACCCGGTCGCGGCGCGCGCCGAATACGGCGCCGAGTTCCGTGTCGATGTCGACGCCTTCCTGACCCGCGAGGTCCTCGACGACGCGGTCGTGCGCGAGGTCCGCGAGCTGCCGCCCATGCCGCAGACCATCAAGTACCGGGCATTTGTCGACCCCAGCGGCGGATCGAGCGACTCGATGACCTTGGCGATCGGTCATGTCGACAAGGAATCGAAGCGCGGGGTCGTCGATGTGGTCCGCGAGCGCCGCCCGCCGTTCTCGCCCGAGGCGGTCGTCACCGAGTTCGCCGAGCTGCTGCGCCTGTACCGGGTGTTTCGCGTCAAGGGCGACCATTACGGCGGCGAGTGGCCGCGCGAGCGCTTCCGCATCGCCGGCATCGATTACCAGGTCGCCGACAAGCGCAAATCCGACATCTATCTGGAGTTCCTGCCGCTGCTCAACGCCGGCCGTGTGCAGTTGATCGACGACCGCCGGCTCTACGACCAATTGCTCACGCTGGAGCGGCGCACCGCGCGCGGCGGGCACGAATCGATCGACCACCCGCCGCACGCGCACGACGATCTGGCCAATGTCGTCGCCGGGGTCATCGTCGACTTGCTCGCCAAGCGTCAGATGCTCGATGTCGACCCGTCGGTGCTGGCGCGGTCCCTGGTGTTCAATCGGCCATCGCTGGACCGGCTCGCCGAGCCGGGTCCGCGATGGTAGCAGGGAGGCGGCGGCATGTGGGGAGAAAGCCGGTACCAGGAGCTGGTCGACACTGTCAGGACACTGCTCCCGCTGCTCGAAGAGCGGTTGCGGGAGGGCGTGAAGGAGCGCCCGCTGCCGTTCGCGCTGCGTTTGCAATTGGAAGAACTGAGCGCTCTGGTGGGGACGCCGGGCATGCGGTTGTGAGCTTCACCGATCGGGGCATGATCGTCGCCACCCAATGAGTAGGGCGCCGTGGCGCGCCTCTGGCGTTCCGGGCATCTATATCGTGCCTGCCGGGGTGCACGTGCCTGAGCGATTTGCCGTCGGCTGCATGGTACACGGCGTCTGGACCCTGCTCGGGATTTTTCGCAATTGGGATGTTGCCGTGAGGGTGCGCCGCGCCACCCTGGACGAGTATCCGGGCAAAAAGGGACGCGGTTGCGTTTCTCGTGCGCGCGGCCTGACAAGGCCCTACCGGGCGTTTCTGCCGGGTGGAACGGCCCTTGGCTTCTTCACCACCGAGTGGCGCGCTCGGCGGGCCATTCGGGAATGCATCGAAGATCCAGCGGCAATCGCCAAGTATCGGCACAATCACCGCGGGCCACGGCTGGCCGGGCACTTCTGTCCCGCGTGCGGCAACCGGGATAGGGAGGAGGACGGCGCGGTCGGTATTGGACCCAGTACGTCGGGCATTGCCAGTGGGTGAACCAAGCGCGCTTCACTGCCGGGTGGTCAGCAGATCCATGAACCGACCTTCGAACATCATGGCGGGCGGCTGCGGCCGGCGGCGCAATTCGCGGATCCTGCCCTTGTAGTCGCGCACCGTGTCGAAGCTGGCGAACAAGCTGCCGGTGCGGTCGCCGACGGTGATCTGGTAGCCCTCGGTGCGGCGGTCCTTGAGGAAGCCGCCGGTGCCCTCGCGCTGTGCGCGCTCGGCCTCCTCGGACTCGACCGTAGCCATCCAGCACGCCGTGATGACCGCGTAGCGCACCGCCTGGACCTTGACCAGCAGCGCGCGGAACAGCGCCATGGTGAGATCCTTCTCGAAGCCGCCGCCCAGCTGGATCGACTTGGGGTCGACGACGCTGGTCGCGCCGTCCGCGCCGTCCATGACGAACAGCGGCGGCAGATCCTTGCCCGCCGCCACTTTCCCGATCGCGCCTTGCAGATGGCGGCAATGAATTTCGAGATACTGCTCCAGCGAGGGCTCGGTCATCAGAGGTCGTCCATCACAGTGGTTTCCTCGTGTCGTGCGGCGTGCTGCTGCCGTCGGCGGCGCATACGACCATGACCTTGTGCTCGTCCATTTGCTGGCAACCCAGAGCGGTCGGCTCGGTCATTTCGCCCTCGCTGCCCGCTTGCGGAATTCGTAGATCGCACTTTCGAGCGAGCGTCGGGCGTCGCCCTCGGCGTAACCCTCTTCCCACGCGTCGACGACGGCAAGGTAACGATCCGCCGCCCGGGCGAGATATTCGCCGAACTCGATCGCGTAATCCTTCGAGGTGCGCTCGGGAGTACGTGCGTCGTGCGTCATGGCTTTGGGTTTCCTGGCCGTGCGGGTTCACTATAACTTGTCGATCTGCGCCGCGGCACGCTCCAGGATCCGCGCAATCCTGCTCCACACCCGGTGTGGGTCGCGATCCTGCCACGCGCTCTGCAGCACGCCAGCGCTCTCGTAATACTGCTCTGCGGCATGACGCAGGACCGCCGCGACCTTGTCCGGCGCGTCAACGTCGAGATCCAGGCTTTTCATAGCTGTTTCACTTCCAGATTTTGGGTCCATCACATTTGCCCCTTATCAATACTCGCTGGGCAGCAGGATGGTGCCGCCAGTGAACCACAGAGTAATTCCTCCCTCCGGGAAGTCGGTGTAGTCGATCCGTTTCGACCACACCTTGTTGTCGTTGCCATCCTCGACAAACAGTTTGGCGGTACCGTTTTCCGCGACGACGAGTTTCCACACCTGGAATTCTTCACGGCGGATCTTTGGGCGGTGCTGGCCAAAGGCGATCTCGTCCAAGAGCCAGTAGGCGCCGGCCGTCTCGGCGACGTACTGCACGCCCTCGGTGTAGAGGACGTTGCGCGCGAGACCGTGGCGGAACCATTGCTCGGTGCCGGTGAATTGACCCAGCACGACCGGGTCGAGTTTGTGGTTGGTCATTTCGGTCTCCGTGGAAGAGAGGGGCGCCTAGCGCGCCCCGTAGTGCAGTCGAATGCCGCGCGCGATCGCCGATTGGGTCGCGGCGTTCCATTGGTAGGCGCGGGCGTCCTGGACCATGTTGCGCATCGCGTCGTGCAGGCCTTCGTTGCCGAGCGTGCCGAGGAAGTTCTCGACGGCGATCTTGCGGACGCCTTTGCGGGTCGCGAGCTGCTCGATTTGTTCACTAGTGATCATCGGTTCTCTCCGTGGATCAAGAGGGGATTAATAAAAGCACACGCCTTTGTCCCCGATGCTGACCGTGAGACCGCGCAGCGCCGCTTCCTGGTCGATGCCCTGCGTCGCAACGGTATCGCACCCTGCCGGCCAACGATCGATGAACCGGATGTAGATCCCGTCCCGCTCCTTACCCTCGACCCATACGGTCATGGGTTCGTGCCGAATATTGCGGGCAGTCAGCCAGAAGTCGAAGCTGCTCAACCTGGTGGGCGTCGTCATCGGTTCTCTCCGGTCGGTGGTGGGGCTCGATTGCCCTACCCCTGCTTATATAGCGTGATTGACGAAAAAGTCAAGCACTAAAATGAGCGACACCAAAATCACCAATCTGCAGGAAGTCGCACGGACCGAGAAGCCGATCTCGCGGATTCTCGACAGCGTCGTGGAGCACAGCGCGCGCAAGCCGCAGCCGTTCTCGGCGTACGACTTTGATCGTCTCAACCGGCTCTTTCCGCCGGTTGTCGAGAAGGCGGTACGCGACGCCGGCATCCCGACTCTGGCGCAAGACCAGACGGTCATGGGCACGTATGGCTGGGCGGCGCAGGATGTCATCTACTCGGCGTTCGCCGAGGGCGTGGTCTTCCTCGGCTACAGCTATCTCGCGACCTTGGCGCAGCGCGCCGAGTACCGCGTCGTCACCGAGACGATCGCGGGCGAGATGACCCGCGAATGGATCGAACTCAAAGCCGCCAGCGGCGACGACAGCAAGCACGACCGGATCAAGGCGATCGAGGACCGGCTCGACGCGCTCGACGCCCGCAACTGCTTTCGCAAATGCGCCGAGAGCGACGGGTTCTTCGGCCGCGGGCATCTGTACCTCGACACCGGGATGACCGACGATTCCGAGGAACTGCTCAGCGATCTCGGCAGCGGCCGGTCGGTGATGAGCCAGACCAAGATCGGCCCCGACAAGAACCAGAAGCTGATCGGACTGCAGCCGGTCGAGGCGACCTGGGCGTACCCGACGCATTACGAGTCGGTGGACCCGCTCAAGCGCGATTGGTACAGCCCGACGACCTGGTACATCATGAGCCGCGAAATCCACAAATCGCGATTATTGACATTTGTCAGCCGTGAAGTCCCCGACATCCTCAAGCCCGCCTACGCGTTTGGCGGATTGTCAATGTCGCAAATGCTCAAGCCCTACGTAGACAATTGGTTGAGGACCCGCCAGTCAGTCTCTGATCTGATCCAGAATTTCAGCCACAACGTGCTGCACACCAACATGGACGCCACGACCGCGGTCGGCGGCGACAACATGTTCGCCCGCGTGGCGCTGTTCAACAACATCAAGAACAACCAGGGCACCATCCTGGTCGACAAGGACGCCGAGGACTGGAGCAATGTCAGCGTGCCGCTCGGCGGGCTCGATCACCTGCAGGCGCAGGCGCAGGAGCACATGGCGGCGATCGCCCGCATCCCGCTGGTCAAACTGCTCGGCATCCAGCCGGCCGGTCTCAACGCCTCGTCGGAGGGCGAGCTGATCTCGTTCGAGGACTGGATCGCCGCGTTGCAGGAACTGCTGTTCCGCAAGCCGCTGACCTCGGTCATCGACTTTGTCCAGTTGTCGATGTGGGGCTTTATCGACCACGACATCACGTTCGACTTCGTGCCGCTGCGCCAGCTCAAGCCGCAAGAGCAGGCAGAATTGAGTTCGACGGTCGCGCAGACCCGTGAACTCTACATGAACATGGGCGCGGTCGACGGCCAAGAGGTCCGTGAGGCGCTGGCGCAGGACGACGATGCGCCGTTCGCCGGTCTCGATTTGTCGCAGCCGCTGCCGCAGCCGCCGATGCCGCCGGGTGGAATGGGGGGACCCGGCGGCCCGGGTGGTCCTCCAGGCGGCGCGAAGCCCAATGGCGCGGGCGGCCCGCCGATGCAGCCGCCGATGGGGGATACAAGGTCGCCCGCGCTGCCGTTTCCGACCGGTGCGCGCGATGTTGGGATAGCACGCGGGTTCGCGCACGACGCCGCGCTGCTGTCGCATGCGAGTGTCGCGTTCGAGCACCCGGCGCAAGGGGTCGACCACTGTGCGCAGTGCGGGCATTACCTCGGCGTCGACGACTGCGAGCTGGTGCGCCCGCCGGTCAAGCCGGCGGATTGGTGCGACCGGTTCACCGATGCCGAGGTCGAGGACGATGTCGAGGACGACGACTTCGCCGAGGACGCCGACTGGGATCCGCAGGAGCATCCGCAAAGCGCGAAGACCGGCCAGTTTATCGCGAAGGGCACCAGTGAAGGCGGTGGCGCGATCCCGGAGCCGCCGCAGATCCAGTCGCAGCACGCCGCGAACATCGGCAAGCAGAAGCACCTGGACGCATTGCACGCGCACGCCAAGGCGGGCGACTGGAGCAAGGTCGCGGCGTACCCGACACCGGGCACCAACACCTACGCGAAGAAGGTCCAGAAGTACAAGGCCGACCTGCTGAAGCTCGCGCCCAAAGGCGAGGGCGCGCCCAAAAGCGAGGAAGAAGCCGAAGCTTATAAACCCGAAGTGCCGGATTTTTACAAAAAGGATCTCGGCAAGCAGGGGTTCGGGTTTATGGGTGAGGGGTCGGGCGGCAGTCAGCTGTTCCAGGAACCAGCGACCCAGATTTCTGTGAAGGTCGAGCCCCCGGCGGCAGAGTCGGGCAACGCGACATGGTCGATCTTCGATAAAGCAGGCAAGGTAATCCAGGAGGGCGAGGCCGCTGGGCATCTGGAGTTCGCGGTTAAAAAGCACCTCGCCGCCGCCAAATCCGCTGGGCCGTCGCCCGAGCCCGCAGCCGCGCCTGAAGCCGCCAAAGTCACCTCCATGGAGGTGACCAAAACAGCCCAAGGCATGGGGTTTGAGGTAGCCGGTTACGGTGAAATGGTCAACCCGGCCACCGGTCATGTTCTCAAGGTGGACCCCGGCGGTAAATGGACGATCAAGGAGAAGAACGGCGATCTCGAAGCAAAGGGCGACAGCTTTGCAGAACTGAAGAGTGCCCTTGAATTTGGTGCGGTAAACGGTCCTGTCACTTGGGGATCACCAAAACTTGAAGCCGAAACCGAGGCTGCGACTAAAGAAGCCGCGTCCGTGGTCAAGCCCAAGGGCGCCAGCAAGATTTACTCGCACGAGACCGCCACGAAATGGGCCGCCGACCCGAAAGCCGTCTCCGAGCCCGCGCTTCGCTACTCGAATGGCGACGCCACAAACGAGACCGAGACCTTGGTCATCGGTACCGGCGCCAAAAACCAGGGCAAGTGGCAGATCTGGAAGAAGGGCGAGGGGGTTGTCGCCAAGGGTTCTGGTCAGGACGAGCTGAACGCCGCGTTCGAGGAGTTGCACCCGCGCGGGCCGGGCGGCAAGTTCGCCAAGAAGTCCAGCGAGGTCGAGCACTGGACCGCCAGCAGCCCGATGCCGGACGAGCTGAACGGTGTCGCGTTCAAGCCGTTCAACGCGCCCACCACTACCGCGGGCTGGAACAAGGTCGCCGGGCAGAAGCCCGATCTCGTCGAGCCGGATATAGAGGTTCCTCCCGGCAAGCATGTGAGCGCCGGGCTATTGATCCAGGAACCGGATGGTCGCGTGTGGCTGGTCAAGCCGAAGGGTGGTTATGGCGATTACAACTACACATACCCGAAGGGGACGCAGGACCCGGGACTGTCGTTGCAGGCGACCGCGATCAAGGAAGCGTTCGAGGAGTCGGGTCTGCACGGCGAGATCACCGGGCTGGCGGGTGACTACCTCGGCGAGACCAGCATCACGCGGTATTATCTCGCCAAGCGGATCGGCGGCTCGCCGACCCAGTTCGAAAAGGAGAGCGAAGGCGTCAGTCTGGTCCCGCCCGAGAAGCTGCACGACTTCCTGAACAAGGAGCGCGACCGGAATATTGCGACCAACCACTTCATCGCGCCGCCCAAGCCGGTCATCGGCAAGACGGTCGATACCGGCGCGATGAAAAAGGTCGGCGGGAAACTCGGCAGCAACCCCGGAGCGCAGTACGAGGACGACGAGGGCAACAAGTATTACGCCAAGTTCCTCAAGTCGCCCGATCACGCCAAGAACGAGTTGCTGGCTGCCGCGCTCTACAATGCGGTGGGCTCGCCGACCCTCAACTATCACCCCGACAAAGACCCCAAGAATGTCGTCACCGACTGGCAGGAGCCCGACAAGAAAGGCGGCGTGAAGAATTTCACCCCGGACGAGAAGCGCGAGGCGCAGAAGCATTTCGCAACGCATGCGTGGCTGGCGAACTGGGATGCCGCTGGTTTGGGCGGCGACAATCAGCAGATCATCGGCGGCAAGCCGATGACCGTCGATGTCGGCGGTGCATTACTCTACCGCGCGCAGGGCGATTCCAAAGGGTCGGCGTTCAACACCGCGGCGAGCGAGTGGGAGACGATGCGCGACGCCAAGACCAACAAGGATTCGGCGGATCTGTTTGGCGGCATGACGCCCGCGATGCTGAAAAACTCGGCCGACCGGCTGGGACAGATCACCGATTCGCAGATCCGCAACCTGGTCGACGTGCACGGGCCGGGCTCGACAGTCGAGAAATCGGCGCTCGCCGCGATGCTGATCAAGCGCAAGGAGAACATCCTGGCCAAGGCGGTCCCGCCCGCGCCGCCAAAGCCCGCCGAGCCGCAGCATCATCCCACCGGTTATGCGCTGCCGACCACGAATTCTCCCGGCGCCGCGATGCCGGCGCTGAACGACGCGGCGCCGCCGACGGCATCGGGGGTGCAGCGCACCGCGATCAAGAATTACACCGATCACCATTACCGTGAGATCAACCAGCAGCTGCGCTATGGACTGGTCAGCGAGCACGGCCAATACGGCAAGACCATCTCTCAGCTGACCGACTGGCTCGACAAGGCGGACTTCCCCGAGGACCGCGTCTTGACCCGCGGCGTCGATGGTTCATACGCCGAATTTCTCAAGGGGCTGCACATCGGCTCCGAGTTTCGCGATGTCGGGTTTGTATCGATGAGCGTCAAGAAAGACCCGCCGATGGGGTCTCATACGATCATGGAAGTGCGGGTGCCCAAGGGTTCGAAAGCCGCCTCGGCGCATCATATCAGCGATCACCATACCGAGTACGAAGTCATCGGCCAGCGCGGCAGCTACCTGCGTCTGGTTGGCAAGATGCCGAATGGCCGATTGATTGTTGACTTGTTGCCGCCAACATATGAACCGAAGAAGAAGTGAGGAGAACCGCGATGAGCGACGACAAGCAAAGCGATCGTGACGACAAATTTACCTACAAGCAAGGCGACCTCGAATTGGTGTACGAGCCGACAACCGGTCCAAAGGTCGGTGACACGATCGTCGACCTGTCGCAGCCGGGCGAAGGCGCAGGCGAGGAATCCGAGGAAGCCGAGGAATCCGAAGAGTCGGAGTAAGCAGGAGGATCACGAAAATGTCGGATCTCGACAAATTGTGGGTGATGTTTCATCGCTACGAACCGATGCTTGCCGAGCAGTACGCCGCGTGGCTGGCGCAGCAAACGCCGCCCGCCGAGCCGGCGTCCGAGGAAGCCGAGCCGGCGCCCGATGAAGAGCCGGGCGGCGAAGAGCCGGGAACCGGGCATCTCACCCGGCCTACCGGCGACCCGCGGACCACGACTCGACACACCACGACGACCACGACTCGCACGTGATGGCGAAACGATGCCCGCCGATCAGAACGGTGCGCAGTTCCTCGGGCAGTTGAAGACCGCCGTCCGCGGACTTCTGGCGTGGCTGAGCGAGGAAGCGGACGAGCCCGAGCACCCGTCAGCACAAGCCGGGATGATGCCCAGGGGGCGTCTGCCTAGCCCTGGGGGCGGTGCCGGGGGCGATGCCGGGGGCGATGCCGGCAGCCCGACTACGGCGAGCCCAGCCGGCCCGCAGGGCACCACGGGGGGTGGTGTAAAGGGCGGCGGCACCAAGGACACCTCGCTCAACGCACCAGCCTCGCTCGAAGCGGGATCGTTCCGCGAGCCGCACCTGACCGAAGCCGGCAACCCGCGTGTGCCGCTGCAGGACTGCGGCGACGCGACAAACAATGGCGGTTGGGGCTCGCCGCCGATCAAGCCGCGTCCCTCGGTCGACGCGCGCAGCGGCGGGCGTACCGGCTGGCGTTCACCGTCGTTTGATCTGGCGCCGTCTCAGTCTCGGTTTACGGCTCCAGGACGGCGGAACAATGTCGCGACCGATCCGCCGGTCTCGGAGGCGCAGCGCCGCGCGATGGGTGCGGCGAAGAGCGGGCGGTCCAATCTCGGGATCCCGCAATCGGTTGGCAAGGAGTTCATCGAGGCCGACCCCGGCGGCAAATTGCCGGCGACCACTGACCAGCGCGGCGCGATCTCGACCGATCCGATCCACGCGCAAGCATTGCGCAGCGCCCCGGTGAGCAGCCAGGTGCTCAACCCGCCGGTGGCGACACCGCGCGCCGCTGATCAGCCCGAGCTGCGCGAGGCGCACCAGGGGTCGACGGTCGACCCGGCCAAAGCCTACCATCTGAACCAGTTCAAGCAGAAAGAGCACCTATACAATTCGATGAAGGGTCAGCAGGTGCCGACGGTGTTTGCCGACAAGCATTTGAAGGATCTCGACAACCTGCAAAAACAAATGCTGGAGCATGCGCAGCACGGCGGGTTCGCGCACGGCCAGCAGTCGCCGGGGGCCGAGGGCGACCATGGGATGACCGGCACGGCGGGAACCGCCAACTGGCAGTCGCCGATGTTCCCGTCGACTGACGCCGGCACTCCCGAGGGTGCGCGCAAAGCGGCGCAGACCCGCGCCGGTGGTGCCGGTGGTGCAGCTCTGCGCTCGCAGATGGGGAAGGGGCCATCTCCCCTAAAGCCGTATAAGCCTAGCGGTGCCGAGTCGCGAGCCAAAAGGCGCGAAGCCGGATCGCCGTACCGCCCGCCGACTGGTGGTTGGTCGTAAGAGGGTACTGAACATGTGGTCTTCACCGCGGTTCCCGGTCATGGCATTGGACGCCGTGAAACACGATCCGCATACCGGCCAATTCACCAGCGGTGGCGGTGGTGGTGCGCCCACTGGCAAGTTTACCGCATCCCATCTCGATCAGCTGCGCAGTCAGATGAGCGGGATCAAGCGCATCGATCCGTCATCGCCGTCTTACAAAAAGATGACCGCGCATCTCGACTCATTGAACCCGGCGCAGTTGAAACAGATACACGAAGCCAAGATCCCGTTCTTGAGCAATCTGGCTCATAACCGAATCATCCGCGCCGCCAATAAGCCCCCAGCGACCGACGCCGGCACCAGCGAGGGCGCGCGCAAAGCCGCCGCGACTCGTGCGTCTGGGGGAGGCGGTGGTGATCCCAAAGCCGAGCACCGAACCGCTCACGCCTATCACAAGGCCCAGGGCATCGCCGGGAAAGAAGGTCATGGAGCCGCGGCGGCGCTGCATCAGCACGCGTTTCATATGCATACGAACATAAACCCGATGGTGCGCAGCAAGGCTGGAGAGGCGTCGCAAAAGGCTTGGGCAGCTTCTGAGAAGCTCGGTTACAAGCCCCCAGCGACCGACGCCGGCACTAGCGAAGGGGCGCGCAAAGCGGCTGCGACGCGCGCAGCAGGAGGCGCCGCTCCCGCCAAAAAAATAGCTGAATCTGGAGGCCAGAAGTGGATTTCCTCTGGTGGTGGGGCATATAAACCAATCGGTAAGTTTTCTGTTCACAAATACGAAGAAAATAGTGAACCAAGTTTACATAATATGGTTCACCATACTAATAGTGAGCAGGAGGCTAATAAGAAAGCTAGTAATCTTTGGCAGAAGACTGGTATTCCACATATTACTAGACATACTCAATATTTACGATGAATCCGGGGTAAGAAGCCCGACGACGCCGCGGTGAAGGCGCGTGTATGAAGACGGTGTACCGGTGGGTCCGGATGCTCCTGGTCGACGCCGGTATGTGGTATTTGAGGTGGGTGGTGCCGCGCGATCAGCGGCTGGTGATCACAATCGATCCGGTTGAAGAGCCGGACTTCACCTGGCTGATCGACAAGCCAAAAACCAAGATCGATGAGGACGCTTAGATCCGGCATGTTCGAGCATCTGGCGCTTGATCAAGCGACTGTGCGCAGCCGCAGTGAAGACGGGCATCTGCACGTCGGCCAGTCGAACATCTCGAAAGCCACGGTCAACCCCTATTGGGGCCGCGAGATACCAGGCTACGACGAACTCGGTCTGGACCCCGACAAGAAGTACCTGCTGTGGCGGCACCCCGGCGAGCTGGCGAAGGGGGCCAAGACCTTCAACAACCTGCCGATCATGGCGGACCACGTCCCGATCAGCGCCGACAAGCACCGCCCCGATCTGGTGATCGGCTCGACCGGGACCGACGCGCAGTTCGCCGATCCCTACCTCAGAAACTCGCTGGTGTTCTGGACCAAGCCGGCGATCGACGCGATCGAGAGCAACGAGCAAAAAGAGCTTAGCGCCGCTTATCACTATGTCCCGGTGATGACCCCGGGTGTCACGCCCGACGGTCAGCGCTACGACGGCATCATGACCCAGCTACGCGGCAATCACGTTGCTTTGGTGGAAGACGGACGCGCTGGGAAGGATGTCGTCGTTGGCGATTCTGCTTTTGACCCGACCGCTGCAAGCGGCATTGCAAGGAGTACCCAAATGGCAAAACTAGCGCCTGCTGGCTTGGTAGCGCGCAGTGCTCTGTTCACCTACCTGTCGCCGCGGCTGGCGGCCGACCAGTCGATCGATCTCAACAGTCTGGTCGCCGGGATCACCTCGAAGAACTATGCGGCGCGGCGCGGTGCATTGAAAGACAAGGTAACCGCCGCGGCGCGTGGCAAGCTCGCGATGGACGCCGATCTGCGGGATCTGGCGAACCTGCTCGACGCGTTGTCGCCCGACGCCGAAAGCGCCGACCAGCTGACGACCGCGCCGTCAGCCGGTCCGCCGATGGGCGCCGTGGGGGGCGGCGCTGCCCCACCGATGGACGCCGAGCCACACGACACTCTGGCGAAGATCAAGGCGTTTCTCGAAGAGCAGGGGGTCAGCCCCGAGATCATCAACAATCTCGACGCCTTCGCCGCCAGCGCCGGGCAGCCGCCAAATGGCGCTGGCGGCAACGGACCAGCGCCCCCGCCGCCGCCTCCGGGACCCGGCGACCGGCGCACCGCGGGCGATCAGGGTCCGGCGAATGCCGGCATGTTCGCCAAGGAGAAGACCGGTGCGGACGAGGGCATGGAGACGCGCGGCGAGGAGGGCGAGGGGGAGCCGAGCGAGCTGTCCATCGACCAGGAGGAAGCCTGTGACGAGGACGAGACCGAGGAAGAGCGGAAAAAGCGAGAGGCGGAGGACGAAGTGATACCCAACAAGCAGGACGACGTGGATGGCGTGGTCACCAAGAGCGCCATGGACCGGGCGATCAAGATCGCCCAGGACCGCGCGATCCGCAATCAGCGGGCGGTGCGCGACGCCGAGCGTTTTGTGCGCCCGTGGGTCGGCGATCTCGCGATGGACGCGATGCACCCGGCCGATATTTACCGGACCGCATTGAAGTCGCTCGGGGTGCGCGGTGCCGACACAATGCACAACGACGCGCTGCGCCCGGTGCTCGAAGCGCAGCCGCGACCGTCGCGGACGACGGGCCGGGTTGGTGTGCCGCGCGATATGGCGGCCGACGCCAAGCCGCAGCAGAGCTTTTTGGAGCGGTTTCCGGAAGTGAAGGGCGTTCGGCTGCAGTAAGAGGTGAGTGAGCCCTACAGTAGGCTGTAGGTTGTAAGGCTCATTCAAAAAAGCCCGCGGAGCCCCGCTAGAGCCCCTTAGAGCCGGGGAGCTGTCGCACTACCGGCCGACCCGCTTCACGCGCTCAGGCGGGCACGGGCGCGGCTCTGTCGGGGGGTTCATACCGCTCAACGCGGCCTCTATCTCGCGAATGACGCGGTCGATCTCCGGGAGCCGCATGCCGAGCGTGGGGCGCGCGCGTTCCTGCTGCCAGGCGCGGAGTCGGTCTCTGAGTCGTGGCTCGCTCACCATCGTTGGTGCTCTCCCCTCCTCTATGGCTCGCTCTCTCGCTTTGGTTCAACTCTCAGTCAGTGGCTCGCTCCCTTTTCCTGGTGCTCTCTAGCCTCATGGCTCGCGCCCGTTGGTTCAACTCAGCGGATATGGCTCGCTCGTCGCCCTTGGTTCGACTCAAGTCCCTTGGCTCGCGCTGACCATCTGAGTTTATCTCTCAGCAAACAAGTAAAAAGTCTCCCGAGACTCGCACTAAGATGGTCGCGGCTTGGGAAGCTCGTAGAGCAAAGTTCGGACCATCTGGTCGTAAACCCAAGTCATCAAAGGAGGATTAGGAAATGGCCCTCGGGTTTCAAGCGCAAGTATTCCCCCAGCCAGCACCGGGAGTCGAAGGCGATTTTTGTGACCACAACCCGCGCGCCACGGTGGATGCCGGTCCCGGCGGATTAGTGGCCGGGGTCAACGGCGTGACCGTCGGTCATTTCGCGTGGCTCGACGCATCGCTGATCGACCCCAACAATGCGCCGACCGTCGTGCAGTCCTTTGCCACACCGGGCGCCCTCAACGTGGCGGGGTTTGTCCACCGCGAGCAGCAGGGCCTGATCACCAACTGGCTGGGTGGCGCGTCGATGCAGGTGATGGGCGGGTTCCCGGTCACGCTGATGAACGAAGGCGGGTTCTTTGTCCGCAACAACGGCGTGACCTATTGCCAGCTCGGGCAGAAGGCGTTTGCCCGCACGAGCGACGGCGCGGTGCTGTTTGGCGCCGCCGGGTCGAGTCAGGGCGCGGTGACCGGCGCCACCGGCGCGATCGCCGCTGGTCCCGCCGTAGCGCTGACTGGCGGGATTCAAGGCAATGTACTCACTGCTACTGCGGTCGCCACGGGTCCGGTCGTCCCCGGCACCACGATCGCCGGCACCGGCATCCCGGCCGGCACTCAGATCATCTCGCAGCTCAGCGGGACGCCGGGCGGGGTCGGCACCTACGCTGTCACACCTGTCGCCGAACTCAATGTCGCCCCCGGCACGGCTATTACCGGCACCTACGGCATCCTCACGGTCACCGTTGCGCCAACCACCGGGGCTTTTGGTGTCGGCACTGTGCTCACCGGCACCGGGGTGGCGGCGGGCACGGTCATTACAGCGCTCGGCACCGGCACTGGCGGGCTCGGCACGTACTACGTCAACAACAACACGGTCGTCGCCTCGACCGCCCTCACCGGCGGCGGTGCGGTCGAGACCAAATGGTACGCGACCAGCGCCGGGGCACCCGGCGAGATCGTCAAAATGTCGTCATGGCCGCTGGGCTGATCGGTTAACGGAAAGGAGACTAGCATGGAAAATTTCAGCAGTGCACGGGCCGCCTGGCAGTCCGACCGCGCCGAGTGGGAAGCAAAGGGTGTCGTTCTCCCTGGGGTGACCAGCTATCTGCCCACCGAGTGGAAGAACAACAGCAAGCTCGCGATGGACGAGATGGACCGGATGGCGCAGGACATGATGCCGTACGGCTACGGTCACAACTCGATGGCGATGGATGCGCCGCCGCTGCTCTACACTCAGCCGAACTCGGCGGTGCCGGCGCTCCTCACCACGACAATCGACCCCGATGTCTTCCGCATCCTGTTCAGCCCGAACAAGGCGGCGGAAGCGCTCGACGGCGAGGTCAAGCGCGGCACCTGGCTCGACGATGTGATCTTCTTCCCGGTGGTCGAGGCGACCGGCGAAGTATCGTCATACGGCGATTACAGTGAACAAGGCAATGCCGGGGTCAATGTCAACTGGCCCTCCAGACAAAACTACCTCTTTCAAGTCATCAAGGAATATGGTGAAAGAGAAGTCGAGCGCGGTGGCCTTGCGAGAATTAACTGGGTCAGCGAGATCGACCGCGCCGCGGCATTGACGATTGCCAAGTTTCTCAACATGGCGTATCTCTTTGGAGTCGCCGGCCTGCAGAATTTCGGGCTCGCCAATGATCCGAACCTGTCGGCGGCGCTGACCCCGGGACCCAAGATCGCGGGCGGCACGCGGTGGGTCATCAACGGTGTGGTCAACGGCAGCGCCAACGAGATCTATCTCGACATCGAATCGCTGTACTACCAGCTGGTGGTCCAGACCGGTGGTCTGGTCGAGCTGGACTCGGATTTGAAGCTCCTGATGTCGCCCGGCTCCTCGGTGGCGATGACCGCGACCAACTCGTACGGCGTCAATGTCGGCGACCTGATCACCAAGAACTTCCCCAATCTGGAGGTCATCACGATCCCGCAATACGCGGCGCGGTCCAGTGTCATGCCGCAGGGGGTCGCGGCCGGCGAGTTTGTCCAGATGATCACGATGGCGGTCGAAGGGCAGAAGACGGCGTTTCCGGCCTACTCAGAAAAAATGCGAGCGCATCCAGTAATTCGGGCACGCTCTTCTTTCAGCCAAAAAGTTTCCGCCGGGACCTGGGGTACCGTCATGCGCATGCCAGCTGCGGTCTCCAGCATGGTTGGCGTTTGATTTCAATCACTTAGCCGGATAGGCAGCATCCGCAACTAAGATACCTGCTACTATTGCCATAGCGGCGCGGTCTGGCATGTGCGGGACATCCAGAAGCGCCGCACCTGGGCATGGGTATAATTGAACGGTGAGCCACGGAGTTGGAGTTGAACCATTTTGCCGGAGCGAGCCAAGCATGCGGAGTCGAACCAAATCGCCGGAGCGAGCCACCCAGCACGAGTCGAACCATTTTAGGGGAGCGAGCCATTGACGCCGGAGCTGCACCAGTCAACGGGAGCGAGTCTTACAAGCCGAGTTGAACCAGGGAGCGTGAGCGAGCCAGTGCGACGGAGTTGAACCACTGAAGGCGAGCGAGCCAAGGTTCATGAGAGCACCATATTGCGCGAGCGAGCCAATCCTCCTGAGAGTACCATAAGCGGAGAGCGAGCCACACCAGCAGAGTTGAACCATAGCCGTGGAGCGAGCCAATGACAGTGAGAGCGCACCATGTCAGGAGAGCGAGCCACCCAGTCGGAGCGGAACCAGACCTCGCGAGCGAGCCACATCCAATGAGTTGAACCACGTCGTTGGAGCGAGCCCAAGACGCAGAGCTGAACCAGGAAGCGGGAGCGAGCCATTCGGTCAGAGTCGAACCAAGTCACCGGAGCGAGCCACGCCCCACGACATTGAACCATGGGAATTGAGCGAGCCACTGTAGGTGAGAGCACCATGCCAGAAGCGCGAGCCACCGGAGTTGAGAGAACCATAATTGGAGAGCGAGCCAAGGTTCATGAGAGCACCATATTGCGCGAGCGAGCCACGGTATTTGAGTCGAACCAAAATGGGAGAGCGAGCCATACGACAAGGAGAGCACCAAAGAACAGGAGCGAGCCACCCGAGCTGAGAGAACCACATCATCAGAGCGAGCCGCCAGTCGGAGCCCCGCGCAGAAGCCCATACAGCGCCGAAGCCGCGCTTGGCGCTAACACTACGTCAAACTCCGAACAGCCGCACCAGCGCCCCGCAGAGGCGCTCTGTGGGCACTTTCAGAAAGGATTCGAGATGAGCGAAGAGCGCACCCCGGACGAGCCTACGCCGCCGCCCTCCGAGCCCGAGGAGGAGCCCCCCGAGATCGAGGAGCCCGAGCCGCCCGAGGAGGCGGCGTCGCCGCTCATCGTCGCCATGGCATGAGGCGGGAGCGGTTCTTGGCGAGCTGCTTCTCGGTGTCGAGATCGCGCAGCAGCCGCAGCAGGTCGAGCAGGCTCTGCATGTCGAGCACGTTCAGATCGATCTGGTAGCGGCGCCCGGTGGCGTGTCCGATTTCCGCTTGTATGGCGCGGATCAGCTGGTGCTTTTCCATGACCGCTGACCCCCCTTATCGCACTTCGAGGTACGCTTTACGGCAGGCTTGGGCTGCGTCGGCTCGGGTGCGGCGATGACCGGACCGTCGCATATAGCTGTCTGTCCAGTGCCAGCGATCGCCGGCCTTGCCGACAAAACCGATGTGATCGTCGCCAGCGTAGACGAGGTAGCGGAAGTCGTGGTTTTTATCGCGCTTGAATGTGAGGGGCTCAGGATAGGCGAGACGGGCGGCGGCTCTCATGTGGGGTGCGCTATGGTCATCCCGCGCCGCCGCATTTCCGCTTCGACGGCTTGCAGTTGAGCGCGACCGCCCTTTACTGCATTGGCACCGTCAGCAATCCACTGATGCGCGCCCTGCCAAAGTATGCGGATCTGCGCGTCCGATAGTCCCGCAACTTCCTGAGCTGTATGAGTAATGAATGGTATTGCCTCAGTCATGGTCTCCTCCATTGATCCGAGATCGTCTCATCCGACGTTTTTGCGATAGAGCGTCAGAGCGTCCGCGAACGCCATGCTGTTGAGGATCTTGGTGTCTGGCGTGTAGCCAGCCAGCCGTTTGGCGGGGTCCGTCAGCAGCGCTGCAAGGTTCGCCCCCGGCAGTTTTCTGGTCGCATAGACCTTGCCGTTCTGCACGTAAACGATCTTGTTGGCTTTGAGCAAGCGCTTGAGATCGCGTTCGACCAGCCAGACATCGAACAGTTCGCCGATCAGCAGATCAGCCTCCATCGCGAGATCGCCGTATTTGGTCGTGAGCGGCGGCAGCGTCTTGGCGTAAGCATCGATGCGCCTCGCGAAGTCATGCGGGTGATATCTGTTGCAACCGCCGTGACCGTCGTTCTCGACCGTGCCGGCAGTCTTGCCGTCGATCACGACGGTCGCAGTGAAGCACGTCGTCTCTTGCGAAGCGAAGGCGGCGTACTTGATGTTCTTCAGTTCAATTTTCATTGCCATCTGGGGGTCGGTCATGGCGCGTCCTCATGGCCAGAGTTCGGGGAATTCGGTCTTGATCCGTGTGGCGTCGCCGCCGCGCGCGACGCAGCGATTGAAATAAAGGTCACGCTCGTGGGCAGCTTCGCCGGGACCGTAGACGCCGTCCGAGACGCCATTGACGATTCCGGCCAGCTCGTAGCACTCGACGCAGCAGTCAGCGCCGACTGCCTGCCCGGCATCGCGACACTGGCGCCCGCAGATCGAGCAGGTGAACACGCTGCGGCCGGGGCGAAAACGATTGTTTGCCATCACGGTTTCTCCGTGCGGAACGCGTCAAGAATGTCGAGTTGCGCCGGCAATGACGAGCGCATCGTGTCGGCGTCCCGGTACTCGATCTCTTCGAGCAGATCGCGCACCGCGTCGATCTCGTCCGCGCCCCAGCCGACCAGCCGGTTCTCGTCATCGTCCGTGGTGTCGTCCCACGCCGACCAGTCAAAGCTGCGGATCGGGATCGGCTTGGGGTCGTAATTGGTTTTGATGATCATCGGATGCTTCCTGAAGAGGGATTAACGGGTTGTGTGGCGGGCGGCGCGTTTGGCGCTGCGGCGGGCAATCTCGGCCTCGATGCGGGCGCAGGTCGCGTTGTCCAGCGAGGGCGATTCAAGATCGCGCAGCAAGTCCGCCGTTGCATAGGTCGGGAAGGCGTTGATGGACGGGATGGAACCGTAATATAGGCTGTTGGAGCGGTAGGAGCGGGTCATCTCGGGTCTCCTCAGGCGAGGGCTCGATTGCCTTCGCTCTAGATATATAGGTAGGCTCGATAAAAAGTCAAGGTATTGGTTATCCCTTTTGCTCCTTTGCGCAAGACAGAGCCGCTGATGCTGCAGAGGGTGCGTATTTGCACAACAGGGCGAGGTCCGCGGCAGTGCATATCCGCCATCTATGCCAGTTACGGTCAGGCCCATTGCCCGTTTCATAGAGGAGAAGGTTGGCATCGCAATACCTGCGTCTCGTCAATTCATCGAAGTATGGGGCATCGGCTTCGTGGGGCTTACCGCAGGCGTAGAGGCGCTCGCTGAAGACATCAAGGGGTAAGGATCGCGGGACGGCATCGGCACACTCGTGCCCGGCGATGTCCGTCCTCTGTATGTGATTGATAAGCTCGGCAGTGCTAACGCTGGCAAAGCGCTCGATCAGCGACGGCTCGTCCTCCAGTACCGGCCTCGTGTCGCGCTCTGTCGCCGACGAGGCCCATGCCTTCTTTGTGCCGAAGTTCGCGGGTGTAAACACACCATCGCCGTCGTGGTCACATACTACGAGATCTTGGTTGTTCTTCATGCATTTGGCATGCACGTGTTCGCTTGGGGCGGCGAGCCAGATAGCTGCGCAAATGCCGGTGCAGACTAACAGCCAGCTTTTGGTTGGGGTCATGTTGGTTGCTCCTTTCAGAAGCTCAGGTGATCGGTCGCGCGGCGGCACTTGTGCTGCCCCTTGGCGTTGGCCGACGCACTGCCGCATGGCAGTAGCCGCGCCTTGGGGTCTTTGAATACCAGCCCCTCGACCGGTGGTTTGCCGGGCAGGTCGCGGATCGATGCGAACCAGTCGTTGAAGCTATGGGCGTGGTTTTCCGCCAGCCACACGCCCGAAGAGACGACGGTGTGCGTGGATTGGCGGTCGCTCGGGATCGAATTCGCGTCATGGCATAGTCGGCGCAGCCGCTCGAACCGCTCGCGGTAGGGGACCCCGACCAGATACTCGCCGTCGTCGACCAGCAGATCGAACAGGTAGACCGTGTCGCGGACGCCGACGCCCTTGGAATGGAGCAGTTCGCCGACAAAGACGTACCAGCCAGTGCCTGGAAGTTGCTGCTGGAGGTCCAGCCAGCGGGGACCGGGCTGCCAGCCCAGCCGGTTGTCTGGACCGTGCCGCCCCATCGCAAAGCTGGCGCGCCCGATGCCGTCTGACGAGCCGACGTAGATTGTCGTGCAGGTGCCGTTCATCTTGGCTTGCGCCCACCAGCCCAGCTGCTCGTAATGCTGCAATGTGGAGGGTGCCGCAGCCGTTTCCGGCCGCGGCGGATAAAGATATCGATAGGTGTCGTAGCGCATGGGAGCCTCCTTGCTTAGTAATTGCTTATTCTTCTGGGCGGCGACAGCCATTTGGTCCGGGCACCCCGGTTGCTCTCCCGTGATACAACTCGTTCGATAAACTCCCGTTGTGCTCGCAGTTGACAAGCCATTCCTGGTGTAGGTCCGCCACACATCGCTCAATGCTAATCTCAAGGATGGGGATTCTGTCTGCTGGCTCGTTGAACTGTACGTACTGTAAATCTTGGTGACACCGTTTTTCGGCAGGCGATACCGGTTTGTCAGTCATCGCATTGATAAGGCCCGCCTTCCATGGCTCGGCACGCATTGTCTTAAGCACTTGGGCCGTGCCGACGGCTACCCTGGCGTCAGAAGCAGCCCACTGCGATTCACTGGGGTCGTTCCAATGAACGGCGGCGTTGAGCGCTATCAGTGTCCCGCCGATGACGAGTGTCCATTTTTTGGCCTTGGGTGTCATGGTGGCCCATTTGGTCTTAACGTAGGCGAACGGGCCAGCCTGTAACGCGCTTTCAATGCTCATTGTGATTGCTCCTGTGGGTTGGTGGCGGCGCGTCAAGACGCCGCCGTCATTAATCAGCCTGCCTTGAGCGAGGCTTTGAGCGCCGCCTTGAGAGACGCCTTGAGCGCTGCTGTATCGGGGATCAGCATCGGCTTGACCAACTCCCATGCCGCGCCGATGTCCTTGAACGCCGGGGTCAGGCTGGTGTTGGCGACCAGTCCGAAAACCTGCTCGACACTCTCGGGAGCCAAGCGGAACACGTCGTTCGTCGCGGTCTCGCTGACCACCACCTTGGCTTTGGCGGGCGTCTGGACGATGAAGTCCTCGGGGATGCCCTTGATCCCGGAAAGCGCCTTGTCGATCTTCTTGAGCAGCGCCTCGTTGCTCGCGTAAGCGGGGTTGACCGCCAACATTGCCGGCACCTGCTCGACGGTCTCGGCGAAGTTCGGCACAGCGGTGATCGCGCCGTCCTCGTCGCGCTCGGCTTCACCAACCAGCTCGGCGAGCAGTTCGAGTTCGTCGCCGCTCAGCGGCGATGCGGTCGAGCGCTTGGTGATCGCGACCCGCCCGGTGGCGTGCGGCCCCTCACTTAGCGACAGGCTGTCGGGTTTGTGCTGTTGCTGGACACCGCGCGCGACCAAGCGCTCGACCGCGGCATTCTTGAGTTCGTTCTTTTTGAGGTCGAGCAGCCCCTTGATCGCCTTGGCGCACGCGTCGAGCGCGGCGACCTCGGCGAGCCCCTCGATCGTCTCGACCGGCTTGGCGGGTGTCTTGGACTTGGCGGCGGGTGTGGTGGCGGAAAGCTTTTTGGCGTTGGCGAACATCGGAGTGTGCTCCTGAGGCTGATGGCTCGATTGCCATCGCTCCTTAGATATGGGGTGATCCGATAAAAGGTCAACCCCTCGAATAGTGCTTTTCTTAGCGCAGGTATGCGGGGCCGTGCGGTCCCATATACTTCAGCCCGTTGTGCTCGTCGTAGATGTTGCCGCGGGCATGCTTCGCCGGGGCCTTGAAGCCGGCCGGCTTGAGCACAGCGCCGCTCGTCTTGTCGACAAAGCAGTGTGCCGAGTTGTTGAAGACGATCCGCGCGTAGCGCTTGCCATCGTCGACCCGCCAGTCGTTTGGGCAGGACAGACTCGGAAGGTGCAGTGCGTAGTAGTCGTGGACGATCTTTTTGCATCCGTCGAGGAAGGATGCGAACGCGGTATCGTAATCGGTCATGGTATCTGCTCCTGAAGGCTCGATTGCCCTCGCCATATATATATAGGGGCTATACGCTAAAAGATCAAGTCCATAATCTCGTATTTATGGCGCGCCGGCAGCACGCCGGTCAACGCGCAGATCTGGGCGTAGGTGAACCCCGTGGGTGGGTGTCCGCCGTTGTCGAGCCAGACGCGCAGATCCAATAATGCGGCATCGGCGGTGGCGCGGTCCCGCTCGACCAGGGCGTCGAGGTAGCGTTGCCAGCAAGCGGTCGGGTCCATCTCACGTCACCTTTGCGAGCACAGTGTTGACGACTGGATCGACCAACGCCCGAAACGCCGTTTCGTGATACGCTTTGGTTGCGTAGACAATCTCGCCGTGGAGCAGTTCGACATACCCCAGATCGACGGCGTTCTTAGAAACATGGTTATCGCCGTCGACAAATCGACCGCTGAAGTAAATCCGGCTTTTACCGCCTTTCTCCCATGCCTTGGCGCTCAGAAGCCAGGAGCCATAGCCTGATGTAGTCAGCCGGTCGCCGGTCAGCGCCGCGGCGATTTGTTCCAACTTTGTCCGGGTGGCGGATTTGGTCATTACCGGTTCTCCCAACGACCAGTGATCTTTAACGATGCAGTGTGATCAGGTTTAGGGGAAGGTGGGGCTCGTTAGAGCCCCTATGCTGTGCGGCTGATAGTTGACCAAGGTGTTTCGGGCCGAGCCTTGAACTTAAAGGGATACGGTTTTGTGTTACCGCGCCATTCTGCAGTTTGGTCGGCTGTAATCAGCAGCCACGCACCGCGAGAATCCGGCGCTGCTTCGCTGATGTCTGTGATCGTCAGGTAAAGCGCGGATTCTGGCAGATTTCTCTCGCGACAGGAGCGGCGCATCCACAATCGGACCTCGCGTGCCGGCGGCATAATAACATCGCCGATCTGCAATTCTGCTGCGCGTGTTTTCATTACCGGGGAGCCATCAGGTTCCACGAGATCTTCATCCCCGGGCGCTGCGGGTAGCCCACCGCGAGCGCGCCGTTGCTGGTCGAGACGAGCATGGTCTTTCCGGTGCTGGAAAGCTTGCCCGCGTGGGTCAGGTCGATCGTCAGGACCAGCTTGTCGCCGGTCACTTTGAGGTCGTAGCCATTGGTCATTTCGGTTCTCCTTGCGCGAGGGCTTGATTGCCCTCCCCGCTTATATATGGACTTACACGAAAAAGTCAACCCTACCTGAGGAATAAAAACCATGTCGACATCCGATGATCTTGGTCTACCCCAGCAGCCGGCGCCCACCCCGGCGACCAGAATCTCTCGTCCCGTCACGACCGGCGACACCGTCACCGTGGCGTGCAAGCTGCCGCACGGGGTAATCCTGCGGGTGTTCGACTGGGAGGAGTTCGACGAGCCGATGCGCGACGGCACGATCCGGCGTGGCAGGCGCGGCAAGCTGATCCCCGATCTCCAGTTCACCGTCCGCGGCACCTGGCTCGGCTCGGCCGGTCAAGCCTACAACGAGCGCAACGGCGCGGTCGCCGAACTGTTGCCTGGCGGCTACGCGCTGACGACGGGCTGTCCGAAGGAGATCTGGGACCGCTGGCACGACCAGAATGAAATGTCTCTACTCGTTCAGAACAAAATCATCTTCGCCCATGCCACGCACTCGACGGTCAGCATCGAGTCGGCAAAGCTGCGCGCTGTTACCAGTGGCTTAGAACCGCTCGACCGCGGCAAGCCTGCCGAGCGCATGCCGGGCGGTGTCGACCGCCGCGTCAAGATCGGCGAGCTGGAGAAGGACGACGGGACAGCGCCGCGATAAGCGCGCTTCTCCGCTGTCGTACCGACCGCGGCTCACCCCGCGGCAGCGCCGTGTCGTCATCCGTTTCGTCATCCGCTTCTTCGCCCTGCTGTGCGGCGCGATAAGTGCCTGGGCGCTCGTTCTGGTGGTCCTCTACCTTGCCGTCGTCACATGGCTGAATTTGTAGGATCTTGATCATGTCGGCTGTTCCCGGTTACCCGCCGACCGCTCCCGCCGCGTCGCGGATCGTCGTGTTGCCGCCGATCTATCCGGCGCCGGTCCGCGATTTTCGCATTTTTGACTTTACTGCGCCGATCAAGCCGGCGACCAAGGCCGCGATCACCGCGGCATCGTGGAGCTGCACGGTCGACGCGCAGAGCGAGGTCGTCGACCCTACTCCCTCCGGTCGCCTGATCGGAGCGCCGAGCTTTGACACCTTCACCACGACACAGCTGATCGGCGACTGTGTCGATAACTGTCTCTACGCGCTGAGCGCGCAGGTCACCGTGACCGACGGCCGGATCCTCGTGCTCAACGGATCGCTCTACTGCTCCGGTCTCCCTGCTGTCGCGATCTTGCCGGACGGCGCGCTGGTGTTCGACTACGACGAGTTCGTTATCAAGTTTCCCGAGTTCATGCCGCTGTCCGAAGAGCTGTTGGCCGGGTATTGGGCGCAGGCCGGCATGCTCTTTCGCAACGACGCGACATCATCGGAGCAGGACCCGGTGATCCGCCGCGAGATCCTCGATCTGCTGACCGCGCATTGCGCCGTGCTGTTTGCTCCGCCGCCCGTAGGACGCGGTGGCGGGGGGTCAAGCGCGCTCGGCGGGGTGTTGACCTCGAAATCGGTCAATGGCGTCTCGGTGGGCTCCTCCGGGGTTTTTCCGGGGATGAGCGGTACGCAGGCGTGGTACATGTTGAGTAGTTATGGTCAGAAGGCGTGGATGATGACGCGAGCGTATCGTACCTTTCATTACCTTCCCGGTCCTCAGAGATTTCCCAGTTCAAACAACCCGATCTGGCCATTTGGGCCTTTTAATCCGTACTATTGGCATTGACGGATTGGTTTCGCATCACCTGTGCGCGCGGCGATCGATGCACGTGCTTCCAGGAGTCCTTTCTCATCTGCCCGGATACAGTGATGAGATTTGAATGGCGCTCTCCGCGGTTCCCGGTGATGGACGCCGAGTTCAAGGAGCATGAGCACGCGCGCAACGAAAGCGGTCAGTTCACCAGTGGTGGCGGCGGTGGTGGTGCATCGGAGAAAACGCCGCATCGGCGCGATTCCAAGGCTGTTCTGCACATGACTGATCCGTTGGGCTGGCACCACATGAAAGACGCCGACGGTAATGTCTGGCGGCACTCCGAGAAGCATCACGCACTGGTCGCCAGCAACAAAGCGATGCCCGATCAGCCGGGCGGGGGCTGGCTCAAGGCTCCCGAGATCAAAGCCAAGCGGATGATCCCGAGAGGCATGCCGGGTGGCGGAAAAAACCCGCCGCCGGCATCTGCTGCGGTCTGGAAGAAGCTCGAAGCACAGGGGCTGGTCAAGCCGGCGCGTACCGGGTGGGAAAAGAAGTGACGCATGCAGTCGGCACGCGACCGTTTTGCCCGTGCCCGCCGCGCCGAGGTGCGTTACGGCATCCAACTGCGCCAGATCGCGCGGCAGATCAATGCCTTTGTGCACGGGATCTTCCACCCGCAGGACCCGGCCACCGCGTCGTACCTCGAACGCACATTGCACGACTACGAGGACACGATCCGACCGTGGGCCGAATCAGTCGGTCGGCGCATGCTGGTCGATGTCAGCCAACGCGACTTCACGGCGTGGCTTGAGCACGGCAAAGCGATTGGCAGAGCCTTACGGGGGATTGTCGAGACCGCGCCGATCGGCAATGAGTTCCGCCAGTTGCAGGACACCCAGGTCGACCTGATCACCAGCATTCCGCGCGACGCCGCTCAACGGGTGCACGACCTCAGTCTGGAGCATCTGCTCCAAGGTCGGCGGTGGGAAGAAGTCGCGCGCGACATTCTCGACCAGGGCGATGTCAGCCGGTCAAAAGCCAATCTGATCGCGCGGACCGAGACCTCGCGCGCCGCTGGCCAGTTCACGATGGTCCGTGCGATGCACATGGGCAGCGAGGGGTACATCTGGCGGACCGTGCGCGATGCCGATGTTCGGCTCGAACACCGCAAGCTGGAGGGCACGTTTCAGCGTTGGGACAGCCCGCCGGTCGCCGGTTATGGGCGCGGGCACTCGGAGCAGCGGTATCATCCAGGGGGCGGGCCGAATTGCCGCTGTATGAGCGAGCCGGTAATGCCCGACGAGCCGCAAAAGGGCTATTAAATCAAGGCAGACTGAAAGATGCCGACGACACCCGACAAACTCGCCCAAGCCTTGGCCGACCTGCAGCGCCGCCGTGTGCTGATCGGCATCCCCGCTGGCGAGCCGCGCGAAGGCGGGACGATCACCAATGCGGCGATCGGCTACATCAACGAATTCGGCTCGCCCGCCGCCAATATCCCGGCGCGTCCGCATCTCGTCCCCGGGGTCCAAGCCGCATTGCCGGCGATCACCAAGTATCTTCAGGCTGCGGCGCGCGCCGCACTGACCGGGGCTGACCCCAGTGTCGTCGACAGCTACTTCGAGCAAGCCGGGCAAAAGGGAGTCGACTCGGTCAAGGCGCTGATACGAGCCAAGCTCAAGCCGCAACTGGCCGAGTCGACTGTGAAGGCTAGGCGACTGCGTCGTCCCGATATTCATTATCGGGTTCGCATGCAGATTGTCGACGCAGTGGAAGCGGCGAAGGGGACGCCGCGCGGGTCGCCCGCCCGGCTGCTGCTCGCGCAATTGCGCGAGCGCTACAACCTGGGCAAGCAGGTTTATCTGCGCGCGGCGCAGACGCCGGAAGAGGCGACACCGTTGCTCGACACATCGAATTACATCAACTCTTTTACTGCGGTCGTCGTCAAGAAATAGCAAGCTTCGCTGGGGCACGTCGTTTCCTTGGCCGGCGTTCTCCGGACGAAGAGAGGAGGGGCCGTCGCCCCCTTGGGTTTAAACTGAGGATGAGGGTGACGGGCGGCGGCCTCTCTTTTCTAGGTTTGTTTGTGTGACACACCTCGCTCCCTCTTTTCGGGTCTCTCTCGCCGCTCGGCAATGGTGTGTCGCACTTCTAATTTATACCACGGTTGAGATCAAAATGCCGTTGCTCGATGTCTCCGAAGCCTTCGATGTGCTGTTCTGGGACGACATTACCGTGACCCGGCGGTCGACGACGATCTCGCAGTATGGGCGGGTAGCGACAATCAATACCCAGTTCACGATGCAGGCAGTGGTCACTGCCGCGTCGCCCGACGACCTCAGTCGCGTCCCGGATTACCAGCTGATGCACAAGACCATCTCGATCTACTCGATCACGCGGCTGCAGGGACCGGCAGACGACGGGTCGGGCAATCAGACGATGCCCGACCTCGTCCTGTGGCACGGCTCGACTTACGTGGTCCGGATGGTCGACGACTACTCGGGCTATGGCCGTGGTTTTATCCACGCAGTCTGCGAAGGGGTTCAGGCAGTCGACCCGGCGCCGATGGCTGACCCGGTCGGCAGTGCCTGAGGCGTGGACATCATGCCGATCTCCGGGATCTTCTGGGTGCTGTTTGGGCTGTGGGTGGTGTTTGCGGTGCGGAACTATTGGTCGACAGCCGTAGGTCGCCAAACCGGCGCGAGCGGCTGGGGCGAGCGGCTGCTGCTGGCAGCCGCGCTATTGCTGCTCGGTCTGCGGGTGTTCGGGGTCGTCGAGTAATGGCTGATCCGGGGAACCGTGCGGCTCATCGGCGTCATCGGCGGCCGAAGTCCAGCTCTCGCGAGTATCAGAACGCTTGGCGACGACGCGACTATGTGATGCGCCGCAAGCGTCTGGCCCAGCGCCTGCGGCGACTATGGCTGCGGCTTGGCAATCAGTGAAAGGGACGCGCAGTCAATTCCCCGGCACCTTCCGCAGCAGCCGCAATCGCTGGGGCATGAAGGTGTGGATCGACGGCGAGCTGCACTACCTCGGCACCTTGCCCGACCGCGCCGCGGCGGCCGACTACGTGCGCTTGGTCGAGAGCCGCTATCCGCAGCGCCTGCGCCGCCGCCGCGGCACCGTGTATCGGCAAAGAGGGCGCCGCAACTGGGTCGCCTTGGGGCCGCGCCCGCAGCGCCGCCGGCTGGGGAGCTTTGCAACCCGGTGGGCCGCCGAGCGCGCGCTCGCCGTCGATCGCTCAAGGAGCTGACCAAATGCCGCTGTTGGATGTCGCCAGCCTGGACAGCCCGCCGCAATGACGATCCCGAACCAGGCGCGTGACAGCAGCGAGCGCGGCTTTCTCCAGCCGGTCGCGCCGGTCCTGCCGCTCGACGACGATGCGCTGGAGGATTTCCTGCAGCAGTGGATGGCTGGGGTCGCCGGGGTGGACGGCACGATGGTGCGCCATCGTTGGCAACCGGAACCGCCGAATATCCCGGATTTTGGCACCGACTGGGTCGCCATCGGCATTACCCGCGTGGTCACCGAGACCTTCCCGTGGATCGGCGGCAACGACCCGCTGTACGACCAGATGCAGCGGCACCAGACGATCGACGTGATGGCGAGCTTTTACGGTCCGCATTCCGCAAGCATTGCCGGGCGATTGCGCGACGGTCTGTTTGTGTCGCAGAACCGCGAGATCCTGCTGCTCAACGAGATGGGGCTGGTCGAGGTCGGCGAGCAGCGGCGCGCCCCCGATTTGATCAAGAACCAGTGGGTCGACCGCGAGGATCTGACAGTCACGGTACGCCGCCGCATCGTGCGCCAGTACCCGGTGCGCAACATCATCGAGGCGCACGGCGTGGTGACGGCGCAGCCGCCGGGCGACGGCCTGTTGGTGTCGAGCACCTTCGACGCGCGCCTGATGGCGGGTCGCATACGGATCGTGAGTTCGGCCGCCGGGGCATTGAGCACGGGGCCGGGCAAGGCCGATCTTGCGGGAGGAGAGGGGAGTTAAACCGATGCTGGTCATCCAAATCCTGTTCTGGGTTCTGCTGATCCTTTGTTTCGTCGTCGGGCCGCCGTGGGGGGCCTGGGGTCAAGCCGCGCCGGCTTGGTCGCCGCACGTCGTTTATCTGGTGTTGTTCATCTGTCTTGGTCTCGCCGTCTTCAGCGGCGGCGTTTTGATGCGCTGACCCTGTCGACCCGCTGACCATCCACCCGTCGATATCCAATAGGAGGCTTTTGCCATGGCGCTCGGCTTGCCGGTCTCCCGGCTGATCAATGTTACGGTAAACATCAACCCGGCGGCGATCCCGTTTGCCAATTTCGACTCGCTGTTGGCGGTCGGCGACAGTCCGGTGATCGACACGCAGGAGCGTATCCGCGCCTACGGGTCGCTGGGGGAGGTGGCCGATGATTTCGGCACCGCCGCGCCTGAATATGCCGCGGCGAGCCTATTCTTCGGCCAAACTCCGCAGCCTGCCTCGCTGTTCATCGGGCGCTGGGCGCACACCGCGACGAACGGTGAACTCTATTGCGGGCCGCTGACTGTCACCGAGCAGCAGATGGCCAACTGGACCAACATCACGAACGGCTCGTTCGAGATCTCGATCGACGGCACGGCGCACGCGATCACCGCGCTGACTTTCTTGGGCACCAGCAATTTGAACGGGGTCGCGGCGGCGATCCAGACCGAGCTACACACGGCGGGGGCGACCACGGCCACGTGCATTTGGAACGGGTTGCAGTTTCAGTTTGGCTCGGGCACCACCGGGCCGGCTTCGACGGTCAGCTATCTGACCGCGGTCAGTCCGACCAGCGGTGTCGACATCAGCGCGCAGCTCAAAGGCACCGCGGCGCTGGCGCAGCGCAATGTCGCGGGCGCGCCCGCCGAGAGTGCGCTCGACGCGGTCATCGCGCTCGACGGCATCGGCACCTACTGGTACGGACTGACATTTGCGTCGCCGAATATCGTCGATGCCGATCGTGAGGCGATTGCCCAGTACATCGAAGGCGCCAACAACAAGCACGTCTTCGGGATCAACACCAACAATCCGGTGGCGCTGACCAATACCGACAACTCCAGCATCGGGTATGTGCTGAAGCAGGCCGGCTACCGTCGCAGCTTCTGCATGTACTCATCGACGAACCCTTATGCGGTGTCGGCGTTTTTTGGGCGCGCCTTCACAGTCGACTTCCTCGGCTCCAACACCGCCATTACGATGATGTGGCAGGAGCTGGCCGGGATCACGCCGGAATATCTCGGGACCGCCCAGGCCGACGCGCTCGACACCAACAATTACAATTACCTTGCCGAGTTCAACAATCAGCGCGCCATCGTCATGAACGGCAAGATGTGCGCCGACTACTTCTTTGATGAAGTGTGGGGTTCCGACTGGCTGGCGGGTGGTATCCAGACTGCGCTGTTCGATCTTCTGAGCACGATCCGCACCAAGGTGCCGCAGACCGATTCCGGCATCCACATGCTGACCAACATCTGCACGGCGACTTGTGCGCAGGCGGTGGTCAACGGCTATGTCGCGCCGGGGCAATGGAACGCCGCGGGGTTTGGGATACTGCAGACCGGCGAATACCTGGACAAGGGATTTTACGTCTACGCGCCGCCAATGGCGACTCAGCCACAGCCCGACCGCGAGGCGCGCAAGAGCCCATTGATCCAGATCGCGGTCAAGCTGGCTGGCGCGATCCACACGGTCGACGTGCTGATCAATGTGAACCGCTAAAGGAGGGCGGGGTAGATGGCTACTTATTCGTTCACCGATGTTTCATGCACGATCAGTGGGCCGGCGGGGGCGGCTATTGTGTTGAACAATCTTGCGGCTGGCGCGACGACGCCGATGGGCTCCGGCTATGGGGCCGCGGAAGAGGGCATCACAGTCGAGATGACAGAAGACAAGGATACAATGACGTGGGGCGCCGACGGAAGTTTGATGCACTCATTGCACGCGGCGATTGCCGGTCGCATGACGGTGCGGCTGCTCAAGACTTCGCCAACCAATGCGCAATTGCAGACGATGTACACGGCGCAGCAGACCTCGGCGGCATTGTGGGGCAGCAACACGATCACCATCCAGGATCACGCGCGTGGTGACAACATCACCGGCACGCAGATGGCTTTTATGAAGTTTCCCAATGTGGTGTACGCCAAAGACGGCAACATCATGGAATGGGTCTTTGGCGGGCGCGTGTCGCATGTCATTGGCGGCGGCATCGCAATTAACGCCACGAGCTTCTGATGGCTGAGGTCGAGCTTGCGGAGCATACCTATCGGGTCGGGCGGCTGAACGCGATCCAGCAATGGGAAATTTTCCGCCGCCTCGGGCCGGTACTGCCGATGCTCAGCGCCGAGATGGACGGCAGTGTCGCTGCGACCCCTGGGGCGCGGTGGATCATGAGCGCAGTGGCTGGCTTTTTGTCGCAACTGAAACAGGAGGATGCCGACTACATCCTGCACGCGGCGCTGGCCGTGGTCGAGCGCTTCGACCCGCAGAATCAGCGGTGGTTCCGCGTCGCCTCGATGAACGGCACGGGCGGGCTGATGTATCAGGACATCGAGTTGTTGACGATGTTGGAATTGATGGACCGCGCGCTGCAGGAGAACATGGGAAGTTTTTTCGCTCAGCTGCGGGCCGCTTCCGACGCGTCGACCTCAACGCGGACGGAGACGGACGCGGCGGGTCTCCCCGCTTTGCCAGTGGACTTGCACTGATCGGCATGTCCAATGAGCGCGACTGGCTGTTGCGGCCCGTGCGCCTCGGCATGTGCCGCTACGAGAGCCTCATTGACGGCGCGCTCGGGCTCGACGATGTCGCGGACATGAACGAAGCACTGGACGTGGCCGATGAAAACCAGCAGCGCTATCAGGACAGCGTGACCCCGCCAGGTGGCCGCGGTGGCTGACGTTATCCAGGAATTCCGCGTCGGTCTGGGGTTCAGAATCGACGAGTCATCGTTCAAAAAAATCACTGACGCAATCGCCGTGGTAAAGGCCAAGGCGACGCAGATAGTAGTGAATGTCGGCGTCAATTGGGACGACGCCAAGCAGCGCGGTCTTCAGAAATCCCTCATCGAGATCAGCGAGCGCGCCCACAAGCTGGGGACCGAATTCGCCGCGGTTGGTGCGATCGCGGTCGGCAGCCTGGAGAGGATCGCCGAACGATACGCGCAACTGTTTTTCCTGTCGGAGCGCACGGGCGTCGCGGCCGGTCAACTAAAGACAATGGCGTTCGCCTTCGACACGATCGGCGGCAACGCGGCGACCGCGGCACAAGAGGTCGCGACATTGGCGGCGCGGGCTCGCGAGATGCCGCCGGGGTATTTCCAGACCTCGATCGAGGCGGTGATTCGTAGCCAGACCGGCTCGACGGAAAAGCTCAAGACCGCGAAAGAGCAGCAGATGGGCCTGATCAAGATGGCCCATCAAATGGGAGAGGCGCGTCAGGCGGAAGCTTCGGCGATATTCAAAATGTATGGGGTCTCCTACGAGGCCAACATTTGGGAGATCAAGCATTACGATTTGACGATAGCGCGCGACAAAGAGGCGGCAGACCGCCGCAAGGCGATGGGCGTCGACTTGGACCGCGTCGCCGATATCGGCCAAGAAATGTACTACCAGTTCAAGCGATTATGGGATGTGGTCGAAGTTACTGGTAACAAGATATTCCAAGTATGGGGACCGCCGCTCATCGCTGTATTGCGAACCGTCAATTGGCTGCTGAACGGGATTATTTGGACTGTCGACACGTTGCATCTGCAAGGCCCGATTGCTTTGATCCTCGGGTTTGCCGCGGCGTGGTGGACATTGACGAGAGCGCTCAGGGCGGCGCGGGTGGCAATGGCGGCATGGGCCGCGCTGAGTCGCTTCGGTGCTGCGGGGGCAGGTGCGGCGGCTGCGGGGGCAGGTGCGGCGGCTGCGGGGGCAGGTGCGGGCGCAGGCGTGGCTGCGGGGGCGGGTGCCGCGGGGGCAGGTGCCTTGGCGGCAACGGCGGCAAAGCGCGGGCTATTGATGCGCGGGCTTGGGCTAGCGGCGCGCGGCGGCTCAGCGCTGCTGCGGATCGCTACGGGGCCGGTCGGGTGGGGCTTGCTCGCCGCAGAAATAGCCTACGAGACCGGGCTTTTGGACAAGCTATTCGGCGGCAGCGAGAAAGGCGAAGGTACTGAAGGGCCGCACATGCAGCACGGCGGCATCGTGCCGATCAACGCGCATGCCGGTGAGATGGTGTTGCCGAGAAACATCTCGGAAGGGCTGCAGGATTGGTTTACCGGCAACGACAGCGCCGCAGAGGAACTGCAGACTTGGCTGTCCGGGGCCGGATCGGTCCCTAGGGTATTCGTTGACAATGCCCGTGAGCTGGGGCGTGAGCTGACCGGTGGCTTCGGAACTGACGGCGGCGTCCGGACGCCGCAAGAGATGTACGGCGGTGCGCCGGGCGGTGGCCAAAATCGGACGCCGCAAGAGATGTACGGCGGTGCCCCTGCAGGCGGTGCCCAAAATCGGACGCCGCAAGAGATGTACGGCGGTGCCCCTGCGGGCGGTGCCCCTGTGGGCGGTGCGCCTGTGGGCGGTGCGCCTGTGGGCGGCGGAACGGCAGAGAATGCGTTTCTGGCGGAAGCGGCCAAGCGCGAAAGCGGCATGCGCAACATCACCCAGAAAGGCGGTGGGCCAGCATCGGGTTATTACCAGATCGAGGACGCGACGTGGCGCGACTTTGCACCAAAACTCGGGATCGATACCGCACGGGCGATGGGGGCCTCACAGGCCGACCAGTTGCGTGTCGCGCTGGCGATCCTGCATAAACAGGGACCAGGGGCGTGGACGACAATGCGCGGTCTGACGCCGCAGTCATTTGCGCCACAGGCATTGGGAACACCGTTGTCGACCGGGGGGCTGGGTGTGGGCGGCGGCCTGACGCCACAGGCACCGGGAACGCCGTTGTCGATCGGGGGCGGTGCTCCTGGTGACGCTAGTGTGGCGCAACTCACCAAGGGCACTGCGATGACCCCGGCTGGCGCGGTCGACACAATGCTGAACATGCAGGGGATGACCGACACTCGTCACCGCAAGACGATAAAAGATTTCATCACGGCGGGCGGCGGCAATTTGGACCCAGGCGCGCTCGCGTGGTGCGCTGCTGTAACAAACGCCGCGCTTCAATTGCACGGCATCCGTGGCACGACCGGTCCAGACCGGAATATGGCGTCGAGCTTTGCCAATTGGGGCCAGGGAGTGGACCCAGCCAAGGCGATGAAGGGCGATGTTGCGCTATTACCGCCCCAGGTTCGCGGCAGTAGCGGTCATGTCGGCATGGTGGCTGGGACGCGCTGGCGCGGCGGCAAGGAAGAGATCGAGATGATCGCGGGCAATACTGCTCATCAGATGATGGATAGGTGGCTTCCCGTCGAGAGGTTCGCCGCGATCCGCCGCGCCACCGAGGCAGAGCAGATGCGTCAGACGTTGACCAGCCCGCAGGCTCCGTCGACCGTCAATAACAGCGGCGGCCACACGTTCCACGTCGACAACCGCACCGACATCCAGGTGGCACACGCCGACGACGGCAGTCATGTGCCCGCAATGCGCCACATGATCGAGCGGCAGAACGCCGACATGGTGCGCAATTTAGGACCGAGCATCAGATGAGTGGATTACCGCCAACTATCGTGTTTCCCGCGCTTGAGCAGGCGACGATAGCGCTTGTCGAGGGGGCGTTGTTTGCCAGCGTAAATCGGCAGTTTATCCCGCTCGACAACGGCGCTGCGCAGGGGCCACCAGGACTATTCCCGCCACCGACAGTGTGGGTTGAGGAGCAGCACCAGGACCAGATGATGATCACCGAGCATCCGGTCGAGAACGGTGCGCCGGTCAGTGACCACGCCTTCCCGCGCCCGGTCGACTTGACGCTTCGACTCGGCTGGAAAGGCGAGAGCCTGACGGAAATCCAAACTCTCTACAGTCAGCTCACCGGGTTCAAGGACGCCCGCGTGCTGTTCGACATCATGACCGGCAAGCGGCTCTACAACAATATGCTGATCCAGAGCATCCAGGTGGCGACCGATCAGCGCACTGCGGTCGTGCTGATGGCGACGGTGCGGTGCAAGCAAGTGATCCTGGTCGGCACGGACATCGTAACGCTGCCACAGAATCAAGCAGAGCCAGCAAAGACTGCGACTACGATCAACAATGGCGACAAGGCGCTGGTACCGGCTGGCACCTATAATCCGGCTGGCAACCCGCCAGAGGCGGCTGTTCCGATAACACTTCCTGGTTAATGTCAATGACCGGTCACGACCAATGGATCAGAAAATGCTCGTTGACGATCACGCATTCGAGTTCACCATTAGTCACGCCCACCGATCCTACGTCGGGCATCCCGATCGCCGGGGATGCGCCCAAGGCGCTCAACCTGTCGGACTTCCGCATCCGCTTTAAGACGTACCAAGCTGAGGGTGGCGGGCGTCCGCCTGGTGCATGGATACGCGTCACCAATCTCGCGCCCGACACCGAGTGGAGTTTTATCAAGGAGTACAATGGTATCGTGCTGCAGGCGGGATACCTGAACGGGCGGTTTGGGATAATTTTCGCGGGCACGATCAAGGAATATCGGCGCGGCCACGAGACGGTGACCGACAGTTTTCTCGACATCTGGGCCGGTGACGGCGACATCGCGTTCAGCCGGTCGGCGATGAACGAAACTCTGGCGAAGAACTGGAACAACCAGCAGCAGCGCGACAAAATTATAGCTCAGATGGAAAAGGATGGCGGTGTGCAACGTGGGTACAACGCTCAAGCGATAGCCGCTTTCGCCGCTAATGCGCGCGGCACGACGATGTGGGGGTTCTCGCGCTCGCTAATGAACGGCAATGTCGCGCGCGACGGTCTGGCGTGGGTGCCGATCAACGGCAAGATCAATGTCGTGCCGTTGAACGGCTACAAGCCCGGTGAGGCAATCGAGTTGTCGAGCGCCACCGGGATGGTCGGCTGGCCTGAGCAGACGCCCGAGGGGATCGCGGCTACCTGTCTGCTGAACCCGGCGGCGCAAGTCGGCAATTTGATGCACATCGACAACAAGGACATCAATCAGTCGCGCGCGCCCGGTGGCGGGTTTACGACCCCGGCTATTGGCGGCAGCCCCAACAACCCCGGCTGGGGGCCGACCTTTCTGCAGCCGGTCACCGACGACGGGTTCTACCGGATCATCAAGGTCGAGCATCACGGCGACACGCGCGGCAACGAGTGGTACACCGAGCTGCTCGGGCTGGCGATCGACGTATCGCAGCCAGGCGCTCAGCAAGGCCAAGCCGGGACCAGTGATCACGACATCCCGGTGCCGCCGCCGGTTGGGAGCAACCTGCCGACCGGCGACAAACCGGACACCGACCCGACCTCGCCGTTTTACAGTCCGCCGCTCAATCCGCCAACCTGACGAAGGTTCGCAAATGCTGCGTCATGAACGCTGGGAGGAGCCTGCCAATGCCGTCGAGGCGGCGATCGGTGGCAAGCAGGCCGAGATGTGGACGGCGATCCCCGGCATCGTGCAAAAGTTCAACGCGCAGAACAACACGGTCGAGGTACAACCGGCGGTGCAGCGGCGGCGATTGCTGCCGACCGGCAAATGGATCAACGAGACATTGTCGCCGTGCGTCGATGTCCCGGTGCATTTCCCAGCGGGCGGCGGCTTTACATTGACCGTCCCTGTCAAGGCTGGTGACGAGGTTCTATTAGTGTTCTCGTCGCGCTGCATCGACGGTTGGTGGGACAAAGGAGGGGTGCAGCCGCAGACTGTCCCGCGCATGCACGACCCATCGGACGGCTTCGCGATCCTCGGCACCCGCTCGAAGAAGCGCGCCCTGGCGAACGTCTCGACGACGAATGTGCAGTTGCGCGCGGACGACGGCAAGACCTTCCTTGAGATCGACGCTAACCAGACGGTGCGGATCGTCGCGCCGACCAAGGTTCGACTCGAAACTCCGTTGCTGGAGGTGACGGGCGACATCAAAGCGGGCGGCGATGTCATGGCGCATGCCGGTGTCGCGGGTGTTTCGCTTCGGGTGAGCACAGGCAGCACAAGCACAAGCAGCACACCAACGACGACTGATGTACCGACGACTACGACTATCAGCGGCATATTGCACATCGCTTCGCAAGTCGATCAAGTCCTGCAAACCGGCGACTTTATCCAAATTGCCGGGGCGCTTGCGATCGGCTCGATACCGGGCGGCTCGGAGATCCTCAATGCCGTGCATACGGTCGCCTCGGTCATCGACAGCCGCAATTTTACCGCACTGCTCTCGGGCTTGCTCCCTGGACAGATCCAGGCAATTGCCGGCAACCCGATCATGCAAGCCATTGTGCACTTGGTGAGCCACGATCACCACGGTGTAAGGGCCGGCTCCGAGATTAGTCAGAAACCCGTCACCGGCACCTAGGCACCTAAGGGGGAGAAATGACCGGGTTCACCGACCGCACCGCGCAGGGCATCCTCAACCACATAACCGGCAAGGCCGCGCTCTATGGCCTGCCGGTGGCTTATGTCGCACTGTACACTGGGGTCGGCAATGACGGCGGCGTTGGCTTTACCGAGCCTGCCGGCGGTGGCTACGCACGCGTGACGACTGCTGCAGCCGACTGGAACTCGGCCTCGGGGTCCAGCCCCAGCATCATCACCAACGCCAACCCGCTGGTGTTCCCGACTGCGCCGACCGGCAGCTGGGGCACGGTCTTCGCTTTCGGGATTCATGATGCATTGACCGCCGGCAACATCAACGCATGGGACTATCTCGGGAATTTCCCGTGGGTTCCGGTGACGATCTCGGCGGCATCCCCGGCGGTGCTGACGGCGCACGCGCATGGCTACCTCGCCGGGGACAATGTGGTGTTCTCGGTCGAGTACGGCGGCGCCAACCCAGCGTTCAGCGCCGGCAACCTGACCGGCCTCCTGGTGGTTGCGCCCCCGGTCACCACCGACACCTTCACCGTCACCAATGCCGGGGTCGCGGTCAACACCTCGGGTACGGGCAGCGGCATGATCCGCAAGGTGGTGGCGCAGGCGATCCCGAGCGGCGCCTCGGCCCCGTCCTTCGCGGCCGGCTCGCTGACCATCTCGGGCGCGTGATCGATGACCATCCTATTCGCCGGTGGCGAGGACACTTCGTTCACCATTTACGGCGGCGTGCAATGGGGGACCGGTCCCGGCAGCGGCGGCAACCGCCCGGCCTTCAGCCGGCTGGCGGCCGAGATCCAACAGAGCACCGCCGTCGATCCTCCGACCATGCGCATCCAGACCCCGGCTTTCACGCCATCCGCGGCGATCTGGATTCACGGTTGGGTCTTCAATGGCGACGCAGCGGGCAATAATTTTACGGTAAACCAACAGGTTGCGCTGGCGCGGAGTCCCGACGGTGTCTCACGGGTACTACTGCGCGCCACCACAACCCGCAATCTCCTCAAACTGTCAACACGCAACGCCGCCGGGACCATCACCGACGTTGCGACCGCGACGACGATCATCCCGATAAATGTTTTGGCACAGATCGACTGGCTGATCAACTTCAGCACCGGCTCGACCCTGTACGTCAACGGCGCGGCGGCACTGACCTATGCCGGCGATCTGCGCACCGACGCCGCGACGGCACTCAACCAGATCGACATCAGCGGGATGAACTATAATTTTTGGGGAGACTACTGGTCGGAAATCATCGTCGCCGACACCGACACCCGCTCGATGGGGTTGTGGACCCTGCCGCCGGCAGCAGCAGGCAACGCACAGTCCTGGACGCCGAACACGCTCGGGAACATCAACAAGACGGCGATCAACGACAGCACCTTTATCAGCACGACGGCGAACACCGCGCTAACGGAATGGACGACGCTCACCGCGCCGCCCTCGGGCACCTGGACCGTGCAGGCGATCGTGCAGAATGCGCGAGTGCAGGTATCGACGACCGGGCCGCAGCATTTCGACTTTGTGGCGCGCACCGCGGCCACCGATTTCCTCGCTGGTGCGCCGCAAGCGCCGTCATTGGCCTTTAGCAATTTTCAGCACATCTGGCCGGTCAACCCCAACACCGGATTACCCTGGCAAATCACCGACATCGCCGCCGGGTTCAACCTCGGGATCGAATCGCAGGCCTGACGTGTGGCTGACGTTTCAAAGCTCGTCTCCTATGCCGTTCTTCAGGGCGGCGCGGAGAACGCCTCCAAGCTCGTCTCCTATGCCGTTCTTCAGGGCGGCGCGGAGAACGCCTCCAAGCTAGTCTCGTTCGCGGTCCTCGCGCCGCTGTCGATCGCGCTCACCGGTCGGATCGCCACGCAGAGCCAGACGCGCGGCACGGTCGGCATCGGTGTGGCTCCGGCGCTCGCCGGTCGCATCCGCTTCCACGCGACGGGCGCTCTCGCTTCACCGCTGCCGCTGGCGGGACGGGCGAGCGCGGTGGGCCGCGCGACCGGCTCGATCGGCGTGAGCCTTCCGGTGCCGCTGGCTGGGCGCATCCGCGTCTCGCTACAGGGGCACCCCGCCGATGTCGCGTTCGGCATCGCGCTCGGCGGGCGGATCACGTTCGCTGCACGAGCGCATCCCGAACTGCGAATTCTGATCCCGCTGCCGCCGACGCCGCTGGTGGCGCCGCCGTCGCGGCCGGCGTTTCAAGTCTACGAGATCCCGATGACGGCGGGTGCACCGCAATTTCAGGTCATCCGGTTGAGCGGTGTGCGCTACCAAATCGCGGCACACTGGTGTGATCCGCTCGGGGTCTGGGTGCTCGATATCGCCGATCTCGACGGCCACGCAATCGTCAGCGGCATTCCGATGATCACCGGGGCCGATCTGCTGGCGCAGTACGCCTATTTGAATTTTGGTGGTCTGCTGCTGGCGCAGAGCGACTTCGACTGGACTGTGCCGCCGACCTTCGATACGCTTGGCCGGTTCGGCCACCTTTACTGGATACCGACGCCGCCACCTGTGGTGCCGCCGCCGCGCTACCCGCTGTCGCCGGAAGATCCGCGCAACGCGCCGCTGCCGACCGAGTCGCCACCGGTCCCGTCATGACCGTGTACGAGATCCCGCTGAAGGGCGGCCAAGGCTCGATCCAGAACCTCGAACTGATCCAGGCCGATGGCGTGACGACGCTCGGCGTCCGTCTGTTCGTGCACTGGAACGCTCCGCTCGGGGTATGGGTGCTCGACCTGGACGACGCGCAGGGCACCCCGCTGGCCAGCGGCATCCCGATGATCACCGGGGCCGATCTCCTCGCCCAATATCCCTATCTTGGGCTGGGCGGCGCGCTCCTGGCACAGAGCGACTTCGACTGGACCGTGCCGCCGAACTTTGCCGATCTCGGCGCGACCGGCCATCTGTACTGGATACCCATCGGACCGGCACCGTCGCCACCGCCGGCTTATCCGCTGTCGCCGGAAGATTTGTCGGACGAGCCGCAACTGCCGACCATCCCGCCGCCGCATGTCGCGCCGCCGCCGTTGACCCCGGCATGCCTCGCCAACGTGGGGTGGGTCGCGTCGACCGGCGGTCACGGACAGGGTCTCGACCAGTACAACAACTATCTGTCGGATTCGATCTACAACGCCACTACCGGCGCGATCAACGCGACCATCACGGCGGCAGAGATGGCCGCCGGGGTCAACGCGTGGATCGGCAGCCCGGTGTGCCAGCTGGGCTACGTCAGCCCGACCAGCACGGTGTTGCTACACCCGATCCTCGGCGGTCAGTACCTGATTGGCTATTTCGGCGGCAACGACCAGTATGGCGATGCCGCCTTCGCCAAGTGGTTCGCGCTGTATCAGCCCAGCGCGACCGGTGCGCCGACCGTGGTCGGCGCGGTGTGGTACTCCAACCTGCTCGGCATTCCCTACGCATCGGTGCCGCAGCCGTTTCTCGCTGGCCTGCAGACTGCCGACGACCCGATCCTGATCCTTGGCGGCTATGGGATTGGCGCATTCGTCACGAGTTTGGCGCCGCTGCCGTCGATCAATCAGATCAAGAGCGGGATTTACAGCGGGACAAGCAACCCGTATTACCCGACGCATCCCGGTCAGGTGCCGTACCTGGGCTGGCAATGGCTCGGCAACGAGAACCTCTGCACGTACCTGTACAATTCGCTGTGGGGACTGAACCTCAACCCGCGCGGCCTGTGGACATTGCCCGGTCCCAATGGCGGCACCAACGTCTATCTGTACTTCAACCGCGCCTACACCGAATCGTGCATGGGCACGCCCTCGGTTCTCAAGAACCCCGAATTGAACCTGGTGCTGGCGGCGGAATACCCGCATGGCTGTGTGGTGCGCGTCAACCTGGGTGTGATCCCGGACTTCGACACGTTGCACCGCATCGCCGCCGGCAGCGGTGCACTGCCGCCAACGCCGATGTACACCGTCGACAATGCCGACTGGCTCGACGCGACCGGCGCGGTGGCGGTGCCGTTCGTCGACGAATACACGTGGTTGTCGACCGGCGCGGCGGGCGGCACCGACGCTTATCAACAGCAGCCGGCGATCCTCGCTCCGGTTGGTGCGGCGGCTCCCGGCCAATGGTCGGTCGGCATGATCATGCAGGGCATCGACGATGCGCGGACCAACCTCGGGAACACCCACGAATTTGCCACTATCCGGCTGTTCCGCTACGATCCGCAAACCCAGATCTTCCGCCAGCGGGTAATAATCACTTGTACGGCATGGACCAACGCCACTGTGCCGCAGCCATACCCGAACAGCGGCGACTACACGACCTTCTTTCATTTTGACGCGGGTGGTCATCTGTGGCTGACCGGCTCGACCGGCAGCACCGGCGTGGCCAATGTCTATCTCAGCGAATTTGCGTCCGGCATCAGTCCATAAAAACGGGGTAAATCCTGTTATGCGGTACAGAAGTTTAGACATCAATGGTGACTACAGCTGGGGGAACAATCTCGCCGATTTTCTCGTCGACCGACCCGAGGCGGTGGCCCAGGCGATCCTCACCCGGCTCAAATTGTGGACCGGCGAGTGGTTCCTCGATTTAACAGCCGGCACCACGTGGCTGCCCAACGTGCCGACACCGGGCACGCCGGGCGTGGTCGGCGTCCAATCCGCCAACGCGGCGCGCGACATCATCCTGCGCAACCGCATCTTGGGGACGCAGGGCGTCCTCAGCCTGGTCGACTATCAGAGCCGGGTCGATCCGATCGCGCGGCGGTTCTACGTGTTCGCGACAGTCGACACAATCTATCAGGAGCCGGTGTCGATCGCGCTCGGGCTCGGCCCGACCGGATGGTTCACGCTCGACCAGTCGGCACTGGGCGGCCCCGACCGGCTGGCCCCGTGACACCGCAACGGGCGTTCTGGTGGGGCTTCTGGACCGCTCTGTGGCGGCACCGCAAGCGCGGCAATACCGCGATCCCGCCGCTGGGCTTTGTCAAGTCGTGGCGGATGGGGGAGTGCTGTCGCTTTCTGTCCAGCGGGGGCAACCCGCGATATGCGCCTCGATACCTTCGCTGGATGCTAAAATAACATGCTGACGTCGCCGACCTACCCGCTGTCGACTTTGGCATGCACGATCGACTCGACGGGCATCAGCGCGCCGACCTACGACCAGATCCTGTCGAGCCTGCAAACCTCGTTCCGCAGCATCTACGGCAGCGACCTGTACCTCGACCCGGATGGCCAGGATATGCAGATGCTGGCGGTGTTTGCGCTGGCGATCTACGACTCGAACCAGGCCGCCATCGCCGTCTACAACGAGTTCTCGCCCGCGACCGCGGTCGGCGCGGGGCTCAGCTCGGTCGTCAAGATCAATGGGTTGTTGAGGCTGGTGTCGACCAACAGCACGGTCGGTGTCGTGATTACCGGGGTTGGCGGCACGGTCATCACCAACGGCGCGGTGTCGGACGACCTCGGCACGCTGTGGGCCTTGCCGCCTTCGGTGGTCATCGACCCGATCCAGGGCGACGTGCAGGTCACCGCCACGTCTACCGTGCCGGGCGCGATCCAGGCTGGGATCGGCACGGTCACCGGGATCGCGACACCGACGCGCGGCTGGCAGACCGTCACCAATCCGCTGGCGGCGGTGATCGGTGCCCCGGTCGAGACCGACGCTGCGTTGCGTGAGCGCCAGTCGATCTCGACGGCATTGCCGAGCCTGTCGGTCAAGGACGGCATCAACGCCGCGGTCGCCGCCGTCAATCAGGTCCAGCGTCTCGAAACCTACGAGAACGACACCAACAGCACCGATGTCAACGGCATTCCGCCGCACTCGATTTCGGTCGTTGTCGAGGGTGGCGATGAAACCGACATCTGCAACGCCATTGGCGTCAAGAAGACCCCAGGGTGTTTCACCTACGGCGATACGGCGCAGATCGTCCTCGACCAGCAGGGGATGCCCAATACCATCGCGTACTTCCCGTTGCGGCTGATTACGATCCTGGTCGAAATCACCATCATGCCGCTGCCCGGGTTCACCTCGACGATCAAGGACAACATTGCGCAGTCGGTGGCGTCGCAGATTACCGCGCTGCCGATCGGTTATGATGTGTATCTCAGCAAGGTCTATGCGTTCTCCGAATTGCCGGTCGATCAGGGCGGGTTGACCTACGATGTTACGAAGATCCGCCTGCGCCGCCAGGGCACCTTCATCTGGAACGCCGCCGACCCGTCGTTTCACGGGTGGAATTTTGGTCGTTGGGACGGGCCGTTTATGGAGGGTGATGTATCGATCGCCTTTAACGAGGCGGCGATCTGCGATGCGGTCGCCGACATCGTCTGGATACAGCTTGCTCCAGGATTGCCGCGCGCCATGGGGGGCGGCACAACCGGGCGGTCGAGGTTGGTCGCGTGGCGATGAGCACCGATCTGACCTACTACACCACCAAAGTCACCAGCGAACACAACGACAAGCCCAACTTCATGGCGATGGTCTCGTTGCTGGCGCAGGCGCTGGTCGACGAGCAGAAAATACTCTTGTCGATGCCGGGGCTCTACGATCTCGACGCTGCCGTCGGCGCCCAACTCGACACGGTCGGTCGGTGGATCGGGGTTACGCGTTTTGTCCAAGTGCCCTTTGGCACGGGCACTCTGACCGAGCTTGAGGATACCCACTACCGCATCCTGCTGCGCGCCAGGATCATCTCGAACCAATGGGACGGTACCGTCGCCGACGCCTATCGGGCGTGGGGTGTGCTGTTCGCCGGTACCGGCTTACAGGTGCTGATCCAGGATTACGACAACATGTCGATGGGGCTGGGATTGACCGGCCCGTCCGATGCCGAGACCCAGGCGCTCTTCCTCGCCGGGTTGTTGGAACTCAAACCCAGCGGCGTCAGTGTCGCCTATTACATCGGCACGCCGCCACCACCACCATAAATAAAGAGGGAACAGATGCCCCCGATAGTCGATTTCTATCCGTTCGCCGACGCAGCCGGCGCCAACGTCATCGATCAGGCGACCTGGGCCGCCGGCAATCTCAGCCAAGGGCAGATCCGCGACAACGGGTTTCTCGGCGGCACCATCGCCGAGAGCCAGGAAGCCAACAAGGCGTGGCGGCAATCGACCTTTGTCGCCGCCGCAATCGCCAATTTGATTGCTCAGGTCAAAAACGTCGATGTGCACGACGACGGCAATCTGCAGGCGTTCATCGACGAATTGAAGGCGGCGATTGCCGCGCTCAGCCCGAGCGCTCGGAAGCCCGTTATTCCCGGCACTTCGACCAGTGATTTCTTTATCGCGACGAATGGCAGTGATGCAAACGGCGACGGCAGCGCGGCGAGCCCGTGGGCGACCCTGCAAAAGGCCTGGAACACGATCATCTCGACATTGGATTTTGCCGGGAACGTCGTCACGATACACGTGGCCGACGGCGTTTACACCACACCGCTCTATGCCTCAGGTGTGGCGATCGGCGCGACCGCCCTCTGCCCGGTCATCATCACCGGCAATGCGGGAAATGCCGGTGCCGTGGTGTTTAACGTCATCGGCGGCAATTGCATCGAGGCCGACATCGGGGCCGCGCTGCACCTGCAGCACGTGACGGTTGAGTCAACGATATCGGGCGGCATTGGCGGGGCTGGGCTGGCGACTTCCTTTAGCGGCTTTATCGAGTTTGTCGATGTGACTTTTCTGGCTTGCACCTTTGCTCACATGTTTGTGACGGCGGGCAGCCGAATGAGGGTGCTCGGCAACTATTCGATAGCCGGTCCCAGTGAGACTCACGCGCACGCGAGTTTGGGCAGCTATCTCGATTTGTCGAACGTCGCCTCCGATTATACGGTGTCGATTAGCGGCACGCCAAATTTTTCGTGGTCCTTTGTCACCGCTGAGCAAGGCTCAGTGATCTATGCACCTCGCAACATCTATAGCGGAGGCGCCACCGGGCTGAGCTATATAGGCGAATCGAACGGCATCATCGACACGGGGGGACACGGTGCAGGGTATTTTCCCGGCAACCAGCCGGGCCTGCTATACACCGGCGCTCAGTACGTCTGAGGAGGGGGGCGCATGCCGCGATACGATGCGCGCGATTGGTACTGGGTGATCGCCCAGAACACGACACAGGTGTTTTCGTCGGCTCGTGCATTGTCGGTGCCGGTCGCGGATGGCACTTACCAGAACTGGCTCTCAGCCGGCGGGTGGACCGTGCCGATCGCCAGCGAGGCCGAACTTTACGACGTGCTCACCGTGGCGGCGCCAGCGGCGGCGGCGTCGGCGGCGCCGGCCTGGGTCAGCGGCGATCTATTGACCCCGCAGCAGGCGCACGACTGGCTGATCAGCGCGGGATTGACGATCACCTCGACGGGGACTGCGGCGGTCAATGGGACTTATGCGGTCGATGATGGTACGCGCACGCGGATAAACGCCATCGTCACTGGGCTCAATGCCGTACCGCCGACGTTCCCGGCCGGACTCAATCCATTTCCGTGGAACGATATGTCAAACGTCGCCCATAACTGGCAAGGGGGCACAACTGCGACGACCGGAAGATTTTTCGATTTTGCGTTTGAGGTGCGCGACTATATCGAGCACCTCAATGCCACGTTGCTGGCGCGGCAAGGCAGCAACCCGACAGCACCCTGGCCATCATCCTCGGTGACAATCGCTTGAGAAGCCCGGAGAGTCATGGACAATCGGAGCTTCTTGCGGCTGTTCGAGCGGCCGGAACGCCCACGGAATGTGCCGCCGGCCACGCACGTGTACGCTCCGATGCCCCCGGTTCAGCCGCCCCGGCCGTCTCCCGTCCCATCGCCCGCACCGCCCGACCGCCGTCCATCGCCCACGCCGCTCCGCATCCCCCTTCCGACGCGGCTCACCGCTGATCAGGCCTTCCTGCGGCTGTTCGAGCGGCACCCGCGTCGAGCCCCTACGGAGCCCGTGGAGGACCGGAAGCCGGAAGCCGCTGTCATACCCCCGCCTGCACCGGAGATGCCCATCAGGCGGGCTCCGCTGCGGCCCGTGCCGCGTCCTCCCGCGCCGGCCCCAACCCCAAGCGCCGCCGATCTCGGCTACCCGTTCGCCGCTAACGACATCCTGCCCGCCGCCGCCCTCAACGCCGCGTTGGAGGGCAATCCCGGTCTGGGGCTGATCGGCAACAGCTTCAAATTGTGGTTCGATACCAGCACGCAGGAAGTGCGGCAGCGCTGGTGGGACGGCGCGCAGTGGGTCACCGCCGCGGCGCTCGATCCCGGCGCGCATCTGTGGCTGCCGCTGTTTGGCGGCGGCACCACCACCCTCGCCAGCGCGGCTATTGTCGACCTCGGCAGCGTCTTCGAGACCCGAGTCACGATTACCGGCAGTGTGCCGATAAGCTCGTTCGGCACAAGCTGGCCGCGCGGCTCGGGCAAGCTCCTCAGCTTTCGAGACGGCGCGACACTGACCGCCAGCGCGTCGATGGTGATCCTTGGCGGGAGCGGCGGCAATCTCGTCACCGCGCCCGGCGACGGCGCGTTCGCGTGGGCGCTCGGGTCGGGCAATTGGGAGGTGTTCTTTCTGCCCGCGATCTCGGCGAGCGGCCTGCTCGACGCCCCGGCGGACGGTCGATCCTACGGTCGACGGAACGCCGCCTGGAACCCAGTCCTTGCATTGTCGAACGACATATTGGATGGCGGCAATTTTTAGGCGATGAGCAAAGAAACAAACTAGATGTCCGATGTAATCCGCATCAAGCGCAGGTCGACGGGCGCACCGGGGGCTCCAGCCTCCTTGGCGAGCGCCGAGCTGGCGTACAACGAAGTCGATCACACCCTGTATTACGGAGAAGGGACTGGGGGTGCGGGCGGCTCGGCCACGGTCGTGGTGGCGATCGCAGGTCAAGGTCTGTCGAGTAGCGCCCTCCCCTTAATGGACAGCAGTGGCGCCGACGCGGGGACCGCCTCGACCTGGTCACGCGGCGACCACGTCCACCCAACCGACACTTCCCGCGCCCCAATACTCAGCCCAGCCTTCACCGGGACGCCGATCGCCCCGACGGTCATCCCGGGGACGGACAACACGACCAAGCTGGCGACTACCGCCTTCGTCCAGTCCGCGGTCGCGGCGGTCTCGGCGGGCGTCACCAACATCACGGTGGGCCAGGGTCTTACGGGGGGCGGGACCGGGAACGTCACCATCGCCGTCGCCAACGGCGGCATCGCCAACACCATGCTGGCGACGATGCCAGCCAACACGCTGAAGGGGAACAACACGGGCGTGGGCGCGGCCCCGTTGGACCTCACCGTCGCACAGACCATGACCCTGCTGGGTGCAGCTCCACTGGCTTCCCCGGGGTTCATCGGAGTCCCGACCGCACCGACCCCGACCAATGGGACCAACACGATACAACTGGCGACCACCGCCTTTGTCCTGGCGACCGGCCTCAACCAACTACAGCCGCCGACGGGGACGGTCAGCTTCAACAACCAGCAACTGATCGGACTGACGGACCCGACGACCGCCCAGGGCGCGGCGACCAAAGGCTACGTGGACGGTCTGGTCCAGGGGATCAACACCAAGGCCTCGGTCCTGGCGGCGACGGCGGTAGGCCAGAACATCGTCCTCTCGGGCACCCAGACGATTGACGGCGCCGCGGTCAACGTCGGCGACCGCGTCCTGGTCAAAAATCAAACCAACGCGGCACAGAACGGCATTTACGTGGTCGCCACGGGCGCCTGGACCCGCGGCCCGCAAACCGACACCTGGGCCGAGTTGGTGAGCGCCTACACCTTTGTCGTGGAGGGTACCACCAACGCCAGCACCGGTTGGCTCTGTACGGTGACCCCCGGCGGAACCCTCGAAACCACCCCGGTCACCTGGACCCAATTCTCGGGTGCGGGGCAGGTCACCGCCGGCAACGGTCTGACCCAGACCGGCAACACCATCTCAGCGGTGGGCACCGCCAACCGCATCGCCTCGACCCCCGCCGGCATCGACATCGCGACCAACTACGCGGGCCAGAACAGCATCAACACCCTGGGCACGGTCGTCACGGGGACGTGGAACGGGAGCGCGGTCGGGGTGCCCTACGGCGGCACCGGCGCGTCGGCCCTGACCGGCTACCTCCTGGGGAACGGCACGAATCCCGTCACCGCGAGCCCGAACATCCCAAACACCGCCATCACTGGCTTGGGCACGATGAGCACCCAGAACGCCAACGCGGTCGCCATCACCGGAGGCACAATCGACGGTTGTACGATCGATGGTGGGATTTTTTGAGAGCTACAGATGGATAAATATACTCGTTACCGTCAGCACCCCCAATGACCGATGTCATCCGCATCAAACGGCGGAGCACAGGCTCCCCTGGGGCTCCAGCCGCCTTGGCGAGCGCCGAACTGGCGTTCAACGAACTGGACAACACCCTCTACTACGGCGCCGGCAACAGCGCCGGACAAGCAACGAACATCATCACCATCGGGGGACCAGGAGCTTACCTGCCCCGTTCGGGCGGGACCATGACGGGGCCGATCACCCTGGCGGCCGACCCGGCTGCGGCGCTCCAGCCGGTCACGCTGCAATACTACAACGCCCACCTGCCGACCGGCACCCTTCCGACACCGGGGCCAAACGGCAGCGTACTCGGCTCGAACGGCACAACCGCGGCGTGGACGCGCGACCTCACGAACCTCAATACGGTTGTCATCAACAGTGGCACCGTAGCCCTACCGCCATTGACCGGTGGACTCGCCAGCGGCGCAATTCTACGGATGGGACCGGATAATGCAGGTAACTTTTGGGGACAGATAATCGATGGATTTGGCGGCAGCACCCCAGGCATAGTTTTTCGCACTGCCGGTGGCACGGCCACAGCACCCAGCTCCATGCCAGCAGGTGGTGTGTTGGGCGCCATTGTATGTGTTGGCCATGGTACGACCAGTTACGGCGGGACGAGCGCCTCCATCCAAATGGTTACTGGTGAAGCCTGGACTGATTCAGCGCAAGGCACTCGAATCCAATTTTCGACGAACACTTCTGGAACTACCGGGCCGATCAACCGGATGACGATCGGCCAGGGCGTCATGATCGGCACCACGACCGCCGATCCCGGCGTTGGCCGGCTGGTGCTTAACGCCAACTCGGCGCCGCTGCCGGCAGCCGTACCGGACCCATTCCGGCTGCGGGTGTCGGGGGCGGACGGCGAATACACCGCGATGCTGATCGAAGGGTGGCAAGGGACCGCTACCGACTCGGGAGTCGGCATAGATTTTCGTTTCTCGCATGGTACCGCCGCCGCTCCGACAGCGACCCAGTCGGGCGATTGGCTCGGATGGTTCTCCTGGGGCGGTTACGGAGCCACCGCCTACGCCGACTGGACCGCGTGGGTGGCCGGGATCGCGACCGAGACCTATTCGGCAACGGTCCACGGCTCAGGTATCCAATTTGCCACCACCACAAGAGGAACGACTGGTGCAGTTCGCCGGATGCAGATCGGCGAGGGGATTTCAATCGGTACCACCACCGATCCCGGCGCAAACAACCTCAGCGTTCAGGGCACGCTCACCGTCGGCACGACCACCACCGGCGGCGGCAACATCGCGAGCTTCAATGCGCCGACGACGCAGGATTGCTACCTGTATTTCAATGGCGCGCGCGGCTGGTTGGTTGGGCCGCAGGCCACCGGTGGAAGCGCCGGCCGGTTTCTCATCTACGACGTCACAGCGGCCCGCTACGATTTGATCTTCGGGACGGACGGCGGGGCGACATTCGGCAACTGGATACAAGTGCCCAACGGCATCTGGATCAACAGCCTGAGCACCACCGGCACCGCGCTCAACCTGATCGCGATCGACAGCAACAACAACATGCTGGTCGGCTGGAATGTGCCGGGAAGCATAGTCCTGGGAGGCTCCAGCCAAAACGTCCAGATCGGTTACCGCCTGCGTGTGCAAGCCGACGGCTCGAACTATTTCTGGATCACCGGCACCAACCTCTCACCGGAAACCGGCTCGATCGGCGTCACCCTCAGCGGTGGACAGCCGACCGCCATCACCCTCGTCCAGCCAACGACGTGCAGTGCGGCGCTGACCGTCAACGGTAGCATCTATCAGGCCAGTAACACCTCCCATTTTTTCCGCAATTCGGCCAACACCGGCTGGATCACCGGTATCGGGATCGACACATCCAACAACCTCGGCATCGGCTGGTGGAACCCGCCCTCAGGTCAGGTCTACATCGGGAGCGGCGTCCAAACCAACTTCGGTGGCGCCATAAACGTTTCAAGCAGCGTCTATGCCGGTACTTATGTTCAAGCCAACACATACATGACGAGCGCGCAGGGTGCGTACTTCAACGGCAACTATCCAGGCCAGGGCTACGGCTTGATCGCGCAGAATCCGGTACAGTTCCGCAGCAACCTGCGGGTCGAAGGCAACATGTCGCTGAACGGCTGGTTCTACAATCCGGGTGGCAGCGACCCGCTGGGTGTTTACGCCGATCAGGGCTATTACGCACGCGCCCGCTACAATGTTGCGGGCGTTCGTACATGGTCCTGTGGCTGTGACACCAACGGTTGGTTTGCGATCGCCGACGAGACCGCAGGGGCCTACCGGCTCTGGATCGATACCGGTGGTGGTCTTCACTGGGTCAGCGACCAATGGTTCATCGCCGGCTCGATCCAGATGATCGCGATCAACGCCAACGCCAACGTGTGGATCGGCGGCAACGCGAGCAGCATCACGCTGTACGCGCCGACAACATGCAACAGCACGATCTCCACCGTCGGTGCCAACGCCGGCTATTACTTGGCCGACCGCGCCGGCACGGCGCCCACCCAATGGGTGTTCTATGCGTACGGCGGCTCCCTCAACGTGTATGAAAATGCCGACGGCGACCGTTTTCGCTTCAACCACTATGCATTCTATCCGGCCGGCGACAATTCTTTCTATTGCGGCGCGCAAGGCGGCAATGTGTGGGCCGCTGTCTACTCATACAACTTCGTCACTCAAAGAGACCTCAGGCACAAGACCGACATTGAAGACCTGCCCGACTGCCTCGCCGTCCTGCATGTCCTCAAGCCGAAACGCTTCCGCTTCAACAACGCGCGGCCCGAAGACG